CAGTAGCATCAACATTAAATATTAATTGATCACCTTGATAGGTAGTGATCGCTTGGTTAGCTGAACCTGACTGTGGTGTAAAGAACTTAGTAGTAGATGTCCATCCACCAGGAGGATCACCAGTTAAATCAATAGCAGTACCATTACCAGCATTAGTTAGGTTTTCTGCTAACTTTATCTCAGTAGCACTGACACGAATAACATAGACAGTTTTATTGAGTGTTAGTCCACCAATAACATTATTAGCATCTCCACCACTAGGAATAAAAACAAGTTCTGTTCCTGTTGTTAGTACATCATTATAAGGAACCGTTAGAGTATCAGAACCAGCATTAAGTGCAGTTGGTATCCAAGTCTCTTGTAAATAATATGATGTAGTACCATTAGCAGTTACTTGGAACTTTCTTTCTGCTCTACTACTATTATTAGTCAGAGTACCACCACAATGCATCCAATCCATATTTTCAGGATCACTATTCTCTAGTCCATTGAAATAAGAAACTGGTTCTTCATTATTAGTCTGACCTGGCCACAAAGCACAGACAGGAACACCAGTCTTTGCAGTTCCTCCATGAAATCCTAGATCAGAAAAGACTTCCTCTAATGCATCTAATACATCCAGTCTAGTCCATCCAGTCTGATCTGAATTTACATTTACTGTACCATAGTTTACTGCCATTGGAACTACTCTCCTATTTTTAGAACGGTTAGGGTCACTTGTATAGTGGCGGCTGAACCGCTTCTATTATTTATTGAAACATAAATGTTTTCGTCTCTTGGATTATTATTATTGAATCCCATAACACCAGGTGTTATAAGAACTTCTTGATTTGCTGCAGAAGTTCTAACCTCTGCTACTACACCACTACCTGGTGCTGGATCCGCACCTTCACTTCTATCTTTATCAGTTTGTCTTGTAGCATCATCAACATACAATCTTATCCAAGCTTCATGAGATGAAGTAATCTTGTAAAGAACATACCCTTTGTGTCCTGTAATTGTTACTTCACCACGTGCATTATCAGCAATGCTAGTTGATGTTGCATTAACATCACCTATAGATGGAGCAGTTGATCCACCTGTTGAACTGATGACTCCATTACCATCAATAGTAACAGTAGAACCATCAACCTTAACACCACCAAGAGTTCCACTAGCAGTAACACCAGCAGTAGGTAATGTATATGCTCCAGCGTTAGCACTAAGAACACCAGTAGCAGCATCCATAGTAAGGTTAGCACCTACTTTAATACCACCAAGAACTGATGCTGATGCTTGAGGTATAGATGTTAAGTAACTTGCTAGGTCAGGTGGTGTGTATGTAAAGGTGCTACCAGTTAATGATATACCTCCACCACCACTAGCAGCAGCATTAGCTCCTACTGCATAGTCTTTACTGTTGATAGTAATTCTTTTGTTAGCACCATCCCATGCAACATCAGTTCCATTACTACCAATGAATTCTATACTGTTAACAGTTGGAGTTGTATCATCATCTGTTAGATCAATGAATGCATTAGTAGAACTTGTATTTCTACCAGTTAATGTGTAGGTTAATCCACCTCCTCCTCCACCACCACCAGTAACGGTAGCACTGAGGAATTTTGTACCACTATCATAGGCAAAAGTAATACCAGTATGAGTACCGTTGCTTATGGAAGACCATGTAGCATCCTTTGCCATATCATCGGTGTACTGAGTAACCGAAGTACCACCTTGCCTGAAGGTTATTGTATTAGCATCTGTCCTCTCAACACTAAGACCATCAGCACCAGCAAACTTGATTGAATTACTAATACCTCTAACAGAATCTTGTATCGTTAGATCAGTAGCATTAGGTCCAGCATTAATATCTGAACTCAAAGTATAGTTGTGAATACTTCCAAGTGATAGACCTAGATTTATAGATTGGTTACTCCATGCATCAGTAGTAAGTGTTGATGTTAAACCACTACCAACATTAAGAGTAAACTTACCTGAATCTGTACCACTATTATCAACCAACTTGATAATCTTTCTAGCACTATTCTCTGATGTAGTACCACTAGTATGTTCATTCGCAGAAAGAGTATATGTCTTCTCATAGTTACCCAACAAGGTATCAAAATCAGAATTAGCTTCTGTTGTAGTAACTATTCTCTGACCTATCCAATCACTTCCATCAGAGTAATGCATTGCATTAATGTCACTAGCATATGCTATCTGTCCTTCATGAGTTGAAGCAAGTGGATAGTTTGCTACACCAGAGTACACTGTTATACCAGAACCACTACCTCCTCCACCTCCACCAGCAGCATCAACCCACTGTGAACTACTACCATCGTTGTAATAGATCTTTAACTGACCAGCGTTAGAGTTCCACCATAAGTCTCCAGCACTAGGTGCACCAGGTGCTGCATCATTAATAGTAACGCTAGCTCCACCGCCGCCACCACCACCTGATAGAGTTGACCAAGATGTATTACCAGATCCATCACTGATAAGAACTTGGTTAGCACTACCGTTATTTGGTGGGAATACAAAGGTTGTGTTACCAGATAATAAGGATGCTGCTGGAGATTTTAATGTTGTTTGGTATTGATTATTATTATCAGTAGATAAGTTTAACTCTGCAACAGAATTACCAGCAGAAACAGTCAGTCCACCAACAGTTATAGCAGTTGTAGTTGTACTACCACGACCAGTAACTGAAGAAAGAGTATCAGTCTCAGTGTAAGATCCAGCCTGATTGACCCAACTTGTATTTCCCGATCCATCTGTGCGTAAAACTTGATCTACATTACCATGACTTGCAGGTAACGTGAAGTTAATGTTACCACTGAAGTTAGCATGGGGTGGTGCTTTTACACTTACCTTATGTGCATTACTAACCTCACAATAGAGGTCGATAGATGCCACGTTTCCAGTGCCTGTTCTTATTGATAGAAGACCATCAGCAAGAGTGATACCACCCGTAGTACCATTACCACCAATGGTAGCAGAGTTATTTGATGTTGATCCCCTAGCAATAACATTAGCAAGGGTGCTGGTCTCCGTGTAAGATGTTAAATAATTACTAAGATCTGGTGGGGTGAATGAAAAGACTCCATTTGCACTGTTATATGTTATGTTTCCGTTACCACTAGCAGCATTTGGTGCACCAACAGACAAAGCAGTTAGTGCTACATACCCACCAGAAGCATGATCACCCCATGCATATGCTGCATCCCAGTTAGTTATCTTAGTACCAGTAATATTATATGCAGCAGAAGCAACAAAGACTGGATCAGACTCTGCAGATGTTGAAGTTAGATATCCCTGTGTACTATGATCACCCCAACCATGAGCTTCATTCCAATCTGTTGAAGTACCACCAGTAGCAGTAACAACACCACTGACTGTAATTCCTGTCGCCGTAGTAGCTAATTTCTCTGCTGCAGAATGATATAACTTAACCTCTCCATCAGGAACAAACTTAGCAAGAAGGTCACTGGTTCCATTCTTTAATAAGTTAATATCATGTGCACTCTCAATTGATAATGGATTACCAGCATTAGAATGTTTTATCTGACTCTTACTACCTGTATGAACAATAGTAAAATCAGATCCTGTACCAAGAACTATGGACTGAGTATCTGATAAGACAATTCCACCAACTGTAAGTATTTGGTTAGTACTACTTCCTCTATCAGATACACTATCAAGTGTTTCATTAACAGCAAAAGATCCGAAACTAAGACCACCCGATCCATCAGTAACTATAGCTTGTCCAGACAGACCATCATTTGAAGGGTAGGTTAAACCAGAAGCTTCTAAAGTATTTGATATAGTGGTTTTTAAATTTGTTACAGTAACCTTGGCTACATTATTCTGATATAGTTTTACAGTACCACCCACACCCTCAGATGCTTCAATCAGTGTAGAACTACTTGCTTGATTCTTTAAAGCAATAGCATCACTACAAATTTCTAAACCAGTTAAAGCAACTATCCTATTACCATCAGCAGTGGTGTGAGATATTGCTAGGTCATCACTAGCACCAAACAATGCAGCTGCACCATCACCCCATTTCAGTGAATCACCAGATGGACTCCATTGTACATTACTTGTTGAACCAGTGAATGTTGATGTACCACCACTTACAAATCCAGCATCAAGAGTAAGTTGTACATTAGTAGTAGCACCTCTGTTTGTAACTGTTGCTAAATCATCTGTACCTGTACTTGATACTCCAACAGATTCCCAAGCAACACCATCCCACGCCCAAGTCCTCCCACCTGTAGTATAGGTGAAACTACCATCAGTTAGTTGCCCTGCGGTTGAGGGAAAATTTATGGCCATGCTTAGATTACTCCTTCCAGTTTATTTATCCTATAGAGCTGCTATTCTTGTTTGGAAATCAGCGAAGTCAGTAGATGCTGCAACGACACTCTTCAATTCACTTAGTTTAATATAATCTGTCTGGGATAACGGTGGTGTTGCAGAAACCCACTGTGAAGAATCAGGATCTTGGTAGTAGATCTTAAGTGTACCATCAGTTGAATCCCACCATAGATCACCATCAATTGCTGTTGCTGGAGCAGTATCATCAGTAGATACATTAGCACCACCGCCACCGCCACCGCCTCCACCAGAACCACTGGAGACCTTCATGATGTAGCAGAGGGCATAGTATTTTGGTCTGATGTCTACATTGTTACCACTACCATTAGTTAAAACAGTAGCACCAGTAGTCTTAACATCAGATCCAAGACTTAAAGTTCTGTCTCCGATAGAAATACTAGTTGGATTGCTATCTACAGTTACACTAGAGTTAGAACTACCAACAGATCCTGATACAGAAACAGATGGACTTGCACTACCTGTACTACCACTATGAGTGTGGCCACCAGCATTACCTGTGTTACCACCAACATTTCCATAGAAACTATGACTGTGACCACCACCACTACTGATACTTATACCAGTACCAGAACTCCAAGTTGAACTAGTAGAAGCTCCAGAAACAACAGTAGTATCAGCTCCATGACTATCAGTATCAACACCTGTACCTCCAGAAGGTATAGCAGCCGTATGTTGATGGCCAGGATCACTTACACTGTGACCATGATTTCCACCACTACCTGTGTTACCGCTAACACTACCACTCATAGAGTGAGAGTGAGAACCCTGACTAGATCCAGTACTGAAGTTGTGACTATGTGAACTAGATGATCCACTACCACTCCAACTATGTGAGTGTCCACTATCACTTACGTCATGAGAGTGTCCATCATCTGTAACACTATGAGTATGAGATCCAACTGAAGTATGTGAGTGTCCAGGATCATTCAAACCATGAGCATGAGAAGGCATCTGATTAGTGGTCAGAGTTATTAAATCATTACCACCAGTATCATCAACAGAATATGTTTCACCTACGTTACCAGTTCCTATAGAAGCACCAACAACAAATCTATCTCTTAGATCAGGAGTCTGTTGTCCATTCTGCACAGAACCATCACACAATGCCCAACCAGTTGGTATATTACTGATAGATCCAGACCAAATTATAATCATACCTTGCTCAACACCGCTAGGTGGTATCACCTGATCTGCTGCTTCCCACTTCAATGTAGAACTATTGTACTGTAATATCTGACCAGAACCAGGTGATGCTGTTGAAACATCTGATAGATCATTAAGAGAACTAGCACTCAAACCAGTTAAATATCCAGCACTAGCATGGTTACCCCATCCATGTGCTGTAGTCCAATTAGTTGAGTTTCCACCAGTAGTAGTGATCTCACCACTAACTGTAATTCCAGATGTAGTAGTCTCAAATTTCTTTACTTTATTCCAGAACAACTCAACTGAACCTGAGTCATTGAAGATTGCTCTGTTACCACCACTCTCAGTAATTCTTAATGGATGTCCACCTGGACTACTAACAATATTAGCAGATCCACTATGACCAATCTGTAGATCCTGTCCAGCACCCATCTTAAGATAGATACTATCATCTACAGTAATATCATTGGTACTAGAAATACCATGAGCAGTGATAGAAGTTGTAGTAGTGTTACCTCTTTGAGCAACATTATCAAGAGTGTCTGCAGCAGAAACAACAGCAGGAGTAAATTCAAATACACCAGTGTTAGAATTATATGATAATCCACCACCAGCAGCTGCTGTTACAGTACTAACGGATAGATCTGTTAGGTTTATACCACCTCCACCACTAGCAGTAAGGTCAGACGCTGGTTCATATAGATTTGTATTTGCATTCCACTTCAGTATCTGACCCTGTGAAGGAGCAGCAGAAGATACATCAGCAAGATCTTTTGTCTTAAATCCTTGTCCACTAATGGTTATAGAACCAACATCTAGAGCACTCGAAATCGTCACTCCAGTCGCAGTGGTTTCTAAACGCTTTGTTCCATTATGGTAGAGCTCAACTGTACCACCATTAATAAACTGTGCTAATAGATCTCCACTAGCACCACCACCATTAGTAATCTTTGTTATACCACCAGTAGAACCTATCAATAGATCAGAGTTAACAGTCCTCAATGATAGATCAACTGTGTTACCTACTATCTCATCTACTGTAGTATCATGATATATCTGTAAGGTCTGAGAAGGACCGAACCTTAACTTATGATTTGCACCTGAAAGATCCAATCCACCAGCAGTAATAACATTACTAGTAGTAGCACCATTAGTACTAACATCATGTAAGTCTGATGATGTTGGAGCTGAAGCAAGGTTGGTGAAGCTAACGACACCTTGACCATTTGTGGTCATGACTTGTCCTGGATTACCGTCAGCCGCAGGGTAGGTTAAACCACTAACCTTAAACGTACCATTATTACCATTATTAAATTCTACATTACCATTAGAATATATCCTAGAGTAAGTATTGATGCTAACGTATCCATTAGCAGTGGTGATGAACATATCACCTTCTTGACCCTTGATAGTTCCCTGTACACTAGTATCACTGTTTGCTCTGAATCTAATCTCTGAATGAGATCCAGTATCAATAAGTGATAGAGCACCATTCAACGTACCATCATTAGATACATCAACACCACCAACAACAAGAGTATTGGTAGTCTGATTACCTCTATCTGTTACATCATCTAAGTCATCACTACCTGATGCTCCACTTACACTAGATACACTAGTCGGAACCCATAGTCCATCACCATCACTCCATGCTAATACCTTACCATCAGCAGCACTATCAACTGAAGTAGATACATTTGTTAAAGTTCCTAGTGTAGATGGTACAGAAGGCTTACCAGTTAAAGAGTTCCATGTACCATCAAATAATGATGGTGTGTTAGTTAAACTATTATAGTCTCCATTGAATACATCAGCAGGTGTAAAGGTAAACGTACCATTATTATCATAAGATAAACTACCACCACCTGAAGCAGGTGATCCTGTAGATACAGAGAAGGCAGTCAATCCACCTACAATTCCACCACCACCTGATAGATCAGATCCAGGAGCCCATTTGTTCTGTGCAGAACTCCACTTAAGAACCTGTCCATCTGAAGGAGAAGCATTAGATACATCAAACAGATCAGAAAGATTCTCAGTTAAAATATTTGTTAGATAACCCTGACTAGAATGATTACCCCATTGATATGCAGCATTCCAGTTAGCAGTTTGAACATTAGTTATATTATATGCAGCAGAAGCAACAAAGACAGGATCAATCTCATTGTATGACGTTAGATAAGGACTAAGATCTGGTGGTGCATATGTGAATATACCATTAGAAGGACTGTATGTTAATCCACCTGGTCCACTAGGATTTAATTGGTATACAGAAAGTTGAGAGAAGTCTGCATTACCTCCACCACCTCCACCTTCACCTTCACCATGATCAGCTTGGGCTGCCCATTTAGTACCATCCCATTTAATTATATGTCCTACTGCAAGTGTTCCAGTATCTACATCACTAAGATCACCTATACTTGCTTGACTTACTTGCTGTCCTAGTTGAATCCAAGTTCCATCCTGATACATCTCAACTTGGTTTGAACTATTGTTATAAACCAGAGTACCATTGAGTACATTTAGTGCATCTCTTTCACTAGTTGTCTTACTAGGTAACTTAAGTGAATCTAATATACTAAGAGAAGATATATTACCAGCAGCAGATACAATATTATCGGTATTAATATAACCATCTACTTTAAACTCACCACCACCAGGTTCCCATAGTAATTGGTTAGTTCCAGCAAAACCACCACCAGAATTATACTGTATCGATCCTGTTACTCCACCAGCATTAGGAGTACCACCTCCACCTCCACCAGAGACAGAAGTAGTAGCAATACTTGTTATCCTTCCTGTTGGACTTACAGTAATAATAGGTATACTATTAGCACTACCATAAGTTCCACCAGATGCACCTGTTAACCCTGATAACTGATCTGCATTACCAGTGTATGCATTAGCATCTAATGTACCAGTTACAGTAAGACCAGCAAATGTAGGAGTAGCAGCAACACTTAAGTCTTGTGCAACAGAGAAAGTTAACTCATTATTATTTGTACCACCTCTAGTAAGAGTAACACCAGTACCAGCAGTTAATTTAAACTCCTCTGCATTAGAATTACTATCAGTTAAACGAACAATCTTTGTGCTAGCTTGTGTATCATTCTCTACAGTCAGATAGTATAAAGTATCTGCAGAGTCAACAGTTAATTTCTTATTGGTATTATCAAGGTTAACTGTAGTAGCACCAGTACCTACTACTTGTAGAATATCATTACTAGCAATAGTAACATTTACAGTAGCATCTCCTATTGCCCATCCTGCATACAGCGAAGGTATCTGACCCCAAGTAGCTGTGTTACCATCTGATGTGAGGTATCTACCAGAATTACCTGCTTGAGCAGGTAACAATGCAGTGATTGCTGCTGACGCTGTGGTAGCACCAGTACCACCATATGCTATACCTATGGTATTAGCATTCCAAATACCAGATGTTAGTGCACCAACACTAGTAAGACTAGAACTTACTACAGTGTTACCAAGACCAGTAGAATCTATTACACTAATTCCATTGATCTTATATTCTTTACCTATAGATAGATCCCAATTCTCTGAAGACTTCCAAGCATCCTCACTATTATCCCAGAGAATAGTATGTTCTGTGTTCCCCTTTAATTTTATACCACCACCATCAGCTATACTATCTGAAGGGGCGAGGACATCATTTAAAAATATGAACTTATCTGTTGTAGTAACAGTGGTAACATTAGAGTACGTTGTCGTTCCCTGTACTGTAAGATTACCTGATATTACAAGAGAATTAAATGTTACAGAGTCAGTTGTTCCTACTGGTTGTCCAATCTGAATCTGATTCTCGGAATTAATGGTTACACCATTCGTTCCTGTATATGTTGTGTTTGTATCAGTTGCATTTACGGTGATCGTTCTACCGCTTTGAGTAATATTAGCAGCACCGCTACCAACAATAGATACATCTCCATCAGTATAGCCTGTACCATTAGCACCTATCTTCGTTACTGTATCAGTGTCTGTGAAGTTACCATCAACAGTAATCCTAGATCCATCTCTAGTTAAAGCTATGTTTGAACCTGCAACAAGGACTACTTCAGAGCTTGATCCTCCTGATCCACCTGCAGTTAACTTAATTACTTTATCCGTTACTGGATTAACTCCATCAACAGCAGACACTACGTAAGTCGTGTTGCTATCTGTTGTGGAAATACTAAACCACTCTAGTCCTGTAGATCCCCTTCCTAAAACTTGGCCTGATAATCCTGGGTTGCTATTAAGAATAATAGAACCATCAATTTCTAAATTTTTAGTACTAGGTATCTTAAGACCTTCGACTGCAAGGGTAGGACCACTACCACCTTGATTGATGAGTTCGTTTACTCTAATTCTGGACATTCTTCACCGCCTTATCACAGCATCAAAGGTATTTATCAACCAGACAATCGTGCCTTTATATCTTTACCTTTTTGGACATCAGATTTGAATGATTCATAACATGAAAACACACTTGTATTATATCCTGACGGTAGGCTCTCGAATGTAATATCTAATGGTGAAGCAAATGTTGCTGGTAAATCTCTAACCCATTGTCTAAAAGTATCCCACTCATTATTCTTAAGACTTGTAATATATTCATAGTGATCCGTTGCTGTTAACAAATCATCTCTCATACTTCTAGCTTGTTTTCTTTCAGCAACAGTTCCCCATTCACCCCACTCAGTTAAGTATTCGGTATCTTCTTTATCCTGTTGTGCTTGTGTTGCTGCTGCTATTTCTGCTTCTATCTTATCACACTCAGTACGAGCCCACACATTATAATAATCTCTCAGTTCATTGGACATCTCAGTAGATGCTTCACGACCTTCAGGTTTAGTTGTCTTCCACTCAATACAATTAACATTATTAACAGAATCGTAACGTACAGCCCATATATGCTCCCACTTATCTGTTGGTGCATTACTGGTAAAATCTCTGTCACCATATATCCTGTCGCCATACATGACTGTTCCATCAGTGGAAGATTCACCAACTAAAATAGAGAATTTCATTTACCGCCTTTAATGATACCTTTATTATTTAGAGTTTCTGCTAAGATAGCAGGTACAATTTCTTGTGCTTGTACCATAACCTTAGTCAATTCCTGTGTCTGTTCAACACTAACATTCCTAAAGCTCTCCACAGCAGCACCAGCCTGTCTTGCTTGACTAGATGCTTCAATGATAAGCATAGGTAACATACTAATAGAACAATCCCATTCATCAAGTTGTTCACCTGTCTGTGGATGAGTACCTCTTAACTGTATCCACCACTTACAATCCCATTTTTTACAAGGACCACCCACAAGTGGGCAGTAATCACCAGATTCTAATTTCATATTAAGTTATGTCCTCGTACATATTATAACATCAACGTACTGTACAGCCAAGTCTATAGTACCAGCAGTAAATCCAACAGAACCAGTCATAGCATTTGGGGTAAATGTTGAAGTGATAGCACGATTATCAGATATATTACTTTGAGCAAGAGATAGGTTTCCTTTTGCAAGTGATAGACCAGGCATACTATTTCCAGAAAAATCTATATTACCAGTAGCAGCAAGATTTCCTTTACCTGCATCCATAGATCCACTAATACCTGCAGTACCAGAGATGTTACCAGTACCATCTAAGTAATGTCCATGACCACTACCTCCACCAGAACCAGCAGTTGAGACCATCACTTGAGTTGCTATAACATTTGCTCTACCATCATCGGTAGAGTTTCCTCTCCTTTGATATCTTCCTTCAATATAATTATGTCCATGCCAAGGCATCTGAGAATTACTAATAGCATGAGATCTAGCATAAAGGTTACCTGGATATGCTTTCATGTTTCCAGCATTAATTGAGATGTTACCCATGCTTACATTAGGACTACCACTAATACCCATAGAAACACTAGCAGAACCACCAGATCCCCAGGTATGAGTTGGTGAACCATTGAGTTGCAAATCCATAGAGAGATTTCCAGAGGTATTATCAAAGCTGGATTGTACATTACCACTAATACCAAGGGTTGAAGAATCAATACTACCTCCTGTAGATTGTGCGTCAGCAAAAGCAGTAGTAAATGCTCTATTACCACCAACACCACCACCAGATCCACTCACAACTCTAAGTGCTTTATTGTTATGTGATGTAGACTTAACCCAACCAACAGGTGCTGAAGCCTGTGCAAATAACATAGCAGTACCAGTAGGAATATCAACTCTACCTGCAGGAAGACTTATTGTTTTATCAGTTCCACCATTTCTTTGGAAAGTAAATGTACCAGCAGTAAAGAAAACATCATCAATATACCTACCATCAAGATTACAGTTTGGAGTTTGAGTACTATCACTCTTAAAAGCTTTTATATTACCAGCACCACTATCCCATTGCAGTGAAGTAATTGCTACATCTTGAGCAGTATCAAGTTTATACCTACCATCCAAGTCAACAGTAATAGGGGTTTTTTGAGTACCATTACTACCTTCTACACCTCTGATAATAGTAAGTACACCATCACTAGTATTAAAAGTAGCAGACTGTGCATAATCTTGGTGTCTTATATACCTATCATCAAGATCATAGGTGTAGCTATCTCCATTACTAACAGACAACATTAACTCACCGTCAGTAAAGGAGAAATTATCTACTCTAGTATCACTAGCAGTGATTGGTGCATACAATGTATCAAGATAATCATATAAAGCTTCTGTTTCAATATCTACATTAATATTATCATTCCTACCCAATCTCAATATTGGTCTTGATATATGATATCCTGGTGGGTTACTAGTAGCAAGAGGCCATGAACCACTACTAACATAATTATTATCACCTTGACTTGTTATGTAACGTCCATCAAGATTAACTATTATAGATCCAGTTCCATCATTAGGAGTAAGAGTAAGGTTACCACTACCAGCACTCCAGTTAGCAGAAGTGATCTTAGCATCAGCAAGACCACCAGATGTAACGTACCTAGTATCAAGATACGCTTGTAGATTAGATACAGGAATATTAATATCCTGTAACGAATCAGTTCTCTCTATAGTTAATCCTCCAGTTATAGCACTATAGTATGCGTTATCAACATAACTGTTACTATTATCAGAACTGATAGCAATGATGTTACCAGACTGAACCATTGTAGTAGATCCACTGGCTTGGAATGATATATCACCAGAAGCATATGCTCCTCCTGTAGTTCCTGGTCCAGTTATTCTCAACCGTGTGATAGTATCAGTGTCTGTATCAGTAGCAGCTATAGTAATATTACCATTAGATTCTCTAGTAACTGTTGCGTTAGCACCACCAATTATCTTTGCTTCCTTTACAGGATCTCCAAGAGCATCACCACCAGGTATCAATCTAATAGAAGCACCACCAGAGGTAGTCTGTGTATCTAAATCATAGGTACTATCAGTATCAGTTCCTCCTCCACCACCGCTACCACCACCGCCAAGGGTTATAGTATTACCAGAACGTGCTATTGTTAAACTAGAACTAGAGTCAACAGCAATAGTTACTGAATCTTCACTTCCATCAACACCAAGAAGTTGTATCTTTTCACTGTATGAATCATTACCATCTGCTGCTGCTAAATCGTAAGTTGTATCTTGGAAACTAGAACCAAAATTTATAGTATTACCAGAACGTGTGATTGTAATATCATTCTGCCCAACAATAGTTACATCATCAGTTATACCATCATTATCAGTCAGTCTTATCTTAGCCGTGTTTGTTGATCCACCAGCTTCACCAGTTAAATCATATGTCTTTGGAGTAAATCCACCACTCGCAGGTAGATCTGACCAGAATATACTACTACCATCTGTCTTCAAAAATCTATTAGTCTGAGATCCAACAGCAGGAGCAAGTCCTAAGAATGCTGCTGATGCTGTGGTGTTACCAGTACCACCCTTATCAATAGGTATAGTACCACCAGCCCAAGTACCTGTAACATCACCACTAAAGTTTCCATTCACTGCACCTATGTTACCAGTGAGTGTTAGAGCAGCAAAGGTAGGTGTAGATGTAGTTGCTATTTCCTGTGCTATAGAAAACTGTAGATCAGTAAGTGTTATACCTGTTCCAGCAGTGTATGTTGTATCAGTAGATCCTATCTGAATTGTTTGACCAGTCTGTGCTACTGTTGTAGCATCAACTCCTGTGAAAACTATATCACCAGATACTAAAGTACCGCCACTAGCTTGTAGTCTAGTAACGGTGTTATCATTAACAAATGCTGAGTCAATTATAATTTCATTAACACTACGAGTAAGAGTTACATTACTACCAGCTCTGAATACTATCTGTTGCTGACCACCAACACCACTTTGTGTGAGATTAATAACCTTTTGATTTGCATTAGGTCCATCACCAGCAGCAAGAGTTACGCTATCACTATCACCCCATATCAGTTCTGAGTTGTTCCCAGCTTTTAAAATTTGACCAGCAGTTCCTGTAGTGCCTCCATAAGCTTCTACAGGTCCACCAATCCTTAATGTTTTTCCAGCAGAAACTGTTAAACCCTCTGGGAATTCAACCGATCCAGTTCCTAACTGATTGACTATTTGGTCAACTCTTGCTCTAGACATACCGTAGCCATAGTACTATCTTATGTATTTAGACATTAAAAAACCCCCTCGAAGGGGGGTTGTTTATTATTCACCGTCTCGATCATTAAGATCTTGTGCATGTTTATCTTTATCAATAACATCATCTAACTTATCTAAGTCTTTACCGACTCTGGTATCACCTAGACTAACAACATTATCAGTGTAATGTATATCATTGGTAGTAAAGTCTAAGTTACCACTAAGATCAATGTCTCCTACAGTAACCCCACTTAGATTGTAATCCCATGATGCATTGTTACATGCACTATAATCACCACCAGTGAAAGTTATGTTATCTCCCTCAGTGGTATCAATCTTAATATCAGCACCTGGTATAGTTGTAGGGAACTGTAATATATCTGCTGGAACTTTATATCCACCAGTGTTTAGATCTATATCAGACTCTAAACTAAACTTATAACCATCAACTGTATTAACACCACCATCAGGATCTGGTATTGTAAAATTGTGTTCTGCATTTTTCCTGTAGTACTCAGTTGTGTTATCTGTACCACGAATAGGAGTAGTAACTAGCAACTCCTTAATATTATTAAGTGTATCAACCAGTAGTGTAAGGTTCTCTTCATGCTTATTTTCTAACGAAGCAGTAAGTGCTTGACGAACCTCTCCTTCTGCAGCTTCTAGGTGCTTACGAATTTTTGAACAGGACATAGTATAGTAGTCTTTCTTATGGTATGTATTATAGCACAAGATGTTTAGTCTTGCAACGCTTCATCCTTTGAAGCTATTTCCTTTGCTTTCTTATTGCTGTAGTATGCGATAGCAAGTATAGAAAGATACATGAGTGTATCATCTAGCATCACAAGGAAGAAGATGATAGACCCACCTATCCTTATCCAATCAGGAACAATTTCATTTAACTTCCTATTGATTCTACGAACCAGTCTTTCAAATGCAAAGTATATTAATACCAATGCAGTGACTGTAAACTCACTGTAAGGTACAACAAAATACAATGAAAAGAATATAAAACCTGGCCAGTAATGTCTTTCAGGTATCTTATTAACTAATGTTAGGTATTTCCGTATCAGTTTTCTCATCTAATATCTCAGGATATATTCTCTTATCATCAGACTCATATGGTGGTTGAATTGCAACCACAAATGTACTAAAGTCTGGTGGTTCTGTGCCCTTGATAGCAGCAGTACCAGTAGCCACCAAACCCACAGAGAGTGTTGAGGCAATCATTGCTGCTTCAGCGAACTCTAAAAGCTTGTAAATGAACACGGGACTGTTTAATAAAGAAGTGCTGAGAGAACGGGGCATCTGCAAGGTTTCACCTATATGCCCAAATTTACCTCTAGGGAATCGCTTACACCTGAACCCCCAGAAATGGGGCTAGAGAACCGTTATCCCTCAACAAATATAGTATAACACATAGATGGGCAGTGTGTCCATCCATGTGCCACTTCAATAATCGTCCTCTTGCATCTCAATAAACTCTTTGTTCTGCCTACAGATACCATGTACATCAATCTCTTGATGTAAGTGAGCAGAGGTGTGAAGACCCTCTATCAGTAATAGTACTGCTAGTAGCATCACTGGGGTGAACCATAACGGATTACCTATAACTTCACCTGCTGTTTCTTTTCTCATTCTGCGTAAGGGAAAAAGAACTCATCCATCATTCTATTAGCATTCTCCTTACCAAAATTACCAGTAAGGTATCCTAATATAGGATCTAATCTCTTCATATAAGAATCAAAATCTTTATACTGTGTGGTGTCCTCACCAGTAGGTTGTGCCTTGTCTATCATCTCTCTATAGAGGGTCAGATAATACCTGAATGTTGGTACATATGTATCAACCTCATCCATGTTACAATATCGCACAAAAATATTCTCCGAGAAGTGGTTACCCATCTCGAAGAATCTATAAGTCTTATCAGCTTTAGGTAGAGGGGGTACATTTAGTACATAGTTCTCTACTGGATGCTGGAAATCGAATACGATGATAACTTTCTTGTGAAAGAACCCCATGAGATCCATCCCAAAGCAAGGAAGGTTGTGCCCTGTCTTAGGATACATTACATTGTTATAGATATCAGTCTTATCACTCCTAATATCCACCTGTCTAGACTTGATAAAATGTGGTGCAGTATAATTATCTGCCGTCATGTTCAGATCATCTTTATTGCACCAGTTACACCACCGAGATTCAAACTTGAACTCAGGGAATATATCATCCAGCGTTTTCTTGTAGTTCTTCCACAGATTCATTATATTTATCCCAAGGATGTATGTACTCAGAGCTACCAACAGCAGACTGAGGTACGGCTGCAATCACACGACCACTAGGTAGTCTGATTAGAAACTGTTCTCCTTCTTCAATTTTTGTTAAGTAACTATCGTAATCTTTTTCAAATTCTGCATGTGTAATTTCAATCATACTAAGCAGCAAATCTCATTGTTTTTCATGTATGTAATAGAGTCTTTACATCCACCAAGATGTACTCTTTCCTCATTTTTATCTAACTGTACTTGTGGGAAGGTAGCACCTTCTCCAAAGGTTTTATAGAATTGTTCTGATGTAAAGTCAGTGTCTAACTCATACACAACATGTTCTAAGTTTGAAAGCTCACATACTGCCTTAAATTTCTGACAGTATGAGCATCCAGGCTTTGAATATATGGTAAAGATCATTCCTAGTTGGTCTTTATTACGGACTATTTAGGATAGCTTGACCCTCAATAGAGGCAGCATAATCCTTATCAAAGATATCTAACCCCTTATCTGTAAGGATATGATTGTACATTCCTTCAAAGACTTTGACTGGTATAGTACAGATGTGAGCACCATATTCAAATGCTCTACCTACATCTCTCACACCTCTAATAGATGCGGCTAATATTTGTGTAGAATCCCATGATTGCTTCTCAAATACGTTAGCAATGTCTTTAATAAGACACAATCCACCGAAGGAATTATCATCCACACGACCCACAAACGGTGAAACGTATGCAGCACCTGCTTTAGCAGCAAGAATTGCCTGTGATGGTGAGAATATAAGGGTAACATTGACTCTTATATTATTCTCAGCAAGTTCCTTACAAGCCATCAATCCATCTGGTGTACAAGGTACTTTAATGGTAGCACATTTAGGGAATTTCTTCGCTAATCTCTTACCTTCAGAGACCATGTTCTCTTTGCTACCAATGACTTCCATACTGATGTCGGTAAGACCAATCTCTTTGATCTCTTGGTAGACTTCTTCGTGGTTTCTACCACTCTTTCTGATCAATGATGGGTTAGTAGTTAAACCATCAATTAAACCAGTCTTAAAATGTTTACGGACTTCATCCGTTATCGCTGTATCTAAAAATAATTTCATTGTAATTTAATCTCTTTGTCTCCAGTCATCAGACCTCTCGTTATGGAACCATTCTACCACATCTTCGGGAGATCCGAAACCCCTTACGTGATGAGTTGAATCGGGGTCTCCTATGTTCAACTCATTCAGAAAAGAATCAGTAGGGTCAGTACTGATTCTTCTAGCAGTGTTTAACATACCTCTTGCTGCGGTGTTTGCTTTTGCTAATTTCTCTGCCCAGATCATATCTTCTAGACTAACTTCAACTCCAGCACCTATGTCCTTACATATTGCTGTTAACCTCAATCGGTATTGTGTTGATAGCATAAGGTATCCTTAGTAGTTACTGTATTTAACCGTTTAAAGCTTCCATTCGTAGGAATTGTTCATTCAGATTATAGTACAATTTATAGTTAGTTGTGGTCACATAGTACCCAACTATGTCGTTTCCATCACAATGGTATCCGTAACCCTTAAGGGTCTCATTAACACCATCAATTCTGAAGGTTTTACCTCCATTTTCTAGATAGTTATGGAACTTTTCATCAAGGTTAATCATGACTTTACAAACTGGTTGTGTGTGGGGGTATTCATACTAGCCTGCTTCATAAAATTAGCAGCAGCACATGTTCTTTTACCAATAGTAATAGGAACTGAATGTTCAGTAATAGATGGAAACATTACTAATAAACCTTCATGTACTGGTATCTCTAACTTGTCTTCAATAATTAATGGAGCAGCATCGTTATTAATATCTATGTAATAAACACATGAGAAATCTGATGGAAAATGATCGTGTTTCTCTGTCTTATCACCTTTTTCATATTGAGCTACCCAAAAATTATAAGTAATATAATTTACTGGTTTTTGATAGTAATTCTGAGAGAAAGAACTACAAGCAGTCTCCATTATCCCTATCAATTCATCAAAAACAGATGTTTTTTTATGAGTAAGCCAGTCACTTCTCCAAGCTTTAACATTGGTCTTGGTTCCTTCAGGATTATCTTTTCTCCATTGTAAAACCTCTCTCAATAACTTAGAATTTAATTCCTTATAACCATCTAGGACAGTTGTAAAAATAGGAATATCTTTTTGTACATACTGTAGGGAAACTTGAGGCATTAATCGTATCTACCACCCTTCTGTCTAGTATAGAAATCTTTCTTCTCACCGTAAGTATCATCTCGTAGTTTTTTAAATCCTTTACTCTTGAATCTTTCCTCTGGTAGCTGCCCTGATGGAGGCGGCTGATATATATCAATTGCTTTCTTAATAAAATTACCAGAAGCAGCCATCCTTCTACCTTTATTTGCTGGTACTTTATGATCTAAATGAGCAGGAAATATAACTAACAAACCATTCTCAGGTTGTATTGTCTCACCCTCAATAATTAAAGGTGAACATCCTTCTTCACAATCAACATAATACACACAAGAGAACTCAGAAGGAAAATGATTATGTTCCATAGTCTCATCCCCATCATCATAGTCCATCACCCAAAAATTAAAGGTCTCAAACTTAGCGTCAGGTTCATTGTAATAAGCATCAGCAACATAATCAACAGCAGACACCATTATTTTTACTAAAGGATCAAATACTTTTGTTATCTTATGGGTGAACCAATGACTTCTCCAAGCTCTAACATTACTCTCAATCCCTTGAGGATTTTGCTTTCGCATTTCAAGTATATGCTTCTTTACATGATAATTAATTGATTGATAATCATCAATTATGGTAGTAAATATTGGAGTCTTTTTCTCTACAAATCGTGCGTCAATTTTAGGCATAATCTTTTCTGTAGTACCGTCCTAGTATGTTACTATTGTAGTATGCTGGTGTCCCATCATCCAAGGTCTCTTGCAAGACATTATTAAGAAACAATTGTTTAGTTTCCTCATAATTTACCTTTCCTTTTGTTGGATGTGTTGAAAGGATTTGTCTCTTGAATGCTGAGTTCCCAAGTAGTTTTCTATCTGCTTTAAGTTCGTCAGAGCTTCCGTAGTATTTTTTCCAGTCACTCTCAGACGTAACCCTTCTCTTACCACCTCTAGGTTTACGCTTTGACCAGAAATATTTTCTTCCGATGTATTGCCTACCCGATTGCAAATTAGTAATCCTGTAGACAAAACCGAACTGGTCGCCAATACTGTCAGTAAGGAAAGGTTCACCCTCATATAACCAGGGGTTTTCATAAACTCCCTCTTCAGCCATTTCATAATTTTTATATCTCTAGCCATATTTATCCTACTAATCTTTCCTCTGTATGAGCACCACACTCGACTAGTGCAGCTTGTGCTATCTTTAGAGCATCATCACTAACATCACAGACAGTACAGTCACGATCAAGATTAAATGCTGCTACAGCAGTGGTTCCAGACCCACAAAAAGGGTCAAAAACTGTCCCATCTTTAGGACATGATGACTTGATGATCCTTTCCAATAACTTTACGGGTTTCTGGGTAGGATACTTACGCTTATTCTTCTCTGATCTAGAGATGAAATGTATATCATCCCAGAAATTTTGAATAGGAGACCCCTTAGACTCAGATAGATAGATCTTCTTGTATGGTAGGTTGTTACCATAATGAATCAGACCTTGAGCATCAAGCTCTTTAGTCTTATCGAAGTCAAATCTCCACCCATACTCAGGATCATACATCTTATACTGATACTTATGACCTGGTCTAGACTTCTCACCAGTCAGTTTGCCTAGTGCATAGAAACCTTTCTCATCCTTATTCTTAAATGAGTTGGCTTCATAGGTAGGATCTAGTGGTTGGTACTGCACATCAAAATATGGGTCACCTTTACGGAAAGTCATGATAGAATCAACGATGTTGCCCCATCCCTTCTTAATGTTATTCTTTGGACCTGACCTCTTCCATGATATATTGGTGTAAAACTTACTTCTAACCTCTTTAGTAAGGTCACCTAGTACCAGTGCATTACTATCAAAGTTATTGTGGCAGTACAACCAACCATTTGGTTTCAGTGCTGCATAACAGTCTTGTATTACGGTAGCATACCACTCAATATATGCATCAGTTGACTCCCATTTATCATCAAAGGAGACCTTCTTGTCCTCTTCAAACATGAAGAACTCCCTATCGAGACCGAAGGGAGGGTCGATGTATATTAGGTCGTATTTTTCGCCATAATTATTGAGGTTTTCAACCCTCTCTTTTCTCAATTTGATCGTCATAATAATTTTCCCACGGATCGGGTATTAAATTCCTTGGTCTTTCTGGTTCTGGAAGAACTCCTTCAGGCTCGACTGGCAGTTGGGTGGTTCTGGGTCTTTGATACCCTTCTTCCTCTTCCAGTCGTTGTGCATCGCTTGCATCAACCAACTCTGAGATAGACTCTTCGGTCCATTCATCAGCAATTCTCTGTTCAGTTTGCCGTGAGCTTTCATACCGAGGTATTCTTCTCTCCACGACTCGTCTCGTGGTTCGGGTTCTGTACTTTGAGTCATAATTTGAAATCAGCGAAAGTATCTTTCTTAACATCTTGTTTTATACTCCCTATCATATAGCTTTCAACCTCTGTCTCCTGTGGTGCTACTTGGAGTCCTTTAGAAGACAACCAGTGTGCAGTCCAAGGGAGTGGATTATTGGCTAGCGGTGTATCGTATATAGGTTTCAACCCCATCGATTTTAACCTACGGTTAGCAGTCCATTCAACATACTTCTGTAATAATACATCATTAAGTCCAATTATGCTACCATCCTTAAACAAATACTCTGCCCACTCCTTTTCTTCTTGAACACACTCCCTAAACATTTGGTAAACATTCTCTTCTTCTTCCTTAGCAATCTCTACCATGTCTGGATCGTCACCTTCATTCCACTTGTTTAGTATATTGTTCGTGACTCCCATGTGTTGTGACTCATCACGAGCAATAAGGGAGATAATCTTTGCTGATCCTTCAAGTAACTTGAGCTCACCAAAGGCAAAGCTGCAAGCGAAAGAGACATAAAAGCGAATACCTTCAAGAATGTATACATTAGCAACTGCCCTATAAAGTTTACGTTTAAGATCCTTCAGTGTCCACTCAGCATTAGGATGTTCTTTCCATCCATCCTTCCATAAGTTACTTTGTCCATATTCCTGTGCATAATTAATGAAATCATCATATGCTTTAGTCACTGACTGAGCACGTGCAAGTATCTTATCATCATCAAGAATAGTATCAAAGACCTCAGATGGATCTGGATATACATTTTTAATGATGTGAGTGTATGACCTACTATGAATCATCTCCATAGTCTGCCATATATTCATACAACCTTCAAGCTCAGGTAGTGAACAGTATGGAGCAAAAGCCATACCAGGAGCACGACCTTGTACACTGTCCAAGAGGATTTGATACTTGAGATTGCTAGTAAATATGTGTTTCTGTGCTGCATTTAAAGTCTGATAATCTGCCCGATCTTTCTGGAGTGATACCTCTTCAGGTCTCCAGAAAAATCCTAATTGTGTCTGTGTTAGCTTGTCGAAGATAGGATATTTAAACTTATCATATCTTTGTACTCCTAAAGGAGGACCAAAGAACATCTGTCCTTTGGTAGTATCAACTTTCTTCGTATTGAAGACGGTCATACCACTGATTCCATCAGATTTTGCAGCTATCACAGTCTTCCTCCTCGGTAGCAAATATGTCGTCTAGAAGATTTTGAACTGATTCTTTATTTGAATCCAGATCAACCTCATCTGTTTTACTATCATATGTATTCTGGTAGTAAGATGTCTTCCAACCATATTTGTAAGTTGTTAGCAAATCTTGAGCCATCACTGAGGTAGGAACCTCATTGTTCTCAAACTGTTGAGGATTATAACTCCAATTACCACTGATTGCTTGGTCAAAGAACTTCTGCATCACTGCTACTATATTAACATAACCAGCATTAGAAGGCATATCCCAAAGGAGCGTGTAATTATTCTTAAGGGTGGCAATGTTAGGTACGATCTGTTTAAGTGGTCCCTTCTTAGACTTCTTCGTTGAGATATAATCTCTGGGTGGTTCAATACCATTTGTAGCATTAGAGACAACAGATGAGGACTCTGAAGGCATCTGTGCCGATAGAGTGCTATGTCTGAGTCCGTGAATTCTGATAGACTCTCTAAGTTCTTCCCAGTCATAGTTAAGTTTGTTGGGTACAATTTCATCTACATCTTTTTTGTAAGTATCTATGGGTAGATAACCATCAAAATACTTTGTTTGACTGAATCCATCACAAGATCCTTTCTCTTCAGCAATCTTATTAGATGCTTTGAGTAGATTGTATTGGAATGCTTCAGTCAAGTCATGAACTAACTTCCATGCTTCTGGATCCTCATACTTAACACCATTCTTAGCAAGATAATGTGCTAAACCAATGTATCCTATACCAAGAGAACGTCTAGCAAGGGTGCTCTTACGTGCTGCTTCCACTGGATACTTCTGATAATCAATTAACTCTTCTAGAGCTCGTACAGATAGATCACAAAGCTCTTCCATCTCCTCTAAGTTACGTAGTTTACCCACGTTAACAGCAGATAAAATACACAATGCTATCTCACCACCACCATCGATATGTTGAATAGGATCTGTAGGTAGAGTGATCTCCTGACAGAGATTACTCATGTATACTTTATCCTTAAAGGATGAATGAGTGTTACAATGGTCAATATTCATGATGTAAATACGACCAGTCTCTGCTCTCTCCTTTAAGAGGTCGAGAATAAGCTCTTGTGCTCCAATGGTACTTCTTGGGACGGTTGGGTCGGACTCGAATTGAGTATAGAGTTCGTCAAAGGTATCGCCACCAAAAGCGTCATAGAGCCCAGGAACATCATGAGGGCTGAATAGGCTAATAGTACCGTTCGTGATAAATCGCTCATAGAATAATTTAGATAATTGTATGCTGTAGTCTAACTTTCTGACTCGGTTGTCTTCTGTTCCTTTGTTGTTTTTGAGGACGAGGATGTCTTCGATTTCTTGATGCCAGATAGGAAAGTGGACAGTAGCTGACCCTCCTCTGATGCCGTTTTGCGTACAGCATCTAACAGTACTCTCGAATTTTTTAAGGAAGGGGACCACACCTGTGTGTTGAACTTCTCCACCACGGATTTTGCTGTTGATGCCCCTGATTCTGCCTGCGTTAATACCGATACCAGCCCTCTGTGCGACATATTTGCCAATAGCCATGTCGCTGCTAAAGATACTATCGAGGGTGTCATCAATATCAACCAGAACACAAGATGCAAATTGACGAATAGGTGTTCTGACTCCTGCAATGACTGGTGTTGGGATGTTGATGTAGTGTCTGCTGATTGCGTTGTAGTATCTTCGGACATAATCCAGTCTCGTTTCTAAGGGATAGCTTTGAAAGAGAGTAGTAGCAATCATTATATACATGTACTGCGGTGTCTCATACACCTCATTAGTACTACGATCTTGTACAAGATACTTATCTGCTACTTGTCTAAGACCAGCGTATGTAAACAATAGATCACGATCATGATCTATCCACGAATCAATTTTATCCCACTCTTCTTTGGTGTATTTAGATAATATGCTACCATCGTATACACCTTTTGTTACACACGCTGTAGCATGATCAAATAGATGGGGGTATCCCTTTGGCCATTGAGAACCAAACACCTGCTTTCTAAGTCCATACAGAAGCAATCTAGCAGCAGCAAATTGATAATTAGGTTGCTCTAAACTAATCAGATCACTCGCAGATCTAACAAGAATTTCTTGAATATCTTGTGTCTCTATTCCATCATAGAATTGTAGACCAGAATTCATTTCTATTTGGGATGCACTAACACCACTACCAAGACCTTCACAAGCGTCTGCTACTACTCTATGAATCTTTTCAAGGTTTAACCCCTCTATAGCACCATCACGCTTATGTACTTTAATGTCTGTTCCGTTGCTCATACTTTTTTCCAATCGTTAAGTCTAAGGTTTGCTTCTAGTCCGTAGTATACATTAGATTCTACCACGGTTTGTACGTTATGTCCAGCTAAGAACATATCATTGATGTCCTTCTCCTGTATATTCTTAGGCCATATTACGACCTTATCTCCTCTGTCCACGGATCGGGAGATTCTACTGACGATTTCTCTGTTGCGTGGTTCATTATCATAAACCCAAATATAATCGCTCCAACTATACGTCCGAGGATCAACATCGGAGCCAGCCATAGCAACCGAGTTTTTAAGAAATGTCGCATCGAATGGTCCTTCTGTAATGTAAACTGGTTTATCCTTATTAATCCTATCCAATCCAAAGATCTTAGGTCTGCTCTCATCAAGCATGATCGTGATATACCTCATCTTTGCCGTAGGGGCTAACGATCTTCCTTGATACCCAAAGAGCTTACCATCACTGTCTTTGAATGGTATAATTATTCTCGGACTATCTTTTCTTGCTGTATCATATGTCTTCTTCTGCTTGTTTGTCCAAGCTTTAAACTTAGGACAATAGTAGAAGTAATCTAGGCATTTGATCTGCCTATCTTCTAAATATTTTCTTGCTGGATGTGAGGTATTTAGCTCTGAAATCTTCTCTAAATCAATTGTATTGAAAGTAGGATTTTTGAACTTAAATTTTGGTTCGGGTGTGAATGTACGTGACCCAGTTTTGTCTCCACTACGAAACTTCTCCATGATATATCGGTCATGGAGTAATGGATCCTGATCCTTCAGAAAATTTGATAGTGTTCTACCTACACCACAATTGTGACACTTGTAAACATAATCATTCTTTATCTGAAAGATGTATCCCCTAGCTTTATTCTTATGCTTTTTAGAGTCTCCACAGTAAGGACACCTAAAATTATAAAGACCTCTCTTCTTATTTGAAAAGAGGTTAAGCCTGTGAGATACTAGTGTTATGTACTGTTCGTCTAGTACGGACATCCAATACCTTTATAGTACTCACTACTATACTAGAAAAATTCTATTTCGTCAACTCTGCTTGTGACGGTTGAAATGCTGGTCCAATAATTTTTTGTCCGATTGGACTAACGATGAAAGATATAATAGAAAGAGCACCAAAAATAGTCCACATTTTCTTTTCCATGACCCTAAGACGGTCATCAACCTTTCGTATATCTCTTTCACAACCCCTCTTTATATCTAGTGCTTGACGGTTTACTTCACGATGGACTGACTCGATCTTCTCAAAGAGAACACCATCAATCCTATCTTGCTTGTCCAACTTTTCATTGTGGACGGCAAGAAGGTTTCCCATCTTAACTGAATTGTCTTGGAGAGTATCAACTACTTTCTCCAGCCGCTCTATTATAGCAGCGTTGATACTCTCAGCCATTAGGTGTTGCGAATTGCGAAATCCAGAGCAGACTGGAAGGTTGACGCATCCTTATTCAACATAAATCTATACTGCTGTTGTTGCTCGTCACCCAATTGAGCATAGGCAGCTGCTATCTTCTTAGCAGAGAAGTTATCTAAATTCTGTTCGGACTTATCAGCAAAAGTAATCTTAGCAAATTCTGTTTCTCCTCTAGGATTAAGTTCTGATGTCGCTACTTGTAATGCTACATCTAAAGCATCTTGTGTCGCTGTACTTTCAGTCATAATGTTATCACCTGTGTGTTCCACTTCATTCTTTTGTAATTTTTTAGTTTGACTAGAAGCTTTCTTCTTGAAGTCAGATAGACGAGCCTTCATAAGGATGTCCATTTCCTTAGACTTGTCTTGCATTCCTTTCTTAGCTTGGTCTTTCTTTTTTTGAAGTTGCTTCTGCCTCTTCAATTTTTTCATTTGACCAATCTGCTTTTGAGCACGTTCTGTTTCAGTAGGTGCTGCTTCAGAAATAGTTGTTTCTAGATCTTCTTTCATTTTCTTACGCTTTTGTATACGAGAGAGCATAGTTTTAGCACCTTTAGTGCGACCATCTACCATATCCTGATTCGCTTTTTTATATTTGCGAGCAGATTTAGCATTAACAAATACGAACGCTGGAGGCATACTAAGAGCAGCACCATCGCCAGCCATCATCTCTTTTATATTAGATTGAGTTGACGTAGACATTCTTGATCAATATCAGTATTTATTGTAGGTGGTAGTCTATCCAGAAAACACATAAAAGCTTTCAGTATAGACCAATGTGATGCATCTATCTTAAAGAATAGCAACGGTGTTGCTGCATCACCAAATGCATTATATAGTATTATAATATGATTTAGGATCAAATGAACCTTGAAATCTCCACTAGTTTCATATCTCCTCAGAAGTCTCTTAATATATTTGAAGCGTTTTAAATCTTCTTCAAAGTCTTCGTAGGTTACTGAGAGTGGGTTATCATAATTTTTAATAGCAAACATTAACCAGTTGTCCTGGTTCAATTCATCAAAATTCATTTACATTAGCTAACGAATGTTAGTGTAGCAGCACCATTAGTAATTACTTCAACACCACCAATGGAGTTGTTAACTTTAACTCTGAACTTATCTCCAGTCTCATCAGCAGTTTGACCAGTGAGTGCAAGAGATGCAGAAGTTGCACCTGATACATCTGTCCATTCTCCACCAGTAACATCAAGTTTTTGCCACTGATAGGTAAGAGATGCTCCAGCTCCTGTAGAAGATGCAGCAACAGTAAATGTTGCATCACCACTAGAGGTATTCTGGTTAGCAGGTTGAGTATCAATTGTAATCAAGGAAGTAATATCACCAGCAATTGTATCATCAGTGAAGTCTCCACTGAATGCAGTACCATCTTTGTAAGATGTAATCAATTCTGACTTATGACGAGTGGAACCAGCAGCATCTGTATATGTCCTGTATGCCCACCATCCAGGACTAGAGATACCACGTGCTTTGTTCTCACTAAGTTGTGCTTCTGCCTGACTTACACCAACAATACTAGTTGTAGATGCAGCAGAAGTACCACCACTCAATAGGAAATCAGCCAATGCCTTGGGTGCAGTACGTCTTTGTACTTTATTTGCTGCTAGTGTAGCATTGGTACTACCAGCATATGCTTTACCGAGGGTAATAGTATTACCTACGACTGCCTTAGTATAGTACTGAACTCCGTCCAGAACTATAATGTCTCCAGCAACGATAGTATCTGCGTTACCTTTAGTAACAGTTGTTGTGCCATTTTCAACTGCAACGGTAGCAGTAAAATCAGCACTGTCTATAGATCCAAGTATGGGCATGACTTAATTCCTATTGATTTACAATTAATTTCCTGAAGTTATTTATAATATTTGAGAGCTGCTTCATAATAGTCACCTATATTATGGTCAGCAACTCCATCAAAACGAGTATCTTTCTCGTCCTCTAGTTTGATAACTGGATGAGTGTGTACATAGCCAGCGAGCCAAGGAGGAGTCCCTGGAACAATGTCATCACCATGCACAAACCGAAGATGTTCAAGATCTTTGATCCTCTTTCTAAGCTTACGTCCACCTGGTCTAGGTGAACCAGCAGTTACAAGTGCAATATTCTTATTGCCTGACTCCCATAACAAGTCTGCAATAAGTGTTGCGGTAGCTCCACCAAGAGAATGACCTGCAATAACAAGCTTTCTCTTAGGATCCAAACCTTCATATGCTACCACTAGTTCTGCTAGTGTCCTGTTAGCATTGTTCTTGAATCCTCTGTGACAATCGTCACGTTTAATAAGAAACTTCAGATTGGTTACCCAGTCTGTAGTCTCATTAGTTCCTTCAACTGCAAGAATGGTATGACCTTCCACCTTCCTACTAACTAGGAAGTCTTGCTTATGTGGATACACATCTCTACAGCACTTAAGTGCTTCGAGTATTGCCTCTTTTGCTAAAGTCATGATAAAAACTCAATTAATATTATTTATCCCTTCACGTATATATCTGGTCCTTTCTTTGGGTTCTTCTGATCTTTACCATCGTCAATACGAGGCATGATCTCAACTGTCTTCTTCTTTTTAGACTTGCCTTCTTCTAGACCCCATCTATCATGTGCAAGCCCTTCTACTTTTTTCTAGAATAACTCATTATTTTATCGATGGTCTTCTGCTTCTTAGACTCACATGCTGCTTCTTCTTCAACTACTGTGCCTTCTCTCTCTGCAGCTGCTTTCTCCCATCTCTCTTTAGTTATAGTGAAAGTAGTCTGAGTCATTTCACTAAGTTCTGTAAGAATCTCTTCTAACTTAGCTTCTAATTCTTCTCTAGTTGCCTTCTTCTCAACTTCAACCTCTTCTCTCTTAATAGCAGTCTGCAAATGCTTTATCTCAGCACCATGTGACTGCTTAATCTTTGTGCTATCAGGTGCACCAGCATTAGCCTTAGGATCCTTTGTACTATCATCATCAGTGTTAACCACTTTAATAGTAGGGATAGTTTCCTTATCAAATTCAGGCTTAGGTATAGTACCTATTGGTGTTTCAATAGTAGCAGGTTCCTCTTTGATGGTGGTTCCTTGGAAGGTATTTCCATCCATCCACTGTGCATATGATTCGATTAGTGCTTTAGAATAATCATCATTATGTTGCACTGATGTTGTAGGTGCTTGCTTGTCCATGAGTAAAAAAGGCTGTTCTTCTTGGTTTATTTATACTTTCATTGACTTCTCTTATGTCCCTCACCCAAGCTCTAAACATTTCATGGGCTTCGGAAACACAAATAACATAGTTCGGTCCAGTGCGGATTATCTTCCCCTTGATACCAGTGTTAACATTCATCACAGTCTGTCCCTCAGTGAAGCATTCCTTCTGTCTGAAGTTCTGTCTTACTGCTTGATTTTTAATATCTCTAAATGTTTTCACAGTCCAAGTCCTTTACGAACATCTGCCATCAATTCTAAAGCATCATCTGTATTTAGTAGATCACCAATACCTCCTAAAAAATCTCTAGTCTTTGTATTTTTAGCAGCATCTCTCATTAAAGAAGCAGACAAACCAGATGTACCATCAGAATCAGGATCTCTTTCTAAACCAGTTGAATCAATTGTTACTGTATCAAAAGCATAGTATGCCTTACCTTCTCCAGTCTCTTTCCTATTCCACTTGACATTAAATGCAAAATCTTTTGTCCTATCACTACCACATACTATAACAACATCAGTATAATTCTCCATCATAAGATGTTGTAGAACAAATGGTAGGGTTCTTAATTGCTTATCAGATTTTATATTATTAACATACTCAGGAAACATCTTCTTTATCCAACCAAGCTTTGTAAGATGGTCTAATGGATCCTTAGCTTTACCTTGTGACCACGTAGGCCAAATCATAAAGTCTTCATGACCAGCAAGTTTCTTAAGCTGATCCAACATTTTTTTATGCCCTAGATGTGGAGGATTTAACCTACCAAATACAATCCAAACTCTTTTCATGACCAACCCTTGAGTGAGACATCAAAGTTAGCCTGACTAAACACTAACCTCTTAATCAATTTAGTAGCTTTACCATTTTTAATAGCAACATACCCTTCCTGTGCAGTCATCTCAAGACCTTCATCAGTCCTGATATAAGTACCAAACTTCTCACCCTTCTCAAGCTTAGTAACAAATATTTCTTTAGCATCCTGGATAGTCTTATATAACTTCACCGTATTATCAAACTGAGATCCATGAGCATCTATAAAATCACGACCATTGTATAACTTAGCAAGTTTTGCTGCTTTAGTTTTTGGTTGCTTTACTTTATCTGCTGCCTTCTTACACTCACCACTAAAGTAATCCTTAAAATCAGAAGTAAAACTATTTCCTACTTGCTTACCTTCTCGAACATACTTATTAAAATACTGCTTAAGCTTAACACCAATGGTAAGTTGATCGTTCTCTGCTATCTGCTTTGCTACACCATCTAAGAAAGGACCACATTTATTAACAAGAGAGTTACTAGAATTTTTTAAATTAATCAACTTCTGTTTCTCTTCAGATGTTAATAAAATATCTTTTCCTAGTGTGTCTATCTCTGCACTGATAACAAATACATTCTTATCCTTCTTTAATTTAGATGGATCAAATCCAAAAGAAGCATGAAGCCTCTCAATACTATTACCAGTATATGTGGTATGAAATACCACTCCTATCTTTGCTTCATTGGCTAAATCAAAATCACTGTCTTCTTGTGGTATAGCATATGTTATTGTATTTGGTTTGAATGTAATTGACCTCTTACCATCCACCATTTCTATTTTCTTATCATCTGTAAACAACAAGTCTCCCTGTACTACTCCTTCAATTCCTATAGAAGGAAGATACTTTAAAGCATCCTTTAACTTAGAAGTAAGACCAGGAGCATGACCATGATTGTTGTCTATATCTTCATCAGTATAATTAATCTTTGCATCCTTATTAAAGATAGACTTAGTACCAACAAAGAAGTTATCTGTTCCTGGATACTGTCCACAGAATATAGCAGGTGCACCATCCCACTTTGTAGTCATCTTAAAATTACTAGTACCCTTACCAGTAAAGGTTCTAGCCAATGAATCTAAAAATTTAAAAGCATCTTTAGCACCCTCTTTCCCATCAAGGAGAATGCTATCTTCTAAATGTTCTAGGTGAGTGTTCTTAGACATTAGTATATCTTAGCGAATGGACCATATCTCAATCCCATCTTCTGAGCGATGAAGACCATATCAGTAACAAACTTATCCCTATCTTTCCTAGACAGAGAGAAGAAAGCATCAAGCCAAGTAATCTGCATTAACTTAGAGTTAGCAACCTGTGGTTGAATAGAGAATAAAAACAATAGATTATCATATATCTCTTGGAATGATCTAACGCCACCAAAACTTACTCCTGCATTAGCAACTCTTTTTATTCTGTCCAACCACTTCTTCTCATAATCTAAGAACTCAGAAGCTTGTTGAGGATATGCTGAACTATTTCCTACAAATTTCCTTGAAGATCCATACTGTTTAAAAAGATCTTCAACATACTCAACCGTTGCTTTACCTAATCTAGCAGCACCAGCAGCTTTATCTGATGGTTCATATTTTAAACCACTAAACTTTTGACTATCATTCGCTTTAATCTGGAACTTATATTTTGTTGTACCATCACCCTGCACAACCAATGATGTGTCTTGAGTAGAGAGAGTTATAACACCCTTCTTTTCTTTCTTAGTACAGTCACATAATGTACTAAGATAATGATACTCAGTAGTCTTCATTTGATTAAGACCCATGAATTTATCAACACTATTCCAATGAAGATTAACCTCAGACCAGAGTGCTTCATCACCACTAACCTTCTTTAAAGATATTCCCCATATCTGTTTCTTTCTCCACAAATCCCTCATGATAGCATTGAACTGTAAGAGTTGTGGATCAACTCTATCTCTCAGTCTGGCCCTCATATTAGTCCTATGCTTCTCATCAGTATGTTCCTCAAGATGTTTTATCCATTTGTCCTCATTATTAATCAACCAGATATCAGCAGGGTTCCAGTTATCTTTCTTACCTTTAGATGCCCAACCCTTACCTGCAACATATCCACTAACCCATTGCATAAAAGTTCCTTCTCTATCAAAGACAGTAAAATCTCCTTTACTACACTTCTTTAATAAAGTTTGATTCTGTTTCCAAAAATTCTCATACCAATCATCTGTAACCTGATCCAACTTACATACATCCTTCCACAGTTTTTTCATATACTTACTTACTGTCGGATCTGCCTTTAATTTTTCCCAATTATCCCAGGATTCATTATGTCTTATTGCTCTCTCAAAAACAAACAACGATCCAAGTTCTTGAGCTCTGGTCATAGCCGCAGCATTTACCTGTTCCTCTGGTAACCTCGTTGAAATTACCTGAACCTTTTGTTGTTTCCCTGTATCAAGAACAAATCCCATAGTAAACACAGGATCTGAACCTGATATCTTTATGTTTTTAGGATCTGGTTCCCATTTCTTTTTCTCTATGTTCCATTTCTTTGCTTGAAGATTCTTACATTCTCTTTGAACTTTCTGAACACCTGCAACATTAGTACATATTTGAATAGCACCACCTTTAGCAGGTACTTTTGATTTACTTCCACTAGGCCACTGTGATCCCATAGGTCTAGGTCCTTTTGCTCCTTTATCCTGAATAAGCCATGTTGATGCCTTACCAAAGACATCAGCCATTTGATCTCTATGAGTCTTTTTCTTAATGTAAGCTAAGAAATCGTTTTGGATATCGAAACCTATTTTGGCCATAAAAAAATCCCCCTCTAGTTATTTAGAGGGGGATGGTCTTAGATATCACCTTCCTTTCGGTTCTCCGATTTGAATATATCAAACTCACCATCTGGGTATCGTGCTGCTAACTTCATCATGTTAGTGACTACGATAGTCTGGAAGTCTAAATCTAATGCATTACAAGCTTGTGCAATGTACCAGAACACATCACCTAATTCTTTTAAAAGATGTACCTTAGTATCTTCTGTAAGTTCCTTACCTTGGAAAGCAATCTTCTTTACTATCTCTGTGAACTCTCCACCTTCTGCACTGATACCAACAGCAGCAGTAAGGAGTCTAGGAATATCAACACCCTTAGATTCTAAGTCTTTAATTCTATTGATGAACTCATCTGTACTCTTAGAAGGGTGGCTTGTAGTACCATCGACAAACTCTAGGTACTTATCATAATCAACTGATTGTGTCATTGTGGATCTGAATAACGGTGTTCTTGTGAGTGATAGGTATCAGCATTAGGTGCTGGATCTATCTTTATAACCTCATCCCAGTGTGTACGATACACTAGGATATTGCATTGACTTACGCCATGCATTTTACCTGGATCTTCCCATTGTCTCACACACAATGTGAAGTATGGTGCGTGTTTATCATAGAAGTTAACGAAACCTCTATCTCCTCGGAACTCAACTATGTCTCCGTGTTTAAACATTCCATTCAGCGAATTTACTAAGGCGTTCTTGGTTGTTTTTTATTGCGTCAAAAGCATTAACGTCTGGATCTTCTTCCTTCTGATTCATTATTTCAGAAGTAGATTCTGCAACATCAAATAACTTCATCTTCGCTCTATCTATACCCACAACAAACTTACGATTTGAAGTAGGATCATTATACCTGTTCTTCAACTGCTTAACCATTATTCTACCTTCCTGTTCCAGTTCCTCGCTAGAAATGAGAGCGAACATAAGATCAGCAGTAGCAGGGAGTCCAAAGGATTCTGAAGTGTCAGTGAGGTCAGGATCACTAGACCCAAAACCAGAACGAGTAGTTTGAGTAGCACTAACAATCGGTAGGTCAAACTCGACAGCAAGACCCCGAAGCTCTTCAGCAATCGCTTTAACATAAGTATAAGAGTTAACAATGTGACCTTTATATCTTACACTAGCACAAATGTTAAGGTAATCTATAAAGATTATATCAGGTTTGAATGATTTCTTAAGTTTTAGTTCATTAAGTAATGCTCTAAAATGTCCAGCATGAGCTGAAGCAGTAGGATATTCCTTAATGATAATCTTTCCTTTAGTCTTCTTCTCAAGATCAGCGATCTTAGATTTAAACATCATCTGAGGTAGATCAACAATATCTTTGATGTTAACATTCAAACAGTTAGCATCAATACGCTCTGCAATCTTTTCCTCAGACATCTCCATCGTAACATAGAGAACATTCTTACTTCTCAACAAGCAAGCACTAGCCATGTGACACATGAATAGAGACTTACCAACACCTGTACCAGCAAGTGCTATGTTAAGAGTCTTATTAGGAAGACCACCCTTAGTGATGTAATTAAACTTCTCTAAGTCAAATGGTATCTTCTCTTCTTCTCTATGATAGAACTCATATCTATTATCAGCAGACTCGATGTAATCATGTCCTACATGCTCATCAAATGATACACCTAAAGCTTCCTGTAGAATACTAGGGATAGCATCCTTAGATAACTTTTCATCATTACCATCAGCAATCTTAACTGACTTAAGTAATGCATTATAGATTGCTTTATCCTGACACCACTTCTCAGTAGAATCAGATAACCAATCAGCATCAACCCACTCATCGTTAAGATCATCCAATCTAATCAAAGCATTTTTATAGGTCTCATCTGTAAGATCAGTCCTATTACCAAGATTAATTTTCAGAACTTCTTTAGTAGGAGTCTTATCATACTTAGATGAAAAGTCTTGTATCTCTTCAAAGAGAACTACATCGACAGCATCCTGAAAATACTCCGAATCAAGATGAGGTACTACCTTACGATAATACTCCTCATTACATAGAAGGTTCCGAAGGATAGTATTTTCTATCCTTTCAGTTGCCATAACCATACTCCGTTCTTGCTGCTTCCTCTAACTGAGCCATCACTTCGTCTGTGAAGTACTTCTCAGGACTAGCAAGAACAGATTTAGGGTAAACAGAAGTTTCACCGAACTTGATACGGTTGCCCACCCTTGTAAAGACGTTGTACTTCTCACCCAATTCAATGAGTCCGTAGTACTTGTCCAGTCCACGTTCATCGAAGTATAATCTAGTAGCAACTTTGGAACCCTCCTTAGATAATCGAGATTTCTTGGCTTCGCACTTAATGATGTTACCCACTAGGTCTGTACCTTCCTTCTCTTTAGATTTGGTCAAATATATTATAGTAGATGCAGCATACTTTAGTCCAGCTCCACCACCCATTTCTTTTTGTGGCACATAGGATCCGATCACATCATATGTGTGATTCGTAACAATCATAGGAACTTTCGCCTGTCCAAGCTTCAAGGTTAATACCCTGAAAGCACCCTTGATTAACTGTGATTTGGTCATGTCTCTGACCTGTTTATCATTAGAGATGTCTTCCATCTCCTTTGATGTACTCAGCATACCAAGAGAATCCAAAACAAACATCAATGGTTGACGCTGATCTTTTGGTTCTTTTAAATACTTATCAAGGATCCTAGTAGCTTGTGTTCTAAACTCTTCAATAGTAGCAACAGGAAAGATTACCATACGTTTGGAATCTATACCTCTGCTCTCGATCATATCCTTGGAGATAGCAGATTCAGACTCAAAATAAATAACCCCACCATCACTGTGCTGATTAAGAAAGTTACGTACAACACTAAGGGCAAAGAAAGTTTTTCCTGTTGAAGATTCCCCTGCAAGTGCCGTAACCTTGTTGGATGGAATACCACCAAACAAAGATCCACTAACGACAGCGTTGAAAATATGGCTACCTGTATCAACAAAACTGGATGTATCTCCTGCAGCGACTCCATCACTGACGATACTTGCATACTCATTACCACTCTCCTTAATTACTGTATCTAAGAACCCCATTTAGTGACCTCACTTTCATACATGTTAACATAGTCATGACCATCACTGGCCATCATTAGAGCATACTGTCTTGCAGTATCACGCTCTTCAAATACTCTTACCTGTTCAGGTTCAAGTGCCTCAACCATATCATCCTGATAGGTTACTGTCCATACGGTTTTACTCATGCGAAGAAACTCCCTATTGTAACAACTTTTTTACTGTTCCACCCTATACATTCTAGCACATTTTCGAGTGGTTTCAAGAAACTCTTTTCAAATTGTTTCTTGTGATCGATATACTTCTCCATATTAAACTCCTTTGGAATCTCATTGAAGAAGGAAATACAATCCTCCCTAAAAGGATTGGGTGTCTTAAGATAAATGAATTTTATCTTCTCACCCTCCTGTATTAGAGGATACTTGTTCTCTATCTTATTCTTTTTAACATAATGGTTATAAAGCAGAGCACCCCTTACGTGGATGGGGGTTCCTTTTTGATAGATGTCGGTTCTTGAAAAGTATTTTTCAACTCCGTTACATCCTCTTGGGAAAGCAATGTTTTCGTAGGGCTGCTCTCTTGTCTCTGCTCTGACACCATCGATAAATGAGACAAGTTCATCATTTGTTTTGCCGATAATAATCTTAAAAGCTGCATACAATTTATCCCTGAAATATTGTGGTGTAGATGACCTAGCAGTCTCAAGTCCCATGATCTTCATCTTGGGTTCTTTGTATCTAACACCCTCTGAGTCCCACACGTTTAATATGTATCGCTTCTTAGCAGTCCATATACCACGGTCAGCGATGTTCTCTCTCTTCATTATCATTTTCTGTTCATACGCCGAGACATACGAAGCCAGTTCCTGGTAAGAGTTCTCGATAAACGGTTCGAGCTGATCCTTACAGATCTTGTCCAGGAGCTCAACAATCTTAATCTTATTATCAGACTTATGAGCAAAAAATTTATCAACAAGAGGTCCGAGATTAAGATATATTGAGTCGGTGTCAGATGCAATGACGTAATCAACTTTATCTGTAGAGAGTAGTTTATTTAGATAAAGATTGATCTTGTTCTCTATCCAGCGAATAGATACCTGCCCAGAAAGAGTGATTGCTTCTGCATTAGCAAGCTTATAGTACCTGAAGTGCTCATTGCCGATAGCACCATAAGCACTATTAAGTGAGATCTTCTTGGCCATCTGTATGTTATTACATCTGGCGATCTCCTTTGTAATCTCATTGGATGGATTCTTTTCATACTCTTTCTTTGCTTCAATCATCTTCTTCTTGAAGATGACTCTCTCATTGTACATCTTATCCATGAGTTCTGGTAAGAACCCACGTACATCCTTCCTGTACTGTGCTCCATTAGCACACACAGCAAACTCACCATCAATCTCTACCTCTTGATTTAAGATCCCCTCAACGCTCGAACTGGGATGTCCAGTCTCCCAGAGGGTCTCTGGTGAGATGTTATATTGCATAATAAGATGAGGGTACAGGCTATTGAGGTCAAAATTAACAACCCAATCATAGAATCCTGTCTTCGGTTCCTTAACATACGCCCCCGCATATTTTTCTGATTTGTTTGCACTCTCTTTCTTAGGTGGAATTGCTATCTTCCTCTTAAGAAGTTCAACGTATATGTAATTATCCCACATACGTACCTGACTAAACACATCTTCATAATTGACCTTAGCATCATACGCCATAGTAAATGCTAAGTCAAGTAGTTTCATCTTATCATCAAGTTGATCTACTAACCTAACGTCATGGATGTTGTAATCAATAAACTTCTGCCAATCATTCTGATAGAACTCTTTGAATGTATCATACTCAGAGTGATCTAACTTTCTTGATCCAAGCTCAACCATGCAGATGTGATCAAGTCTATACGATTCTTGGTTAGTGTAAGTAAATTTCCTGTATAGTTCGAGGTAATCCAGAGTAGAAATTCCTGGAAGATCGTAAGCGATTTGCTTTCTCCCTTTGATATAAATTTCACGTCTAGATATAAGCCTCCACGGGCTAAGATAACGAGAATACTTCTCACCAAGTATCCTAGAAATACGACCAGCGATATAGGGAATATCAAAAAGTTGTACGTTCCAACCTGTAATAACATCAGGAAAATTCTCATTCCAATACTCCAAGAATGCTGATAACATAGACTGTTCAGTTTTGAAGTGAAGGTAGTCTACATCTTCATGCTTATTATCAAATGATCTAGCACCAAAGACAGTAATGCGACCAGTAAAGGAGTCCTTAATACTGATCGCTAGTATCTCTTGGTCTGCTGCTTCAATATCAGGAAACCCATTCTCAGCAGCAGTTTCAATATCTATGTTGAATACCCTAATGGTTTTAGGATCAAACTTTATATGTTCATCAGGATATTCCTCTGCGATATACTGATAAAGGTATCTTGTGTTACCATACACTTCCATGTTAGCAACATCTCTATACCTCATTATAGTTTCCTTTGCACCTGCAATGGAACCTTGCTTCATAGGCTCTACACACTTCCCCTCAAGGGTTCTCCATTTAGAGAAGTTAGATGTTGGGAGATATAAAGTAGGGTTAAATGGAACCCTATCTTTAAATGCCTTACCTCCCTCATAACCACGGACAAGAAGGTTCTGACCTGCTTGCTCAACATTGGTGTAAAATTTCATTCAGTAAGTAGTTCTTTTGCTTCTGCTGTATTTAAAGCTTCATCTGTTGGTGTAACCATCACTATTATATCAGTAGATCTAACAACTAGTTGAAAGTCTGCTGAATACTTTGGCCACCTCTCACCATCTAAGGTAATAGGATCCTCTAGAATACAATCTGGTTGACCATATTCTGCCTCTGGTATCTCTGATACATCAGCAAGAATCCAAGGTTCGTTATTCAGTCGTAGTAGTTTCTTCATTAGTTTCTTCTATTGGTTCACTGTCTGCTAAAATCTTCTGTTCATATGCTTGTTGGACTGCAGGCTTAGCACTACTAATTATACCAATCATCTCAAACCCAACATTAAACTGTCTATCATCTGTAAATGGATTCCACTTCTTGAAGTTAATATTATAACCTTCTTCAGTTTCATTTACAACATGCAATGTATAAGGATCTGTGAATGCTAAACAGATAGGTTTCTCTCCTTTCTCCTTTGATTCTTGATCATGGAACACTTCTCCAACATCACAAATAACTTGCTCGTTGGAATACTTCATGTTAATAACTTGTATAGTCATACTGTTTCTTTGTTTTCGGTGTACATAATTGTTAATGCTTCATCAACATATTCATAGTCTTTTACATGAAATTCTTCGAGATATATCTTTTCGATATCTTCCCTAACATCATTCATACTAACAAGACTATAAAGATTCAAACGAAACTGTTGATGTTTTGCGAAAGGATTCCAAGGAGAAAAAGTACATTTTAATTCAGGTTCATTAGTCTGAAATTTCTGAGTAGTTGGAATACCTCTAGAGACTGTAATGACTTGAGGATGGGACATAATATACCCTAATGTTCTACCCGAATTGGGATCTTGAGTAACTGCCTGATTGTGTGCATTTCTTATCTCATGAACCTCAGCTACTATTCGTTCTCCTGTATTAAGAACTATAAGTTTGATGCTCATACTCTAATGGATGTATCTAGACATTATAAAGGGGAACTCGACAAAAGTCAAGCTCCCCTTTAATTCATAACAAAATACCACTACTCCACTAAGAGACCTGAGCCTCTAACTTTTCTCTGGCAGCACCTGTGCCGAACCAGAATTTCTTTTGCTGATTCTCTGGAAGAACCTTAGTAAGATTCACAACCAGTAATCCATCCTTATACTCAACATTCTCAACTTCAATAGAATCTCCTAGTTGCCAACTCCTATCAAATGATCTTGTAGCAATACCCTTATGGGTATAGGATCTCTCATCCTTTTCTTCTGCAGCTGCTTTAACTGTTAAGATGTTTTGTTCGGTGGTAACTTCGATATCTTCTCTTGAAAATCCAGCAAGAGCGATTTCCAGAACGGTTCTACCATCTCCCCCATGAAAAACATTATAGGGTGGGTAATTTTGTCCAGCTTCTGCCAGTCTTTCGAGTCTGTTGAATGTTTCATCGAATCCTAATTGAAATGGGCTATAGGTATCCCAGTATGATCTACGCATGGTGTCCTCCTTGAAGCGACTAATTGAATGTGACCCCGAAGGCATCACACTACTATTTAAGCAGTGGTGGACTGAATTTACCATGTGGTAAACCAGAAAACTGAGTACGGATGTTACGGTTTCTTCTTACCAATATTATATTTGGACTCTAAAGTCCATTCACCTTTCTCTTTAAAAGATATAACTTTAATTTGATTTAATGGTGCAAGATCTCCAACATTATCCTGATTAATGATTGTAACCAATCCCCAATCAGATAACAACTGTGTTATACGATTTCTACGCTGAACATCATTCTCTGTGATGTTTGTGTTCTTACCATCAAGTGCGAAGAGTTCCTTGAAGTGAACTATGTAATACTTTCCTTGCTTATGCAAGATGTGACACGACTGATATATCTTTCTTTCTTTTCTAGAAGCAACTCCAATTCGTGTTAATGTTTCACGAACCTTTAGGAAATCATCTGGTTCTTTGAGACCTACCTCAATCATATCAGACTGTTTCCACTGGATCTCAGTATCAACGGACATTATTTTCCACCTTTATGCAATGATCTTTTTATATGTTCGAGTTGATCTGTTGATAATACCCTGATTGCTTCTAGAGCCTTGGTATAACTATACCCATAATACTCACGAACTTCATCAAGATAATCAATCGACTCTTTCTTAGACCAAGGAGAAAATCTCTTTCTAGGTCTCAGACTATTTATATAAAAGTCGTATTGCATACGCTTAGATATATGCCAATTCATATTCATCTCATTAGCAAACAATACAGTGTCTGTAAAAGATGCTAGGCACTTATTAATAATCCATGTAGGATATGAGTTCTCCAAAGATGGATCTTCATCCATCATATTCTTTTTACTTTGGTTGATACTATACAACCATGCACTTAGTTTGGGCTTGCTCATATGCTAAATCATTAATTACTAAAGGAAGCAGTCTATATTCTGCTCGTTGGATACGTTGAGTCAAGGTCTCGACAGTATCATCAGGACAAATAGGAACCCTTGATTGATTTATTATAGCACCACCGTCAAGTTCCTCGTTAACATAGTGGACAGTACATCCACTCTCTCTATCACCTGATTCTAATGCTTGTTCTACTGCATGTAAACCCTTGTACTTAGGAAGTAATGATGGGTGTACATTAATGATAGGACATGGGAACTCAGATGGTTTCTTAAGCACCCTCATATAACCTGCTAATACAACAAGATCAACCCTCCAAGCTTTGAAGAGTTGAATCATTTGATCTTCATCTTTATGTGCTACCCTACAATGAGGGATTCCAAACTTTGCTGCTCTCGCTACAGCACCACATTTCTTTGTATTGTGTATCATTAACACAATCTCATGTTTCATCTGAGGGTATCGTATAATGTTCTCGAAGTTAGTTCCTTCTCCAGAACACATGACTCCTAATCTCATTAGTAATGATCCTCCAATCCTTCTACGGGTGTAGGTTTCCAATCCTTACCATAATATTTCTCTAAGATATTATGGTGTGGTGCATCTGTACCAACCTTCGGTGTCTTAGGTGGTGGCGGTGGAAACATCTCTAGTTGTATCTCAGGGATGGAGAATGTATCACCATCCTTTCTATGATGACAAACATAGAATGATCCATCCTCTTTTTGATATAAGAAGTCTGCCTCATGTGAACTTAGCAGAAGCATCTTAGTAATTTTATCACCTTTTTCAATCATAGACATCATAAGGTCCATTAAGTTTTCTTTGATGTTCTCTCTCATCAAGAACCTCATTGATTAAATCTTTGAGTTCCTCTTTGAGTTTTGGTTCAATCAAAGTTAATGGTGTAGGATTAAATGGTGGATAGATTGGTTCACCATTTTCATCACGTGGGTATATGTTATCTGTACAACCTTCGGTTGCCTCACCACTCATACCCTGAGTGTCTATTTTTCCCATGTGATTAACTCCTTATACTTATGGTATAATTTGCCACATTTTGGTTCAGTGTCACGAGACTTCCACAATTGCTGTATGATCTCTCGCATGTCATCTATAGGGACAACAACAGATAGAGGTTCTTTTTCCTCAGTGATAATAACTTCAGCCATTAGTTGAAAACTGCGTTAACAGACATAACTTTTGCATTAGGATTTCTAGCCAGTGCTACTTGCCTAGCTTCCTCATAATTTCTAGCGATCACAGTCTCACTAAAGACTGTTCCAGCGACATAGAGTTTGACTTCACACTTCATAATTTGTAAGGACTAGTTCCTTCCTTGATGCTTGATCTTTATTATAGCATCCTACAGACCTCATGGTGTAAGTATGTGCAAATTCTCCAACTGTCCACTCTTTGAAACGATCCTTAACAATCTGGTCAGAGTTGTAAGATATTAACATGTTGGAAGTATACTCATCACAATCCTTAGCGAACTTATCATGATCAAACTTCTTATGCATACCACCCTTTCTACCATATAGATTATCTTTAATATCATATGGTGGATCCATGTATACAAAGTGACCCTTCTTATCCCAATCATTAACTAACAAGCTTTCATAAGAATGACTGGTTATTATCCAACTCTCAATGAGTTCTTGATACTCGCTAAGTCGCTTAATCCCTCTAAGGGAGAAGTTGGATTCACTGGCTTGTTCTGAGAACGAGGAAGACTCAGTAAGACCACTAAAGGAACACTTATTAACGATATAAAAAGCGATGGCACGAGCAATTTCCGATTCTTCTGGATCATTAATAACCTCCTTCATTGATTGAAATAAACATCTAGCAGAATCTGGATTGCAATGAACTCCTTTCAAGTTCTCCAGTTCCTTCTGCATCTCTGAACCATTATGTTGTAACTGACACCAGAAGTTATACAATGGTTCATATAAATCATTAACCCACACCTTAATGTGAGGATATCTCTTTGTTACTTCTAATGCTACAGAACCACCACCTATAAATGGTTCACGATATTCACCATAGTTTTTAAGATCAGGAAAGAACTGGAACAGTTTAGATAGTGCTCTAGACTTACCACCTGGATATCTTAAAGGTGTCTTTAAAGATTTACTTGTAATCATTTCCACTCCACTCCTAACATAATCTCAGTTAAACATGCTAGAGTATTAATCTCTTGGTCAGCAACGAACTGAATCTGATATTGATACTTTGCTATGATGATAACAATGTTTGGTATGGATCTACCAGTAGCATGTTCATACATTGTATCATAGATCCTTCTCATAATGTGATGGGGATCATGATCCATATGTTGAGTTACCCACTCCTTGACCAACTTATAATTACGATCCTTCATTGCTCTAATGAGATCATACACACCTATGTCTGCTATATCTGTTAGGATATCTGCCTCTATCTTACCCTTGGCTGCATGTCTCTGTGTCTCATTAAGTAACCTTCTCCAGTCAGGATAATATCTCTTAATCAGTTTAGCAGTAACCTTATCACTAGACTCAACAGACTCACTCTTAAGGATCTCTCTGAGTCTCTCAAAGAACTGAGAACTTAGTTCTGTCTTCTCAGCATTATTAATCTTAAAATCAATAACAGTACATCTTGATTTGATAGGATCAATCAAACGATTAACGAAGTTACAAGTAAAGATAAACCTACAGTTCTTATGATACTCCTCTATTGCTGCTCTAAGGATCATCTGGACATCAGAAGTCATATTGTCTGCCTCATCCAGTATGACCACCTTGTGAGTCTTTGTAGAGGTCAATGAGACTGTAGTAGCAAATTGCTTTACTCTAGTTCGGATAGTATCAATCGATCTACCCTCATCCGATCCGTTAATAATAATGTAAGAAGCACCTAACTGATCACACAAAGCTCGAGCTACTGTGGTCTTGCCTATACCAGCACTACCAGACAATAAAAGGTTAGGGATCTCACCTTGATCTAGGAAACCAAGGAAAGATCTCTTTAAACCATCTGGTAGGATACAATCATTAATAGTCTTGGGTCGATATTTCTCAACCCAAAGGAATTCATTCTTCATCAGGTCTCATTTCAATAACACCACTTGATCTCATCTCATGGTATCGATTACGAATCTGGTCTTTAAACCAGGCGGATCTATTACTAGCAAGATCATACTTAACAAGCTCATCCAATATCTTAAGAAGATCTGCTTCCTGTTTAGTGAATGATATGTTTATTATTAATTTCTTTTCACTCATTGTGGTTCTAAAGCAACGTAATACTTTAAGTTAACATCTTGAGATCCCTCCCAATCACTAACCACCCACTCAGATAAAAGATGTTCTGATACAGATACCCTATAAGATGCTTTAGGATATACACGTAAGTTATCAACCTTCATATTAAGATCATACTCACCTGTAGTAGTAGCATTAGGAAGATCAAATCTACATGAGTTACTAGTATCCATCTCCTTATCAGAGAAGTTAATGAAAGAAGAAGTACCATCACTACAGAATGATAGATCCCTAAAACCAAACTTACCTGAGATATTCAATCCCTTATTAAGTAAGGACTTGTCCAGATCAAACCCCATGTTTGAACCAGGAAATCTAACAGACTTATCAGGAGCTACCTTAAGGGTAATCTCTGGATCACTGTAATAATATTTGATTGCTATGTTATTACCACGAAGAACAACATAGTCCTCGTTACCAAACTCTAGTGTTGGATCATCTAAGATTCTTAAACCAGATAGAAACTGACTTAAGTCATAGATTGCAAAGTCTTGTGGGAAGTATTCCTCACACTCATACTCTGCTAGGATGTTCTCTGCATTAGAGATAGTCTTAATGATGTTCCCCTTCTTGAATACTATAGAGGAATTAATTGTTGCGAAGTTCTCAAGGACTGAGAACGTCAGTTCTGATAAATGTACTTTACTTGTCATAATCTACGGTAAATGCAGTAGCTCCAGTTTGTGCCTTTTGGTATGCAGCAGTCTTATCATTGAAGTGAAGAAGTAACACAGCATAATGAATAATCTTGATGATGTCCTTTCTGCTTGTACCCTTCCTATCATACCGTGAAGCATATTTCAATATGTTAGACCTACAGAATGCTTCTGCGTCACCTACTGAGTCAATCAGGTCAAGTGTTTGAACATTACCTGCTGAGTAGTGACCCCTGTATGTCTGACTGATATAATCCGAGACCTCTTTCAGGATCTCACTTTCATTGTATTTCAACGGTTCCATACGTATTGTATCTTATCATGATAACATTCAAATTCGATTCCGTCAAGACTTTTTAGCTTAATTTTATGTAAAGGACTGGAAGGAGCTCCCACCCCTTCCAAAATCATTCCAGACCTACCATCAGTCAAGGTAGCCCAATGTCCTAGGTATCCGTTTTTACTCATAGTAGTGCCTCCAAACCTTCGTTTACTAAACCTTTAGTTTTTATACTATCGTAAATCAATACAGCTGATTTCATCTTAGTAACATATTGTTTTCCTACTCTAACTCTCTTCTTTAATTGATCTACACTTGCTACAATAATACTATCATCAATAGTATTGTGGACAACAAGGTAATCAAACTCCTTACATGTATAATCTCCTGTACCTTTGTTTCTCTTTCTTCTGAGATCAAGTGTATTAGGATTATACCTCTTCAACATGGGTGAGAATCTTTTGACTTGTATCTTTTTCTTATTCTTGTTAACCATGAAATCCCACCCATAATCTAAAGTTGGTTGAATCAATTGGTATGATTCATCTTCAATGAATTCATACCATTTCTTCTGGAAGTGACACTCACTTGCGATTCCCCTTAATCTATGCGGTCTCATCGTTTGACTCCTCCTCTAGATCTACTTTAGCATCAATCTTATCATATAGATCAACAAAGGACTGCTTAGTCTCTTCATCAAATCTATTTACACATACTTGGATCGCTTTAACACGATTGTTCCAGATTGCAAAGGCACGAATGATGTGTACCAATCTACGTGTTGAGATAACCTCATCGATACCACCATCACGGAATGTTCTACGGATGATATCAGACCAGTTAGCAAGATTCTCGCAGAACTCTTCATCAAGTACACCTAAGTTAGCAGATACTTTCTCAAGGATCTTTTGCTCAGTCTTAGGAGTAGGATACTCTTGCTCAAAGGTTAAGGCGAATCGCTCAAGGAAGGCTTCGTTGAGCACGTTAGTTCCAATAAAACGTCCATCATCTGAACCCTTACCTTTTGTGTTTGCTGTTGCGATGATGTTGAATCCTGATTTTGGTCGAACGAACCTCCCAACCTTTTTAAGGAAAACACCTTTTCCTTCAAGGATTGATTGAAGGCAGAGGATCTTGTTTGAGGCAAGGTCGATTTCGTCAAGGAGCAAGACAGCTCCTCTGTTGAGAGCTTGAATAACTGGACCATCGTGCCAGACGGTTGCACCGTCAACAAGACGGAACCCACCAATGAGATCATCTTCATCTGTTTCTATTGTAATATTTACTCTAACCAATTCTCTTCCTAACTGAGCACATGCTTGCTCTACACTAAGTGTCTTACCATTACCAGATAGTCCAGTAATGAATGTAGGATAGAACATCTTGGAACTGATGATTTTCTTTACATCAGAGAAGTTACCAAAAGGTACATAGTTTGGATCTTTCTGTGGAACTAGATTCTGCTCTATTGCTGGTGTTGCTGGTAGTCCCTCATAGACTCTCTCCAACTTCTCAGCAACAGTAAGGTTCCACTTACCTAGACCTGTTTTAAAATCTTTTAAACGCTTACTAACAGTTTGATAACCTAGATCAAAGTGAGCAGAAGCTTGACGTAACTGAGATGCATTGATCTCTGTTCCGAATTTTTCTTGTAAGTAACCCTTAATATCTTCTGTGGTTACTGGTGATGGAGCGAAAGGCATTGGATTTTGTTCTGTATGTTATAAGTATAATGGATTGTTTGGATTTGTGGGGGAAGGGAGGACAGTTTGTTAACTGACCATCCCTATGAATGAACTTAGGATCTTCTTGTTGTTTGACTTACTTCCTAGCATCTTCTTGAATGCTCTGGAAATATCACCCTTCTTAGCACCTTCCTTAACTTCAAACTCAACCTCATTTTCTAAAGCTTTATCCTGAAGGGCATAGAGTTCAGTGAATCCCATAGGATTAGGGATAACAACTGCCTTATCCTTTCTCCATTGCTTTTGTATATCATAGTAGTTTGAAGTACTGTAACGATGTACAAAGTTTTGTAAGTGTCCACCAGGAAGGATTCTAAACCCTACTATGTTAACACCAGGATTACGATCTTTAACTTGAGTTATCAAAGTCGTTGTTACTTCTGTATAAGAGTCACGGAATTGAGGATAGACTCTACCAGTCTTACGATCACGTAAAGCATTTGCCTCACCCATTCTTGAGCAAGATATTCTCTCTTCATCTCCATCGTAACTATAAGTTTTTCTACCATAAGTTATCATGCTACTCTCACCATCAGTAAGAATGCATACATTAACTTTCTCTAGATCATTCTCTTGCTTGAATGTTGGTATGATGCTATTGAGTGAAACAATTGCTTCATTCAATGGAGTACCTGATAATTCTAATCCTACTGTTGGTGAATAGAAACTATTTCTATGACCTTGATAAAGCCAAGCTTCTCTCCAAACATTGATGCACTGTCTCTCATAGTTACGTGCATTACTACGAGATGAGATAAGGTTAACCATGTTGAAGTTATTACTATCAACATAGATTTCTCCTATTACAGGTTGAGATTCCTCATTGTCTCTTTCCCATCTGTAATTACCAGGTTGAGTATTAGGGTTGTTTTTAATTCTATTAACTATTCTCCACTCATTTGTGAAAGCATATACTTCAAATGGTATCTGAACTTTCTTGCAGAAGGCAGTAAGATTTAATAGCTGCTTAACAGTTGAATAGATTGTAGGAGCCATAGATCCAGACCAATCTAAAACAAATAAGAGACCATGATTCTTACCATCAGGTAAGATTGTTATCTTCTTGAAAAGGTCTTCGTTATATTTGTAAGTGTGTAACCTTGCTGTGTCCAGTACTCCAGTCCTAGAAGTAGCAGCACGAGCATAAGCACTGGCAGACTTTCTGCACTCAAATTCTTTAACAAGATAGTTTACCTCCTTTTGTGATTGCTTGCGGAACTTACGATACTCTGCATCAGGTGAACTGTAAACAAAAGATTCTACATTACCTTTATGTTCTGGTACATTCTTAGATACAAAATCCTTAAGGTGTTCAGCACTTTCTACGAAGTCTTTTCTACCAGAATCTATCCAGTCATGTACTTCAGTCCAGTCAACAACAATATTATCTATGTTAAGGTTTTTAGGTAACTCAACATAAGATATTGTACGACTGTTATAATTGTTTGCATTTAATTTTTTGGTTTGCTCATCAAATGCTTTCTGTGTACGTGATTGCTCTGAGTTGTGATCACCACCTCTAGTAGATCCTTCTGTAATATCATCATCACCTTCACCTTCCTCTTCATCATCACCACTTCCATCAGAAGAAGTTTGATCAGTCTCTTCAGTTTCAGGTGTTGGTTCTGACTGCTGATTCTCTAACTCACCAGTTCCTTCTTTAGATGAATTGTTAGGTAGAGATTCTTTTGCAGCATTCTCTTCCATCTGCTTCTGATAAGCATATACTTCCTTTGCAAGCTCAATAACTTCTTCAAATGTTTCTGTAGATTCTGCTTTAAGAACAAAGACCATCTCTTCTGCTGTGAATGGAATCATAGCAGTAGCACCAACCTTAGCATTAAGGTTGATACGGTCAATCAAAAGGAAAGTTTTTAAATTCTCACCACCAATCTCAAAGAAATCTCTATCATCAAGCTCTGCATAACCTCTAGCAAAAGTCTTAGTGAGACCAGGATACTTACGCTTCATCAATTTCTCGATGCGTACATCCTCAATCACATTGATGTAATCTTTAGGGCAGTCTGCATCTTGTGTCCAATCATAGTTGGGTGTATATAATGCATGTCCTACCTCGTGACCTACTAGAAGATCATACACAGTGTTTGTAGCGAAGTCCCACTGTGGTAGTTCAAGTACTCTCCTCTGTACATCAAATGATGCTGTTGTACAAGTGCTGTTATGCTCTACTATAAGGTTCTCAGTAGCAAGCAATCTTGCAAGGTTTCCTTTGATTTCGTGCTGTAGAGTCATGCTGTTCGTGTCTTATGTACCTATAATACATCATATTAGGGACACTTCAACCAACAGTGTCCACTTTCTAGACCGTCACATTACCAGCAATAGTGATCCTGTTCTCATCAGAACTATGGTATGGGTTAACCCCATGATGGATCCTAGAAGGGAATAGTATGATAGCACCTTCTGCTCCCTTGTCAACAGCCACGTTCTGTACGTACACACCACCATAATGAGTAGGATGTATAAAGTATGGGCATCCTGGAAAAGATTCTTTAGAAGTATTCCTATGGAAAGGAAGACTTCTTTCTTCTTCTAAAGTAAATGGTATCTTATGAAAGATAATATAACTATAGATCCCATAGTGATTGTGTGGTGGATTATATAGGTTCTTTGAAGTAATGTTAACCCAAGGGTCATCCATCTTTAGATTCTCAAAACCTATATGTGGATGCATGACCTTAGCCATCTCTGTCTCATACTCATCAGTATAATCCTTATACTGAACCCTATAAGCATTAGCAAGACCTACAACATATGGTCTCAGTAAACTAGAAGCTTCTGGTATATTAAAACAATCATCCTGTACACCAGCAGTAGCAGCTTGGTTGCTCCTATCAGAATTGATAATAATATCATCTAATTCTTTTCTGTGTTCAGGAGTCAAATGTGTCTGCACATAACCAGAACAAAAAAATGGTTGAAAATTAATATTCATTGATCATGCTATAGTTCTTAGGTTTCTCTACAGTAAGAGTTCTTTCAAACTTATCAGTCATAGATTCCTTATGAGATATCACAAATACATTTGTGCTATCATCGAAATTACGTAAGATCCAACCAAGGTCAGAAGAACCAGATTGATCAAGCGAGCCGTCAAAGATTTCATCGAGTATAAGAAGATTAGTGTCTACGCTATTCTTAAGCTTAGCAACGCTACGCCAAGTAAGCAACAGTGCTATATCAATACGTGCCTTTTCTCCTTCACTGAATGACTCGTATGAAAACACATCTCTATATCTAGACTTAATAGTCTCATCAAAGTTCTCATCTAAAGTAAAGTTAACATAAAAATCCATACCTTGAAGATACTGATTGATCAGTTTATTCATTGTAGGAAGGTATGTCTTAATGATTCTAGTCTTAATACCACTGTCCTTTAATAACTGACCAGCAACATGTAATGTATCTTTATCCTTCTTAGTAGAAGCGATAGACTGTTTAGTAGTATTACCAGTTTCTATAAGACTCTTAAGTTTCTCAAACTCTGCTTTTTTATTTGCAGAGTCCTTAGTAAGATCATCTATCTCATTCTCAATATCTTTAATAGTATTTCTTACGGTATTAATTTGAAAATTGAATTGACTAATCTTTGAATTGATATCAATAACCTTACCACTGAGTTCAGTAAATTTGGTTTCTCTATTCTCCTCATCTATGATAGCAACTTCTAATTCTTTAAACCCACCCTCAAGCTCACCTATCTCAGTGTTACCTTCTTCTATCTTTACTGCTCTAAATTCTTCAGATAGATCCTGTGTGCAAGTAGGGCATACATGATTGTCTTGAAAGAACTTATGCTCCTTATGACAATTCTTAATCTTCTGTGATACCTTTGTTCTAAATGAATAAAGTTTCTTTAACTTCTTAGATACATCTGCTAGTTCCTGTAGTTCTAATTGTAATCTAGCAGCTTCTATATTCTGAACCTCTATTGCATCCAAAGAAACTTTCTCATCTGCATTAAGTTCTACTATCTTTTCTTTCTTTCTATCAATCTCACTCTGTGTCTTCTTCTCTATCTCATACATATAATTCTTTTGAAGTTCAATCCTCTGTCTCTGTATTTCAAATTGACCTTCTAAGCTCAACAGTTCTTCTTTATTCTCTCTAACCTTAACACGTAAAACATCATTCATAACAGAGAAGATTTGGATGTCTAAGATATCCTCAATAATCTCTCTACGTTGTGCACCAGGTAATCGCATGAAAGGAACAAACGTAGATGATCCAAGTATCACAACCTGTGTGAATGACTTGTACGACATTCGTAATATATTCTGTTCTAGATTCTTCTGTTGTATTGCTACTGTATGATCCTGATCTAAAGGTTGACCATTCATATAGATGATAAACTTGTTAGGTTTAATACCACGTACAACTGTATACTTATTGTTACCAATGTGAAACTCTACCTCGGCAATACAATCCTTCTCATTGATACTATTAACCAATGCAGACTTACTAATCTTACGGAATCCTCTCCCAAACAAAGCAAAGGTCAACGCATCTAAGATGGTTGACTTACCTGCACCGTTATGTCCAACGATAAGATTAGTTTTAGCTCTAGTTAAATCAATTTCAGAATAGGTATTCCCAGTACTAAGGAAATTCTTCCATCGAACCTTTTCAAATATAATCATAAAATACGTGGTGGAATAATCAAATCATCTTTGGAGTAGACAACGTAATTTGTTTCTTGATGGTCACAAGCTTTCATTATAGCATCTCCGTCAACTTCCTCAACATCAAGTTCAGGAGTTGCTGGATCATTTATCTCATCAACAAGAAAAACATATCTCTCAGCATCTTCCTCTGCCTCAAACATAGGCACAATCTGTTCCATGTCATCTCCAGTTACAGAGAAGACTTGTTGTGGTTGACCAGCTAGAGTGAGGATAAACATGTTCATACGACCTCGCATGACTCTATGTATAGAGATTGCATCAGTTTCTTTAGATCGGTTTTGTCTACTGCTATCTCTGCTTCATCAATATATTCATTGAGAAGAGTTAGAGTATCCTTAACATTAATCTCAACATCTTCATCTAAGTCAGTGTCTACAAGGGTTTCTACGATCTTAACGTCATGAACTCCCGACTGGTATAGTCTATCTAAAATAGAATCAAACTGTGAGTAATTAGTCTTCTCTTCTACGATCAATTTTATAAACTGATCAGCATACCTTTCAGTATCAAACTCACTATAATCATGCTCGACATCATTATAGTATATCTTACTAAAGATTTCATATGGGTTCTTAATGAACCTCAACCTATCAGTCTCTGTATCATAGATATGAAATCCTCTCTGATCCTTGTAATCATTCCAGAACATCTGATATGGATTACCTAAGTACTGGACATTATTCCTCTTAGATCTATGATGGAAGTGACCTGACCATACACGATCAAATCTATTAAACTCTTTTATAGTACGTCCACCATCAAAATGCATACCAGGTGTAACCTCAAACCCATCTATCTCTAGATGTCCAGCACATATATCAGCATTACTATTGTTTATAAACCATTCAGATCTATCTACATTAGCAGTATTAATCCAAGGTAACAATAGAAAGTTCTTACTATCAAAGTGGATCTCATGTGGTTCACTGTAGATCTTAATATTCTCGTACTGTTCCAACAACAACTCAGGGGAATTGATATGACTACTGTTCTTATAGTATGTCGTATGATTCCCTAGAATCATGTGTACATCATATGCTCTAAGTCTGTCGAAATAGTTAGTCTTAATCCTTGCAAAAGTATTAAAATCCAAAGACTTTCTGTTATCAAATGTATCACCCAGATCAAGGACTGTAGTGATGCCCTCTCGTTCAAGAGTAGGGAAAAATATCTCATCATAAAATCGTTGGAAAAAATTCCAGAATGGTAATGAACCCTTGCGACCATCTAGGTGCTGGTCTGTGATGATAGCAAGCTTCATTTTTTAGTAGTATTGCTACGTGTTCTGTTTATAATTGAAATAAATTTATCACCAGCAAATGCTCCAGCAAGACACACATCAATCTCATCACCATCTACCCAGTTCATATCACCATTCATTTTGGTATGAAGCATGGCTTCTTGGATCTTGTCTATAACTTCTTGTGTTAATTTCATATGAAGCTCGTGTTGCTGGATATTGTTGTCTTAGTTTTTGTACTACTGCTAGTTGTACTTCTAGTAAATTCATCTGCCCTCTCTTGATCTATTTCTAATAGTGATATGATTACCTTCAATAGCAAACTCTAAGTAATCTGTATGATCCCATTCAAGTTCTTCATATAGATGATTGAGTTTATCCATATCATCCCACAAGTCGGTAGGAGTAGGCTCCCCCCAAAAAGGATTATCGTCAGGATTCATCTGTTCATTTTGATTTCGATGTTTTCTTTAATACTGTTCATATCAGACTTAGAAGCATTTAGACCTACAACACCAGTATCATCAACATGCATTACTGTAGCAGAGTCAGAATGATCTAGGATCTTTTGTTTGATCTCTAGTTGCTTCTTCTCTTTTTGGATACGTCTCAAGAAAGCATAGTATATGATCTGAGTGAAGTAAGCAAAAGGATTAGAAGATTTCTCAGGATCAAAGTTATCGATATACTGTAAGCAATTCTCAATACCATCACATATCATGTCTTCCCTAAAAGGGTAGTTCACAAAGTTTGGTTTGTAGGATAGGTGTGTAGCAATCTTAAGGAAGCACTCACCTATGTAATTAGGTACTCGTGGTTTGTCCTTCTCGTGCTCACGTGAATAAATGACTCTCTCACGATAGATAGTCATTGCTTCTAGGAGTTCTTTGTTATTTACATAGTACTCAGTTTTTGCTCTCTTGGCCATATCGTTCTAAATCCTGTAAGAAGTATAGCATACTCTGTTGCATTACGCAATGTTTAAGATTCGTAACAATGCTTGACGGCGATCCATAAACCCAGTACAATTCACCTTGTGGTGGTTCAAAGGAATGCTAGCTAGTTTTAAAGATCTTCTCTAGTAACTTTCTAGCTTCGGGAACGGATCCTACATATCCAGGAATTATTTTATTTGGATCACCTATAGCTTTGCCTTCACTAATATGTTTATTGAGTTGTTTTGCTTTCTTATCTTCAGAAATACATTTCAAATAGAAAGCTTTAATCTTTGGATCACACTCAGTCATAGTTAGTATATGTTTTTTGGGAATAAAAAACGAGTCATCAAAAGTTGAGTGCATCCATTCAGTAAGACCAAAACCTTGAACCTGAAGCTTCTTATGTTTATGTCTTACCATCTCTACTTTCATAGGTTCAAAAATTAGGACGACCTCATCTTCAGGACAATTAGATATCCTACAGATGATCTCTTCCCCAGAGACAAACTTAATAGTAGCAAAGAATTCGTCTTCCATTATTGTAGATTTATTCTGATGACTTCATATTTAAAGTTCTCCCCTTTATAGATGTTAACTCTTTCGTCTAGATGTTTAAGTGTGTAGTTCCTACCACCTATATCATCTGCAATATCATATAAGGTTGCTAGTTCTTTACCTTCCCCCTTCCTAAGTACTCTACCAATGGATTGTAAATTTCTAATACGTGATTTACTGGGAGATGCGAAGATGATATTATGAAGCCGCTTAATATTAATCCCAGTACTAAAAGTGCCGTATGACGCAATGATAACCGCATTGTCTTCAAGCTCCGTAATCTGTCTAACCTCCTCACGATCCTGAACATCAGTACCGCCGTGAACAAAAAATAGTTTCCGATCAGAATCTATAGAATTATTTATCAATTCGTGCAACGGTTCACCATGCTTTTCGATATAATTAAACAAGACAAGCGTGTTACCATCTAAGTCTCTTACCAAATTCTTGATGAGGTTATTACGACCTTTGTGACTGACCAAGTAATCAATCTCATCTTGGTATGTCTCGAAACCCTGAGCTGGGTGTTTACAAAACAGGATTTTGATCCTAAACTTAGAAAGGTATCCAGACTTGATTAGATCATCTGTCTTGGTTACTTGCTCACATGAACCAAAGAGTCCTTCCAGTACCCACTTGTGGGTCTGAGTACCATCCAAGGTTCCAGTGAAACCAAACCTATACTTGGCGTTATGGAGTTTGGTCATTATACTTGTTAATGACTTGGCTTTAAATAGATGAGCCTCATCTCCAATAACACAGTCTATATCATCAAAGTACCTCTTAGGAAACTTATGAATCGATTGCCAAGTTGATATAATAACATCTTTATTCGTATTCTTATCCTTACCACTGTAAATCTTATGAACATGAGACTCAGCATCCCAACCATATTCAATAAAGTCGTTGACCATCTGCTCAACCAGACTAGTAGTGGGAACGATGATCAGCGTTTTCTTGCTGGAAGCGGTGTAGTATCTGACGAGGGAGTAGATCATAAGAGATTTACCCGAACCAGTAGGAGATAAGAAAAGCTTTCTATTATGTTTAAGAGCCTCGTACACTGCCTTGTATTGGTAGGGACGGGGTTTTATTTTGGATATTTTATCCATGAATGTCTTAACACCACGAGGTGAAACAAAATCATTTACCTCTCTAACCTTACCGTATGTCTCGTTACCTAGGTGTTGAATATTATACTGATGCTCTCCAGCCCACTCTTCTAACTGATCTAGTAGACCATGATATAGTTCTCCTGTAGCAGGTGAATACAAATGGATCATACCATCCCAGTACTTATATCTGGGATTTCTTTTTAGGAACTTTGCTTCAGGTACTTCAAATGAAAAGTAATCTGCAAGCTCATGGTGGACATGCTGATCCCCATGAACCTTTATGAATACCTCATTCTTTTTTTGTACCAAAATACTAGTCATCAATCAGTACCGTTAATGAACTTTTCCCATTCGATTGCTGACTTGATCTGGAAACCTCTATTAGATACTTGCTTCATTACACAGTCAAGAAAATAAAGCATCTGCTCAATATACTTTACCTTAGCCTCGACATTGATAACATCACTGTCTGCCTCGATATAAGTTTTCATTTTATCTTGAGTAGATATCCTACCACCAAAAGGTTTCTCAGCATATACTTTAGCATCTGCCTCGCCACCGTAATATTCTTTTTTCTCCTTGACTATCCTACGAACCTCAAACTCTAAAGACGTTTTGATCTGTTGTAAGTCAATGTAATGGTTTAAATATTTATTGTGCTGAAAAGGGATCTCTAATGCTAACTTCCCTAAGTCAGTACTGTAAGCTTTATCTTTAAATTGGAAGTCTACTTCACTATCGACTTCCCATTCAGATCTAATTGTATCAAAGCGATTACGAAGAGTTTCAAAGTTCATTTAATGATGGGTCTGTTATAGTATAGAAATGATACTTAAAAGTAACATCTGCAGTCAAATATTCCTGTTGGTCTAATGATGCATCAAAGTCCACTCCTGTAAGAGCGACTGGAAATAGTCCTGTAAAATTAACAATAAAGTTTGTGTTGAAATTTGAAGTGGTAACTAACAACTGACCTCTACTGTACTCTGGATTATCTGGAACTGCTTCACTAGAACCAGCATTACCATTACCACGAATCCATTTATGGATTGAGTTGTAGTTAACTAGAGACTCATCTATGATGAACCTCACCTGAAAATCTCCAAAGCTAACTCCACCACCAGGTATGATAGGTAGATCACGGAACCTTGAAGGTACTTCTGTAACAGGCATTTGAATGTCTGGTATATTCGCTGCCTGACAAAAGAAATCCACCCCTTTAAAAAGTTCCAATTCTAATTGGAAACCAAGAGGTGAAAGATAGTTTCTGTTTGTTAGTTGCTCTTTATACCAATCAGAGGCCACGGTCAACTTCCCAAGCTATACTTTATTTAGTATACCACCAATACGGACCTTCTCCAGGTCCACCAGTGTAGTCATCATCATCATCGTCATCCCATGTGATGTTTATATTGGGTGGTTTTTTCTTCTTCCAACTATTAACTGCAATAACTGAAGCAATGGTAGCAGCAGATACTATAGGTGAAGCGAAGAGTAGTATCTTCTGTAACATTAGTAATGATATTCGTCTAGTATGTCCAATGCACTATTTAGAGCTTGCTGTGCTGACCACCTTTCTTTGGGTGTCCAGTTTGGCCAAGCCATTTTATTATCTATATCTCTTTTAAGTTTCAACAACCTAGCCGTCATATCAACTTTGGATAGTCTTCCATTCATTATGTAGAAGGCAAGGGTTCGTGTGCTTTCATAGTTGCATATGCATTGTTGTAATATGGTGTATGTGTATCACCAGCTTTTTCAAGTTGGTATACTATAGAAGACCAAATAAGGTACTGCATGTAACTCTTTTGCATAATATATTATAACATGTATTCAAGTATATAGGCAATAAAAAAGCACCCTTTCGGGTGCTTTGTATGAGTATCGTAACCTCGATTTACATGAGGTTAGTAACTTGTACACGTCTGTAGTACATGTTAGCATTAGCGGTAAGTGTCTCACCATCAGGTGTTCCACTGTATAAACCGTTAGTTGTAACGAATGGGTTTGAAACCATACCATAACGTGTCTTGAATCCAATTTTTGGTTGGAAGTTGTTAGGATCAATACTGCGAACCATTTGTAGAGGTACATATGGGCAATAGAATAATCCAGCGTCATAAGGAGAAGTTCCCTTATAACCAACAACATAGTAGTGCTTATCAGATAGATTAGCAGCATAAGGGTCAACGTAGACCTTAATGCGTCCGTTGATTGTACCAACTAGAAGATTTCCAGTATCATCAACTTCACCAATGGAAGGACCACCAGCACCAGTTAAACCAGAACTATAGTCAAGTACACCAGCCATTGCTAGAGCACTAGCAACGTCAGCAGAACACATCAAGAAGTTACCCTTTCCTCTACGAGTCTCTTGTGCGATTGCGTTACAATCTCTCTCGATTTGGAATAGGAGTCCCTTGAATTTCTCAACTGACCATCTACCGTTTGAATCAACGTCTAGATCGAATATACCAGCAGTTGCTACGTTATTAGCAGCACCTTTCTTAGCAACGCTATAGACTCTACGAACAACCTCACGGTTGATTTCAGCAAGCACTTCAGAAGATAGGATGTTAGCAAGTTCTTGCTCGGCATCTAATCCATGAATAGCTTTCAAGTCTTGAGCTAGTTCTAAGGTATACTCTGCCTTGAGGGCTCTGGACTTAGCAGTCACAGAAGTCTTCTCAATGCTGAATGACATCTCACGGAATAGGTTTCCTGTGTCACCCATTGTTTCTAGGTCTTCCCTAGACATTCCGTCTTGAACCTCATAGGTTCCAGGTGATGCATCATTCAACAGTGCAGGGTTGTTACCCTCAGAGTCTCCACCAACACCAGCACCTGTTCTAGGTGTGTATGCTCCTTTGGTAGCCTCTCCAGCAGCAGAGAATCCTGTGTCTGGTTCGTTGAATAGTGCCTCTTCGCCTCCTTGGTTCTCGTAGCGAGATCTCATTGCAAAGATCAATCCAGTAGGTCCAGACATAGGCTGAACACCACAGATATCATATGCAACTAGGTTAGGCATTGAACGGCGAATCAAGCTGATGAGAACTGGGTCGAAACCAGCTAGTCCAGCTGTATTGCTGTTACCGAGTGCTGATCCAGCAGGGGATACAGTACTTGCACCGAGAGCGTTCACGGCGACTTCGTTTAACATTCCCTTCTCTTCACGAAGGAATCTTTCTTGGTTTTCTAACAGAACTGCGGTAACCGCTTTCTTATAATTGTCTTTGATGGTAGAACTACCTTCGTGACTAAGAACAGGATCCCACTTCTCTGTTAGGGCTTTTGCATTAAACATGCGATTATACCTCTATGAGAATATCGTTAATTGTTGTGTTTATTCCCAACGACTAAGAGCATCCACATAAGCGTTCATAGCTGGTGTGTTTGCAACTTCCTCGACAGGAGTTTCATCTGCTGCAGATGCTACTTTAGGAGCATCTCCTTTGAAGTAGCTTTCCTTGAGAGTATTGATCTTCTTGGAATATTCTTCCTCTGAAGTAAATTCAATTCCTTCTGCAAGTGCAGCTAGTTTGTCTTTCTGAGTATCCACCAATCCTTCTGACACAGTGTTCAGAATAACTTTCTTTGTGTTCTCATCCAGACGGGTTTGAAGTTTCACATTAGACTTGACCTGTTCGTCAAGGCGTTCTTCCATTTTACGAATTTGTTCAGCCATACCTTCTACCACATCGACTTTCTCATCGGGGATAGAAATGTAGTGCTCTTCAAAGAGATTCTTCAGACCTGCAATGAAGTCTTCTGTAATCTCATTCTTTATACCACGGTCTAGGGCGATTTGGTTCTCTTCAACCCATCTACCGATGGCGTAGTTAACTGTGCCATTAACTTCCTCTGCAAGTTCTGCCTTAGCAGACTCAACTTTCTCAGCAGATTCTTTAGCAAAGTGTTCTACAAGCTTTGTATGCTCTTCTGCAAGTTTTGACTTGATAGCAGCCTCGAAGATTGTCTTGGCTTTCTCAGCAAACTCTTCAGAGAGTTCTGTACCTTCAAGGAGAGCTTTAACATCGTCAGCTACGTCAACTTCCTCGAATGAAGGCTTAATTGGGTATTGTACGTCAGGTCCAGAAGTAGTACCATAAGCAGCAGCAGTACCTACAGAAGGTGTTGCTCCTTGATCACCAGCATCATTTATATTTGCGGTTTGTGCTGTACCATCTGATTGTGCTCCTTTGGCTCCAACGGGGGCAGCAGCCTTAGCACCTGGATTATCTTCACCTGCATCATTTCCATCAGGTCTTGGTCCACCATTGTCGGTTATTGACTGACCTGCAGTAGCAGCATCTGTCCCAACACTAGGTTGTGGATCTTTGTGGGAATCCCTCTTGGGTTCACCTGTTACCGCACCAGGTGCTGGTGGGTTTGATGGAAGAACAGCCGCAGAAACACTAGGCATTGGATCTTGTCCAGCCTCAGAAAGAACTTTTTCATTCTCACTAACGAATTCCGCAAACTTTTCGTTTAACATATCTGACATTTGAGTTTCCCCTAAGATTCGTACAATAAGTCTAAGTTTATTTATAGATTTATAATCCTGAAAGGAAATGTTCAAACACTTTAAGTGTCCTTTCCTCAAGATTTTTGTGAGTAGACTTGCTCACATAACTCTGGTATTTAGCAACTTCGGTCTCCTTAAGAATACCGTTGTTCCAAACCCACTCTTTACCTTCCATGATACCATTAACAAATGCATCAGGTGCGGAAGGATCAGCAACTATATCTGCTGCTGTTGCTAACATGAAGTCATCCATTACATAATTAGCATCTTCTTGTTTGTTGATGCTACCCATTCCTCTAGATGATACACCCAATTGAACACCCTCTCCTAAAAGAGACTTAGCGATCTTACCCATTGGTGTGTCTAAGATCTGGGCTTTTCCGATGAAGTTAGAACCTTCAGCAGTAAGCGATGTGATTCTGTGGGAAACACGGTCAAGGTTAACAGTAGGACCATCAGGATGACCCAACTCACCAAGAGCACGTTTTGTTTTAACGTATTCTTCATTATATCTACCTACTTCAGTTTCAAGAACTTTGAAAGGGTATATTCTACCATTTCTATTCTTAAGTTCTGCTTGTAGGAAAACACCTTCGATGTATAATTTTTTATCATCGCCTTTACCTTCAGTGATGACTTTTACATCTTCAATCTGTTCCGTTATCAGTTTCATTGGATGGCTCCTCTACCTGTGGTTCATCAAAAAAAGTCTTGGCCACGACTTGCTTGTAGCTTTTAATTGCATCAGCAGCACGTGAGAATAATATATCATTAACAGCATCCAATGCATCAGCTCTTTTGCCGTCTTTGATTGTATCAACTACTGAAAGAACTTCAGCGTTGGGATTCGATTGTTCCATGACTATCTTTTATTTAGTATTACTAGTGGTTTTGGCTGGAGCAGGTTTAAGCTTAGCTTGTTGCTTAGCCAATTCCATGTCTCTCTTTTGATCATCTTCAGCATTTTGTGCCTCGATCTCAGGAGCGAAAGCATCGTTCTGACGATCCATTGTATCGAATGTATTAACATCGATTGGATCCATTACGATACCCATATCAATCTCCTTCCTCATCTGCTTATCTTGTTCCTTAATATCTGCTTCTTTGTGACCAAGAATATTACGGCGAATATAATCAACAGAATAATATTTACCCACATAAGGATCCATCTGTGTTACTAGAGCAATCCTTTGGGTTTCCATCTCAAGCTCTTTTAATTCATTGAAATGATTGTCGTGTATGTAATCATACTGGATATGCTCTTGCATATCATCCCAATCTTCAGGAGCAATAACTCCTTTAAGAATTAGTTGAGTCTTAAGAATATCTTGGAAGAGGAAACTAAATCTTTTGCGTAGTCTTCCAATGAACTTAGTAAACTTGAGTTCGTCTCTAAGAACTTCCGTAGTCTTACCGAGATTAAAACCTTTGTTATCGTCAGTAAGGCGAGATGGTGGAAGGTTAAGTGAGTTATATAACTTCTTCTTAAAGTATTCAACGTCTTTAAGTTCACCAAGGTTTTGTCCTCCAGGTAAAGTAGTAATTTCAGTTCCACGACCACCTTCTCTACGAGGTAACCAGAAATCCTCAAGCATACTCATATGCTTTTTATCATCTCTGATCTCACCTGTCTGTGCATCATAGACAAGCTTGTTCCTGTAGCGAGACATTACATCACGTAGATATTGTTCCGCTTTAACCTTTGGAAGGTTACCTACATCGATGTAAAATATTCTTCTTTCTGGTGCACGAGATAAACGATAGATGACCAGAGCATCCTCAATCATTCTAAGTTGATTGAGAGACTTAATTCCTTTATGCAAGAAACTAAGATGCATCCTTCTGTTCATGTCCATCAATCCAGAATGGCTAAATGTAACAGAATCGTATGCTAATCTAATTCCTTGGTTACCAGCAAAATCTCCAGTACCAATTAATGAAGACTGTCTACCGAAACCTTGTGGGTTGTAGATATAATAATCTACGTAGTCTCCCCACTCATGTTCAAGGGCAGTACCACGTACAGTTGTTGGATCTTCTACCTTCTTAATTTTTTGTCTGACCCTTCTTATTTTCATTGGGTCAATGTAGCGAAGCTCAGTAATTCCTTCTGTTGGTTTCGCTAAATCTATTACTTTGTGGTAATATGCCCTACCATCTACATACCAATTACGTATAATTTCATGGGCTTTCATATCAAAACCGAGAAGACGCTTGATGTAATCAAACTCTTCTCGGATCCTTTTCTTTACGGAAGCTCCCACTTCCAAATTTGTTAAATCAATTTGTACACAGGTATCGTTAAGGTCATTAACCACAAACTCGTTAACAATATCATCAACAGCTGAATCACATTCTGGGTGGAGGGACATATCCCTATACCTTTTTATGAGATCAAACTCGTTTCTTGCCTGTGCATCAGTTTCAACATATGTGCCAAAATAACCACCTGCTGCTACGGCAACTCCGTCTTCAGCATTTGGAGGAACGGGAGATTGACCCTTCCGTTCCCCTTTCTTGTTAATTTGGAATCCAAATAGTTGACTCATTATATTATTCGTCTAACCAACTATACTATTTATACCAGTTAAACCGAGACGGTTTCTTTGATATCTGGAGGAGATGACTCCGCAGATGCCTTAGCTTCTGCTGTCCAGTATGATAGTTGGAACTCAACTGAGAATTCAGAAACCTGATCATTGCTATCGTAAGCTAGATCGATTTGTGAAACACTAGTTGGGAATGCATGCCAGAGTGTATACTCTCTGATACCACCACCAGAAATAGTACCAGTAGTTGCATTCTTTTCAAGTTGTATAACTGAAAGGTTAGCCATGTAACCCTCAGAACTACTTGTTGGTCTGAATAATGGAGATGCATTATTTTCATGAGAGTTGATCTTAGCCAACCACTCTTCAAAATAAGCACGAATCTTCATGTCTTCATCATTGATGAATGTTGCAGACCATGTATCGAAGGTGCGATCACCTGCGATTTTTACTGTGCGTCCTCTAAATGGGACTTCTATTACACCCAAGTTAGATGCAGGGAGTGCTGCAGACTTACAAAGAATGTTTACTAGATCCTTATCTAGAACTCCTTTTCCTTGATCAAGCTCACTAGGCCAGTTAACACTGACCTGATACATATTGGGTTTAACACCCTGTTTGATCTTATTAAGGAACTGTGATACGTTTGAATTAATAGCCATTTTAAATTACCTTCCTACGAGTTTGTGGTTATGGATTAAGAACGACCTACGACTTCGCTGAAGGAAACTCCAGATCTCGTAGCGACAAATGATAATGTAATGTAGTTGATAGAGCGTGTAGGCTTGATGTAAACCTCGGCAACAAATTCATTACGGTCAATAACACTAGGTGTATTATTTGACTCATCACATACTACTTGGAAGTCTGTAACACCCCTTCCAGCTTGTACCTCAGAAAGGTAAGAAGAAAGTGCATTATTGAAACCAGCTCTTGTAGTCTCATCATTTTGTTCAAATATAACTGCCTTAGCAAGTGCTTCTGCTCTCTCCTCAATATTGATGAAGAGTCTACGAACATTAATTCTGTCGAATGCAGAAGGTGAAGATAGTGCAGTCTTATCACCAAATAGTGTGATGCCTTGACCAGGGAAAGAAACAATTGGGTTGATTCTATTCTGATAAAGTTCATCTCTATCTGCTGAAGTTGGGTTGTATGCTAGTTTAATAGCATTACGTACTCCACCTCGTGTAAGTCCTGCAGGTGAGAACCAGTCATCAAGTGTTGTAGAAGTTGCAACACATAGACCAGCAACATCTCCGTTGCAAGGAACATAACGATACTTATCATTGAAACGATCATAGAAATACTTATAACCGCTATCAAATACTGCGTATGAAGAAGAACTTAATGTTGAGAAGAAGTTAACTGTGTTATCCTTCTGATCTTTCCTTGAAAGAGCAACAGTTCCAGAAACCTGAGCACCTTTGTGTGCAGAAACGAATGCGATAGCATCTTTTCTTAGGTTAGCAGTAGTGATACATGCAGCAGCTTTCAACTTAGAATCTGCTTCAGTTCCCATTGAACCACCCATAAGGATGAAGTTAACATCAACTGTCTCTGTATCATTAAACTCTTGAAGACCTGTACTAAACTCTGCAGTTGTATATGCATAGTCATCAGTACCACCTGCAAGTGCTGTATTAACAACACCGAAGAGTTGTAGTTTCTGACCAGAAGTTCCAGCAGTACCAGCACTACCAACAGCAAGTCCAGCACCAGCAGTGCTAGGATTGTGTGAAGCAGCTACGTGATCACCGAAGTAAACGTAGTTAGAAACTTCCTTAACATATGTTGGATAGTAAGAAGAAGCTCCTTCTGATGTTTTACCATCACTAAACTTAGAAAGATACTGTAGTCTTTCAACAACAGTTTTTGTTGATCTCTCTACAACACCAATATGAACTTCGTCATAAGATAGTCCTAAGTTTGCAGCGAATGCAGAAGTACCAGGACGAGGACCGATAGCAGATAGACTTATCTTACCATCATCAGCAGCAGACTTAGTACCGTCTGTGTTTGTATTAGTCCACCAGTCTTCTACTGTAACAGCGATTGTTGTATCTTGAACTGCAGAAACATCTACTGTACCTGAAGATCCACCAGACTGAGTAACTGATAGTGTATCACCAACAACATATCCAGAACCAGGATCATTAGTGTTAACAGTAACAGTAGTGATTGCTCCCCTTACAGATGTAATAGTTACTTGTGCGTTGTTACCACCACCAGTAATTGTAACTACATCGTTAACTTGGTATTGACCGTCACCAGCAGCAGCAACAGATACACTATCAACAACACCACCAGTAGAAGTGAAGTCGAGTGTAAGACCTGATCCATTACCACCTGTAGTAGCAACTGCAGTACCTGAAGCACCGTATGTTGAACCACCATTTGAAACTGTTAAACCTTCTGGGTTACCAGTTGTTACTACGATATCTACCTTAGCACCACTTCCTGTACCACCTGTTGTGGCAAGAGATGTTGCTGTTGTGTATCCAGTACCAGCATTGTTAATTGTCACACCACTTGCTCGACCTGTGTCGGGAGTGTCGAGAGTATCAGAGGAAGTAACACGAACTGTAGGATCATTCAGTATAACAGCACCAGTTAATGATCCAGCATCCCAAGAAAGAACCTCAGCTGCTTTACCAGAACTGAATGTTAAGTTTGTTCCAGCTCCAATTCCTGCAGGTGCAGAAGCGAAAGTAACATACTGATCAGCACCACGGTCTGCTACAACGACATCATAGTCGTTACCCCAAATACCTGGAGTTTGAGCTGCCCATTTCCATGCTGGAGTTGTGCCTTCTACACGTGATTCGTAGTCTACCTTATTCCTAATAATTGCTGCAGCACCAGCGTTAACTGCTCCTGTCTCGGCTCTTACCACTGAAAGGCGACCACCGTAGTTTAAAAATTCTGAAGCTACAAAGAAATCATCAGCATTAGAATCACCTGGTGATCCAAATGTATCTACTAATTCCCTTTGTGAAGCTATCGTGGTGATTTGTCCGACTGGACCCTTTTGGAATGTTGAAACTACTGCAGCAGTATTTGAAGCAGCATTAACAACAGTACCAGTTGTAAGGTCTCTTTCCTTGACAATAACACCAGGCGAGATTTGACTTGCCATGTTTAGTTACTCCCGATAAATGATCGCTAAAATTGTCTATACTTATTTAGAAAATAGTAACTCTCAGACGGGGAAACAATGCATGAACTACCAGTCTGGATACATCCAATCCCTATGTGGGTTCTTATTCTTTCTGGTTTTCACTACTCTTTCGACTGTACACACCTTACATTCATATGAATATGAGGAAGCCAACCTACTTCTATTCTTTCTTATCAAGTAAAAATCACTCAATAGATCTTTTGTTCTTCCACAAGATCTACATTTCCTTTGCTTAAACAGCAAGTGTTCTAAGTCAAACTGCTGTTCTAAATCCATCACCTATCAGGAAGCATATAGGTTACGTCTTCTTGTGTAGTACCATATTCCCAGATGGATCCATCTTCTATAAATGAATCATCACCTAGTCCATCATCAATAAATCCAAATGGAGCCATGTCCTGTTCTATCTGATTGCGTTGTTCCTCATATATTCTTCTACGAACATCTTGATCAGTCATCTCCTTGAAATACTCTTGCATACACAACCATGCAAAGAGAACCATACACATTACTAAGTCATCATGGTATCCTTCATCTGCTTCCCATGCTTGCTTTCTCTGAATGAAAGTTGTAAGCTCTTGTAGTATATGGAAGTCTTTGAATGTTAATTTATCTTCTTCTAGTATTGCTTTAAGGTTAGCACAACCTTGCTTCTTCACAGTGATGCTCATCTTAACACCTAACTGTGTCTTGTTACCTGAGAACCCTTGACCTACTATCTGACCAGCTCTACCTCTCATAGCACACATGAGTACATTAGGATACTCAAGGTCATAGTTTAGTGTTGCTGCTATACTATCTCCTATATCATTTACTTCGACAAGTATATAAGGTAAGTTATATTCCTTTGCTACTTGGAATATGACTGAAGGAAACATGACAGGCTTAATCTCATTATCACGGTATTTGGCAACAATTTTATACGGGAGAGTGGTGATATCAAACACGATGAAAGCACTATAGTCGCCACCAATTCCTCTGGCAACGTCCACAGTAATAATGTATTCATGATTCTCTTGCACTCGTTCGTATACGTCAAGTCCTGCATTGCTTATTAATGGTTCTTCAAATGGGATAGCTTGTAACTTAGATGGTGATATCAATGTATCAGCAGATCCAAGGAAGTCACACTCAAACTCTTGTGCGAACTGTCTCTTGGACGTGTTCTTCATTGTCTCTTCTTTCCACTTAGCATCTCTGCCTGGAACTTGAGACCAGTGTACTTCATTAGTAGTATAACCATTCTTACCATTCCTAGCATCTTCCCACATCTTATAGAAGTGGTTCATACCATTAGGAGTGGAGATGATAATTACTTTCGTTGATTTACCAGAAGTAATAGTAGGATAAACAGATGCAAAGAATTGTTCTGCAACATGGTTCGGAACGAACGCAAACTCATCGAGGAAGAGGATATTGAACGACATGCCTCGGACAGCACTTGCAGACGTAGAAGCAGCCAGTATCTTTGATCCATTTTCGAGTTCGACATTACCTTTGTTCCATACTAAAATTCCATGTTGTAACCACTTAGGCAGGTTCTCATACGCCAATTGAAGTCTTCCAAGTAGTTCTCTAGCAGTAGAAGCTTTGTTTGCTAGGATACCGATATTAACACTATCATTGAAAATAGCATAGTGTAGAAGGTAAGCAACAACAGTTGTAGATTTACCAGTCTGACGAGGGAGTTTTGCAATGTTGAATCTGTTTTCATGAAAGTCCATCAAGATTTTCTTTTGAAAATCATACATGGAGAAAGGTACAAGACCCTCATCCAAGTTGATAATCTGCATATACTTCGTAGCAAAGTATAGTGGATCACTCTTACACTTAATCCACTCCTCTACTTGTTCTTTTGTGAATTGTATCTCAGTACCAGCCTTCTTCAGGTTGGGGTTACCTAAGTATACATCAGTTGCAATAGCCATTATAATACCTGTACAACACCTTTAACATCAGGAATCTCTTCCATCAGTTTACGTTCTATGCCTTGCTTTAAAGTCATAGTACTCATAGCACATGTCTCACATGCACCACCTAACTTTACTTTAACATACCCATCTTCTATATCATAAAGTTGAAGGTATCCACCATCAGCTTCAATATAAGGAACAAGTTCCTCTAATACTATGAGTACATTTTCTTCAGAGAGTTCCATGTTCTCTCCTTATTTCTCTTAGTTCTTCAAAGTCTTTTTGTTTCTTACCACCATCATACTCCCAAGCATACCCTTCGGTAATCATTTGCTCGTTGAGTGAGATGTCTGATTCCCCAATGTATAGCCAGCCCAGAAGGCGACCATACTTGCCGACCCCACCAACAAGCTCAGTCCTAATAACCAATTCGTCATCACCCTTAATAGCATCTGCGAGATGTCCCTTGAGCCATTCTGTTGCATCGATTCCAAGTGCTTTCTCTTCTTTATCACGGGTTCTCTTCTCTGGGGTGTCCACTCCAGCAATCCTTACCCGTTCTTTTTTGAATAAATCGAAACCAAGATCTATTGTGACATCTATCGTGTCTCCGTCTAATACTCGGTTGATCTTGGTAACTCGGAAATTGTAACAACTCTTCCGACTTGGGGGTGTCATCTTGCCCATATTCAAATTCTTCAAGTGTATTATTTAGCATCTCCTCTACAGGAGTTCTATCCTTCTGGGACTGGTGATCCCTGATCTGTTGAATCAACGTGTTCGGATTCAGAGGAGAAGTGACTATTAATACTGGGGTTAGGATACCAATCATCGTATTTAAAAATCCAATATATCGATATACCTACTGCTATTAGTAGGATACCAATCATAATATTTATTGACCAAACGACCTCGGACATAAGTGGATTACCCTACCCATCTATTAACAACTAGTTCTATTGATCCATCATCCATCTCCCATTCTTCTTCTACTTGGAATCCCATATCTTTAACTGTATTATGTACAGTCATTCTAGCATACTGCTGAGTAACCTTATCTACAAATCTCTTTGGTGGAACTGGATCCCTCCAAGTTTGTATATCAGCTACCAACTCATATACACCTTCTGAATTTCTACGAAATCCAATATCATTCCCTATAGCAACATCAACCTTTACCTTTTCATGTTGATGGTCTAGTGGATTTATTAACTCTTGATCTTCCTGTACATCATACTGAAGAAGCTGAAGTGCTTCTATGAGTTCAGGTTTGTTCTTCAATTTTGTTTTGATTGTGCTGAAGTGCGACATTGTTAGAATAAAATTCGGGTTTAAATTGGCGAGTCTGTAAGACTCCAAGCTTTTCCTCAATCTGTTCTGTCAATGAAATACATTCAGAACGGACAGTACCGATAACTTCTTCAGTTACAGTACCGTCTTGTCTGATAGAAAATTTAAGTTTTTGTTGCTCAGGCATCTAGTAAAATATAATCTATTGCGTTTGGATGGTCATGAAGATAAGGAACATCTTCTATAGCATCCTTACCTGCTTCGTAAGAATTGTCTGCATACTCACAGATTTCATGAGTGTGTAACTCATAGTCATGGTAACCAACGGTGTAATGTTTCATTGGTGAATCGTGCATAGAACACAGTCAGGACATTCATACTCTTGTTGATAGTCATGAAGTTTTTGGAGTAAATGTTCGTATTCATCCCACATATATTCAGAACCAGTACGATCCTGATAGCATTCACATGCCTTTATTAAACGACTAATATCTTTTTCATTCAACTGCATTTTAACCATCCTGCCTGTACTATTACTTATACTCGATAGTTGGTTTAGATTTTGTTATGTTCCCTGCTACTAACATTTGAATTTCAGATGCATAAGATACATTCCAAGACATAACAAATCTATTTTCCTTGGACATATTTTTTTCTGTTTTGTGTTGCAACCATCCTGGAAAGAATAACACATCTCCCGTCTCAACTTTTATTGGTGTCCATTCCAATCCATCTTGTGCACCAACATCACTAAAATATGCAGGAGATAATGGTTCTCCAAACTTATAAGAAGTTAATGGATTCTTAACTAAAAGATTTCCACCGTTTGGTGGAACATACAAATAAGCAGCAACCGCCATAAGAACTCCATGATGATTATGTTCTTCAGTATAAGCTCCTTGAGGGTGAACATTAATCCATGATTTAGCAACTGCTCTTTCACAAGCAGGGTTACAGTGCCATTTATGTACTACTTCTCTAGAAGTTCTTAAAACAAATTTTCCAAAATCATCAAACTCTGGCCAGGAATGAGGCATAGGATGGTTTGGATCTTGATCTAAAACAACAGAAGTAACACCACCATTTTTTTCTGGTGTGGCCATATTCATTGATTTTATAAACCTATCTGATGCTTTAAGAGAATCTATAACTTTATGCTTTAACTTATTTTCAAAATCAAAGTCATATTTTGCTCTAAGAATTGTTGGCCAAGGATTATATGCTCGTAATTCACTCATGATTAATATAGTTGTTATCGTTTACCGCCGTTCATTTGTTTTAACATTTTCTGAAGCTCTGCTGTAGAACCTACGAACATAGCATTGTTTGTAACCTTACTCGGACCTTTCTTATCCTCATCTAGATCCTTAACTTTCTTCTGAAGATCCATGAGTTTATCAGTCATGTCTGCTACCTGTTTCATAGCGTTTGTAGCAACTTCATATGCTCTTGGATGCCCTGACTCCTGTGCAACCTCTAACGCCCCTCTGACTGCCTCCTGACCTTGATCTATGAGACTATACAATTCCCCTCTGGTATATTCATAGTCCTTATCCCTGTCCTCTGAGACATCTCTGAGTTGATCCTTGCGTTTAGCACAACCACCTTCAGGAGTATTGGATACATCAACATCGAAGATTTCTTCCATGTTCTTTTCAAATATTTCGTCACTCATAATATTTCAAACCCACTATTAAATCCAAAATCATCATCAGGTGTTACTAGTATATCATCATTAGCATCAATCTGTCCATCTAGATTCTTATCTGTCTTAGCTTTGGGTGTATATTCCATCTTAACAGCACGTCTACCAACTGCCTTATCACCAACAGACTCATATACAGTTGCCTTACGAATAATATCTGCCTTGTTGTAAGGACCATATAGGAATGTCTTAGCAGTAAATTGTAATGTGTATACTACCAACCTACGTTCTAAGAAACTATCATCCCACTCATCTTCCATGTTGATTGAGTTAAGAGTGATAGCAACATCTTTCTTCTCACTCATATCAGGAACCATGTTCAGAGTGATATTAAAAGCTGGTTGGAAGTATGGTAATATCTGTTCTAGTATTTGTAATCCTGTATCTTGATCTTTAGATAGTATTCCAAGTTCAAATCCTAGGGTGTATGGTACTGGTACATACTGTACTCTTACCTCACTACCATCACCTTGTATAACATTTTTATATTTCCTTACTGGACTAGTCTTTCTTGCTGAATCATAATCAATACCAGTCATCTCGAAATACATTCGAGGCATAGTAATAGCAACCTTTTGGGTCTTAGGGTTTTCAAATAAACGATAAAGAAACTTATTCTTAGGACCATAACCTAATGCTACTTTCTCAGTTTCTATTACCTCATTGTTGAGTGGGTCTTTCTTTTTAATTTCTATATTATTAAAAAGAGTACCGAACCCTATAACGGTTCTACGAATTGTTTCGTTATAAAAATGTGTTCCTAACATCAGAAGCTACCTGTAAAATTACCAAACTCACCAAAGGGGTTGTCTTCACCCCAATCAATTAATTCATCAGCACCTGTTTCAAATGCTTTATTCTGATCATACTCAGAATTAGTATTATCAATCGTACTAAAGGATCCTAATGTATATAGGGCATTAGAATCTACCCCTCTTATCAAGTCACCATCTAGGAAGTCACCAGATTTATTCATCATAGCAAGTTCCAAGGTTCCTCCGTTCCAACCAGAAACCTCACCTATAGTATTGGTAGCAAGATCAAACAACTGAGCTCTCTGACCACTAGTTGTTGTAGTCTCATAAGCATTAATAACATATCTGCTATTAGCAGAATCATAGTAGAACTCACCCTTAGTTGTTGTTGGAGTCTCACCAGTATATGTGTAACGATACTTTAATCTAAGATCTTCAAAATTCCAGAAGAAGTATTTAACTAGAGTTGTTGTAGCAAAGATAGGATCAAAACTAGCAGCATGTTCTACGAAGATAGTACCATCTCCCTGTGAAGCCCAGATCCTATCACCACCTTGATTCTGGAAGTTACCAGCAACAATATATTCTCTTGCTTGGAAATCAACAGATAAGGCAGGTGCAGCAACAGTTATTGTAGGTGCAGCAGTATATCCAGTACCAGGATCGGTAATAGTAACAGCATTAACAGTACCATTTAAAACAGTACATGTTGCAGTAGCACGTATATCACCTCCAGCAACATCAGGTGGATCTGAAATTGTAATCAATGGTGCAGTCCTATATCCACTACCACCACCATCAATTGTAATATCATTCAAACTACCACTTTGTAATGTACCAGTCATAGTAGCAGTAGTACGTGGTGCACTTAGAGATAGTGTAGTAACATATGTGTTCTCTAGTTCTATCTCATCAATCTCTGCAATACCAGTATCAAACTCATCAGAACCCTGCTCGTAGATCTCAGCAGTGATCTCATAGTAATAGAGTTTTCCTAACTGATAGAAAGGAGTTTCTCTCTCAACAAACTTAATTTCGTATGCGTTCTCTGTTAATGGGTAATATATTAAGTCTCCTTCATTAGGTCTATCAGTAATAGTAAGACCTACAGAAGGTACTACAGACTGTTCCCATCTTCTCTTAGAGAGAATGAACTTGATCTCATCAGTGATCCTTACACCAAACTGACTGATGAATTCGGATGGAGATCCAAACCCTTCAACATTAACCAGTAGCATCTCTATCATATATGCTTGGTTATACTCAGAATGTACTACCTCACCAAGAGTCTTATCCCTAAGCATACTCCTAGGAATATAGTAAACATCAGTACCAAACAACTTGATTTGTTCATCAACCAAGTCCTGTACTAGATTCTGTTCAGTGGTAACACCACCGTGTTGAGGAAAGTATACTTTCTTCATCCTATCATATCCAGTGGTGGTAACTCAAATGTGCTGATGGACTTCTCCATAAGCTCATCAATTTCTTCACATGCTTCTTTGTATATTTGCATACCATTTATACTTACTCCACCAGGAAGTTGAACTCCATTAAATTTAATTAAGTTCTGACCCCACTGTTTTTTAAGTAAAGCAGTAGCATACTTCTTAAGGAAGAAGTCATCCCAGACCTGTGTATATGTTGCTGGATCTAATGCCCTCTCACAATCTATAATCAGGAATTGATCCTTAGTAACTCTATTTACATCAATATCAATATAAAGTCTATCTGCTCTAGTATTAAATCTATAAGTTACTAAAGATCCTGTATTGATAATCATATCAATGGTCTCGAAGTGTTGCTTAACCATGTAGTAGTTAACCATATCAACACCACCAAAAGCAAGACCTGTTCCTGAAGTATAGGAAAACAAGTCCATTAAGTAATACTGGTTGTTTAGTCCAAACAAACTATTACGAACAAAGTTTGAACTGATACCATAAACCTTAGAGATACCAAAGATGTGTTCTGGTATCTCTAAAAAATTCTTTCTATTTTCCCATGCTGCTGCATCTGGTGCAGTAGTTGATTGTACTTCGTTCTCTGTTGTAAACCTAGTTACATCATCTTCTGTAAACTGATGCTTCAAATACATCCTTTCGGATCCATCATAATGCCTCTCATGGAAATATTGGAGAGCATCATCTATCCGATCATCAATCTGATCATCATCTAAATTAATTTCTAAGACTGGAGCACCTAACTGTCTCAAACAGTAATCTTTAAACTCAGCCTTCGTGCTAGGAGCAGCCATACGAATACCAATAGTTTCCTAAAGGTATTTAGCTTGATGCATTTCTACCTTGAATCTAAGGGGGTAGTTTTCAATAACATATTACATGATATAACTACTCTTTCTTCTTCATGTTCTTGTAACGGAACACCATGAGGAAGATCTGAATGAAATATTAGAAGTCTTCCAGGAGTGCAGGGCAAACCAAACGAAGGTGAACTCATATTCTTAAATCCTTGTGGTTCTTCTACTATGTTCTTAGTAAAATCATGGAAAATAATAGTATGTTTTTCTGGATTTGCTTTTAGATAATAAGCACAAGAAAGAAAGCTTCCACTATGAGTATGAGGAAATAAGAAGTTTCCTTTATCTGAATGATTGAACCACATACCACCCATGAATAAATCACCTGCTCTCCTATTAGCATAACCATACTCAACCATAAATCCTCTAGCTACCCTAAGAATTTCTTTACTTAGATCTTTAAATACAGGTAACCTATGCAGAGTTTGTATAGTAGTATGACTTGAATTTACATTAAGAGCTCCATTACCAGAGGTTTGACCTTTAATATCATCCAGCATCTCAAGCATTCCTGGAATCAAATCCAAACCTATATTATCATGGCGACAAATAACTTTAGGAAACACCTCATGTATTTGTGCTTCCTTAGAAAGATCATGCATCAGTTGGCGGTGTATATGGGATTTCAGGATTGTATTCTACTTCTTCTAGGAACCATGCTTCAACAGAAGCAATGTGATCAAAGATTCTCTTCTGCTCTTGGAATTCACAATACCAATATATTTCATCAGCTCTTACCATACCATCTTCTAGAATATCACTATCACGAATGTGCTCATTCTCTTCTGATTGATTCTTCAAGAAAGCTTCGATAACCATATTCAAATTATGCCCATGCTTCGCTTCAACCTTTTGCACTAATTCATATAGAGGAATATCTTTCAGTAGAGGTGGGGTTTCCCTATCAGGATGCTGTTTTAAAACAGGTGTTTTATGTCCATATGATACAGGTTTTCCTTTTTCATCAACGTATATTACATCAGGTGATATTTCTTTTGGTGTAGTATCCGCAAAGCCTTTTCCAGATTCGCTCATTTTTTCAGATCTAAATAACTCTAGTATAACATATTTATCGTCATAAGACAACTTGACATAAGACGGGTTATACTGTACAATTATAACACATGTGGAATAAGTAAAATGAGTATTAAACTATTGATATTGGAAACTGGCGATACAGTCATAGGTGATATCAAAGAAGTAATGGACAAAGAAAAGAATGAAGCTTTGGGATATAAAGTTGAAGCTCCTTACACTATAGATTTTATGCCTGGTAGTACTCAAAATCTAAATGAAGAAGCTCCTAATCCTGATGATGTTCAGCAAGGTGATATTGGATTTAGATTCTGGGCTCCTTTATCTGCAGATAGAGATTTCCAGTTTACTTATGATTTTGTTAGAGTAGTATATGAACCTCATGAGAGTATTCTAACAGCATACTTAGATGTTCTTGCTAGATATCAGTCAGAGAATACAGTTTTGATAGAACCTGACATGAAAGAAACTGTAGTCAGTGATGACCCTAAAGAGAATAGAGAGCCTGGAATGGGTGGAAGTCCTGCCGACTTTGCTAATCCAGCAATGGGTCTTGGCCAAATGCAAGAAAATGCAACAGTGGAAGATGGTAATTTAAAAATTCTTGTTGACTCAGAAGAACCTAATACAAATCTAGAAGATAATAATCAACCAGTAGTTCCAGAATAGAATATAATATTATGAGTAATACACATATACAAGATCAAATAAGCCAATTTGACTTGCATGACTTGCTAGTAACAAATGAAGAATTTGAAATACAAGACATGGGAGACTATGTGATTGTAGATAATATCTTCAAAGATCCAGATGCTGCTCTTGAAGGACTCCTAAAGTTTCCTTCAGACTCTTCTGATGAAGTTAAAAGACTCATGTACCAAAATGGGGAAACACCTAAGTTTAAAACTCCTAATGGTATAATACAGTTATTTACAAACCAATACTTTGATAATTGGTTTCAAGAACTTTACAAGATACTAATAGAAGCTGAATTTGTTCCACATCAAGTTAACACATACTTAGAAGATCCTCAATATATGAGCAGTCTCTCCAGAAGTGGATTGGTATCTGCCCAGTTACAGCATGATAATATGACCATACACAAACGTGCAAACTGGCCATCTCCTCTGTTGGATTTTGAGTATGCGTGTACAGTATTCTTGGGTGATAATATAGATCCTGATAATGGTATATCTTTCTATCATCTTTTATACAATGATACTAGATATAAAACCATAGAAGATCTTAAAGATATCCGAGATCAGGAAACAATGGAAGCTGTTAAGGATTATTTGAATGTGTTTGTAACAGTTCAACCAGAACTAGAACCATATCAACCATACGAAAAAACAAAGTACTATGATAAGCATAGGTTCGTAGAAGCAAAGAAAAATAGAATGGTTATCTATAAATCTGGTCAGTGGATAACAGATGACTATAACAATAAAGGTGAAAGATATACATTTACCACCAGTATTGTTGTTTCTAAACATCAAAAAGAAGGTGAGTTGGGAGATGATCCTGCTCAGAATAAATATACTCCATCACCAAGTAACTTTAATGATGAATCATTGAATGAATATACAATGAATAGACCACCAGAAGAACCTCAACAATGGGATAGTGATTATTAACAATGAGAGATTATACTAAAGACAAACTAAAACTATCAGAATATAGTCGCTATACAAGTAGAGAGCTAGATGAAATATTTGAACTCTCTGAAGATTGTCCTTTGGAAAATAAAGTTGATGAAGAAACTGGTCTAAAGTATGTTACTGTTAACAACTTTTTTAAAAGACCAGATTATGTTATAGACTTCTTAAAAACTATACCATCTGAAGATAGGACAAAGAGTATAACAGAAGATAGATTTACATACATGAGTAGTAATGCTCCTGGATTTCAACAACCACTAGAAAGTAAATTAGTAGCACAATTGGGTGATGCTATTTACAATCTAGGAAAAGAAACTGGGTTGCATAAGTATGAAAGAAATCAATGTAGTATGGAGTACTATACAAATACTTGTTATCCTGGAATGAAATCTTGTCAAAACAACTGGCTTCCTCATATAGATCCATTTTCAATAGCATGTAACATGTATCTTACTCAATGTAATAATACTGGTACATCCTTTTTTAGATTTGTAACTACAGATGGAAAAAAATATTATAATTCAGTACAACTTTCAAGATCAAGAAAAGCTTGTATTGAGTATCAAGAAAACTTTGAGGAAGAAAAGAGAAAATCTCATACTAGAAATCCTATAGAAGGAACTGATCTAGGAGATTGGGTATATTATACTGGAGATTCTGATGATGCTCCATTACCTAAATTTGAAAGATATCATTATATCAAAGCAGAAAGAAATATGTGCTCTATGTACAGAGGAGCAAGATGGCATGGTATAACATACGATGCTGATAATGAAACAGATATCCGATATTCCCTTGTAGGAATAATTAGATAAAAAAAGGAGGGGTTTTATCCCCTCCTTTTTAATGTTATCACTTAAAGTGTTTTACTGGTGCATATTTATTATGCAGTTCTTCAGCTTGCTTTAAAGCAAGTGGATTCTCAAGGTGTTTTATTGTAAATGCAGTCCACTCATTTTCAACTTTGTTCCAATAAGCTTCTAGTGCAGTTCTACTTGAGTCATCATCCTCATTGTGCCAATCCCACCTTTCGGGGGTCATGTCTTTGAGTGCTGCCTCTAGGGACTCCAGGGTGCCAGAAGCACCCTTTCCATCTAATCCCCTTGACGAATAGTCATTTAATTGAGCCATTTTAGTATCTCCTTTAGGTTATGCTTGTGATTCCTGCCATGTAATTCTAGCAGATATTGAGTAAGGGTTATTTAGTGAAACTCCAGAAGAGTCAACTATGTTTCCTACAACTGTTAGAAGGTCAGGTCCATTTGGATAGATACCGTCACCACCTAATATTGAGTTACCCAACGCACTAATCTTCGATAGGTCGAAGTTAGTTGATGCAGTTTGACCAGATCCAGCACCAGATGCTCTGAACGATAGAATCGTTGAACCAGATGCTAATGTATCGGTAGAACTATGTCTAACCAATTGACATAGTGATGGGTTTTCAACATTCTCGAAGGTGTCTGTACTCAAGGAAGGATTCAGTCTTAGACTAATCTCTGTCTCGTGAGTAGTCAAGATACCAACAGAGTCAAGCTTAAGTTGCATTCGGTTGATAATCTCTCTTTCACCTAACGCTCCAGTAATCGAGGAGTCAACTGATGGAGCCAATCTAATTGAAATTAGAGGCATATCGGTTGGAATCAAGTTCTCGTTACCTGATGGAGCACCAACTGAGAAGGTAGTGCTGTTAGGAACAGCAGGGTTACCTAAGTTGGAGTTGATTTGTGAGTAGTAGTTTCTTGGGAAGTAATCAGAAGTACCTTCGACATACTTGATGTATACGTAGTAAGTAGATCCTGACTGATATGATCTAGTATCGATCACTCTACCATCAACGAAGTATCCATTAGCAACAGAACTTTCATAGATGTTAGTGTTAATCGTTAGAATAGAACCATAGGATCCATTATCAAATGGGATTCTGATAAAGTATCTTCTATAGTACCAGTTAACTCTTTCTTCAACGATATTAGAGTTGTTATTTGACTGAGCAGCGTTAGCAGAACTGTTGGTATACTTATGAGTAATACCAGATGCAGTGAATAGATACGCTTCGTCATCCTGGAATGTACCATCCATGATAACTGATGTACCCCAGTGGAACAGAGTTCCAACGTAGTTAGGTTCATCACCATTCTCAATCTCGTAACGAGCAGGTAGGTTACCTGATCTAAAGTAAGATTCAGTTAGTAAGTTGTTATGCTTGAACTCATGGAAGTACTTAACATGTCCATGCTGATCTTTAAATCCAAAGCGGATCTTACCAGCACCATACCAAGAGTAATCCATGTAGCACATCTGGATCTTAGAAGTATCCAAGATGTAAGCAGACTTACCAAGTCCATCTCCAGTGTCGATGTTCCAATCTGCTCTCGCAACCTTGGTATCAACTGTCTTCGTCATGATAACATCTTCATTAGATGTACCACGATATGATGGTTGAATTGTTATCTGAGTATTGTTAGAGACCTTAACGACCTTGTAACTCATACCACGAATAACAACCATGTCCTTCACAAGTAACTGTGATGTAAACTTAGTATCAGTACCAGTAACGATCTGTGAACCCTTAGTTACACTAACAGTTCCAGGAATCTGTTGTACTGAACTTCTACGGCAGCAGTTAATTGTTTGACCATCCATCTCATAGAAGAATCCGTTCTGGTCGTCAAACATACCAGCACGTACCATACAGTCGCTCCATGATAGAACAGCTAGTGTTGGGAATCCAGCACCAACGGTCTGTGAAGGAACTTTGTTTAGTAGATATGTGAATTTGAATTCGGTATTGACTGCTAATACATCAGTAGTTACGTTAAACTCTGGAGTATCACATTGAATAATCTTAATAGAAAGTTTTGGACTTAACTGGTGTGGTTTGGATGTTGTACATTCTGCAGTTAGAACTGGATCGAATGTAATTGTCTCACCACTAATTGTTGCAGTTAAAGGTGCATCAAGATCAACTGTTGTTCCATCAATAATCTTATTGATTCTGGTATCACCACCGATACCAGTACCAGTTACAGGCATGTTGGTTACAAGTACTGAAGTATCTGCAACAGTTAAGAATGTTGAATCTATTGTACCTGAACATGATTGAGTCTGTATGGAACCAGATTCAGCAAATGTTAAGTTAACAATTGGAATCTGTGGTGTGAAGTTAATAGCAAGTGAGGTCTGAATACCTTTACCTGACTGATAACGGAAATACTTACGAGTCTGTCTGGAGATTCTGGAGTTCGGAGACTTAGAAGTACCGATTTCCATACCACCGTCAAACGGTCTGTGTAAGTAGAATCCATCAGGTCTTACATAGATGTAAGAAGGAATCATGTAGTTAGTACCAGACTGAGTGAATGTCCAAGCAGAATCAACGATTAAGTTGTCATCATCAGTAATAGCAGTAATCATATGTCCTTCAATAACACCAGGTGAACCACCTGTTGTATTAACGATCTTGATTGTATCACCAATCTTGAAGAATCTCTGGAAGGCAGCATTAGTACCTGTGACTCTTCTTGATCCAGCTGTAACAGCAACTGTACCTGTTCCTCCAACTTCACCAGATAGTGCAGCAGAGATCAACTGGTGGAATCCTGATGAGGTTCCTGTGATGTCTACAATGTTAGTTCCAGCAAGTGCGTCTGCTAGTGACTCACAAAGCTTGAAGTGAGCGTTATCAATAACAACCACATAGTAGTCCTTATTGTCGGTCAAACCAGAAATAGCACTATTACCATTAGCATCGTAGATAACTCTAGTACCAGTAGCATAGTAGTGGTTGTTAATGTTGATCCAGTTGTCTGTAGTATCAACATCAGCACCAGAACCATCAAACTGTTTTATAGAAGGTGGAACTTTGAATGGAATTGAAACTTCAAGTTCTTTCTCAGAGATTGCCTTAACAGTAGTATAAGAACCATCAACAACACCGAAGTCAGCAGTTGTGTTCTCAAACTCTTGAATACCAGAACCAGTAGTACTGAAGTTGATAGTACTACCACCAACACTGTTCGCTAATACGAATCTGTCTCCACTAATAGTTTTAATGTAGTAAGAGTTACCACTTGTTAATCCACCAATAGCACCAGAAGCACCTGTGTACTTAACAACTTCACCGTTAGAGAACTGGTTAGTTGCAATGTAAATGGAGTTCTTTAATGGGTTATCAAGAACAGCAGTTAGTCTCATTTGTCCAGTAACACCAGCCAATCTCATTGGGTTAGCACCTGTACTTGACTTGATTCTAAATCTGTTATTATCGATTCTATCAATGTACCATGTACCACTAGCAGTATTAGTTCTATTACCATACCAGTCATAGTAGTAATGAACTTCACCCCCAGCTGGGAATGACATTGTAGTGGATTGGTTATTTGTGAATCCGTGGTTTGCATAGTAGAAACTATCATTGGTTGATGTGTTTCTCTTAATGTGCATCCAGAACATATTGGTTCCACCATCTTCACCAATACCTCTAAAGTAATGGTTCAGTGTGCTGTAACGATATGCTTGAACGTACCACCAATAGTACCCATTACCACGTAATCTCATGTACTGTCCACCAGACCATCCTTCAGTATAGAAGCTTGATGTCCAGTAACTCTTACTACCACCATTTCCATAGTGACCACCAATGGTATAACCATAACTAGTTCCACCATTGTTATGGGTATTAACACCATAGTTGTAATCGTCAGTAATGAAGTCGTAACCACCTTGCCAACGCTCACTGCTACTCAATGGTAGACCTTGTAGGTGATATCCGTAGGTTCTCCAATAAGTACCGAAAGAATATCTCCATGCATAGTTCCAATAGTACCACTGTGAACCATATCCACCACGCTCTGGCCTGTTAGTAGAGAAGAACGCTGTCATCTCATAATTCTGACCACCTAGTCCATAACTACCATCAATTGTCTGGAAGTCATGTCCTGAATAGGTTCCACCCCAGTTCCAATAGTAAGTATAGTAACGTGTATTCCACTGTGCATAACTCTTATATTCTCTGTAACAGCAATAGCATAATCCAAGCTTGTGCTTACCATATGACCAGTTACCATCCCATGTTCCACTATAAGAATTACTTAAGTCAACACGACCATAGTTTAATCTCTGAGAATGATGTAATGCTATGGTTGTATCATTAATTCTCTCGATGAAGTATACCTGCATCCTACGGGTAGAACCGAGTGGACGTGCACCTGGGGGTGGATAATAAAGCATCGCATATCCGTTTGAGAGTCTATGGTTGCTATCAAATGTAATCGTATCATTTGCATAATCTACTTGTGACTCATCAAATGCTAGAGTATATGTTGACTCATAGTTGTATGGATTTATCTGTGTAGAATCTACATCTCTATTAACTGTAGCTTGTTGAACAGTATCAACGTATGGTTGACCATCAGGAGCAGTAGCAGTAGGATCCTGAACCTCAAGTATCTTAGGAGATACAGTGTTAATGAAGTAGAAGTTTGTGTTATCAGCAAATCCGTGCTCAGAAACTGTGGTTAGATAAACCTTAGAGTTTGTTGTAGGAGCAAGCATTGCTATTCCAGAATTAACTCCAGCAATAACAGCACCAGTTGCTGTACCACCACTGTGTACGTGAACAGAAGTATCTGTAACAGGACCTTGACCACCGTTAACATTAACTGTAATTGTTGTTGCAGTTACAGACTCAATCATTACTGACTGGTTGTAAACATAGTCAGCACCATTAGCGGTAGCAGCACCAGAAGCACGAGGATATGACTTAACAGTTGAGTTTCCGTCTCCGTTATAATCACAAGTTAATTTAATAGATTCAGTCTTAAACTTAATATACTGACCAACTAGTAAACTATGTGCACCAATGGTACAAACCATCTCACCTGAGATTGGGTTATATGATACGTCAGTAACATCAATGTTTGATATAGATGAACCTGCGTTACCAGACATATTAGCGTGGTTAGCACAGTAGTAATAAAGGTTCTCAGGAGTAGAGTTGTTAACGTAGATTCTTGTATATGCACCAGCTTGTCCAGGAGTTCCATGCTCATAAACATATGTGGTATAAGCAGAACCACCACCGTGAGTACCATCAGCAGTTGTGGAGAATCTTAGTTGGTGTGATGCTACAGTAACATCGGACAAGTCAAAAGTATAGATACCCTTTCTTGTCATTGGAATAGCTGGATATAATTCACCAACCCCATCACCTGTAATATCAATAAGATATTTGTTACCCTCTGCATTAACTCCACTACTTGCAATTTCAAGTGTTGCTGTGGAATCAATACCAGTACCAATAATTAATTCTGCATCTTGGAATACACCAGTAACATTACCAAGGAAGAAATCATTTCCTTCTCTACGAAGAATAGTACCACTAGCAGATCCTGTTTGACCTGTAACTACAGTACCAACAATCCATTCAGATGGAGGAGCAGTTGTAACTGTTAGTTTCGTGATTGCCTGAACAGTAACCTTGTAGTTGTAAAGGTCAGACACAATACCAATTGATTGGTCTAGACTGATCTGAGAACCTTGGAAGAACTTACCTGGAATAATAGAAGTATAAACACCCTCTAGTTGTCTAGTTGCTGGTTGAGCTGATCTTGCCTTGTAGGTAAAGGTTGTAGATGTAGGTACAGCCTGAATAATATATGTACCTTCTGCAGTAACAGATGCAAGACCTGTAACTGTGATAGGAACACCACTCGTGAGGTTGTGATCGAAACTTGTGGTAACTGTAATAAGCTCGTTACCTTTAACAGCCGCTACTGAAGATATAAAGGGGATTGTAGTATCTGAAGTAGATGCGAAGAACGATGGAATATTATTAATAGTCTGAATCGTTTCCCACTTAGAAGCTTGTGGTCCGTACTCAAAGTCGGTGTCAACCAAGTTTTCTGGATTTGATACTCTTAACTTTGATACAGCATCAACAAATGTCTCAGACGGTTCAAACTTAACAGAATCTTCTTCCTCAAGAATTTGAAGTGTGTCTGTATCAGACATTCCTGTTGTATCATACAGCAATGTTATTGTTGTATGATCGGATGCTGAGTCATAGCTAAACGTACCAGTTTTGGTAGTGTCAGCAAAGTTATAGATAATTTGGTTATCCGTTGTGTTAGTTATCAACAACATTCTTCGCTGGTGCTTATTACCATGCAAAGTAACTGTTCTTGCTGATGCGTCAAACTGATAATCAAAGAGCAAGGTTTTTGCCATTTTCTTTTAATCCCCTTTAAATGTTTATGAGTGGTTATTTCAATTCAGTGCAGATCATTTTATATGAAATCTAATGTTGATGGTTTTTGGTTTACCAACCAAGGGCGGCCATCATGCCCATACTTGTTGTTACTTCTGCAGTAACATCGTCTCTTCGAGCAAATTCTATGCCCCCAGGAGTTGCTCCGTCATGGAGAACAAGGGTCATTTTCGTAGTATCTACGGTCAATTCTCCAAGAGCTCCAGTAAATGTTGACTGTTGTACTGTAGTACCTCGTCTCAACTGTACCTGCTTAGTCATAGCTATCCCTCGAATTTATGCTTCTTTTATTTATAGAAGTAAAATCTTCAGTTATATTATCGTTGCGAACATAAATGGTGGCTCGAATGTTCTGAGCTCATTGAGAGACTCTCCACTGAGAGTAATTGTTCCCTCCCCAATGTATGCAGATCTGACGAATTTATCATCTGCACTACCACCAATTGTTGTAAGAAGAATGTTTTCGTAGTCAACAGTAGCAGATTCAACTCCTCCACTGAAGGCGAATAATGTTCCGTAAGGTGCAGTGTATCCGAAGCTACGTTTGATGTTGGTAACTTCACCAGATACAGTGTATTGTGCAGTATCTTCTGGAGGATTGTGTGTAAGCTTAATATTGGTAACTGCTCCACCAATATCACTGAAGGAACCAGATCCGACATATCCCTTACGTACAAAGGCTTCTGCACCATGACCAAAGATATCATATAGAGTTGTATCTTCGTAATCAACAGTTGCAGATTCAGCAGCTCCAGATGCAGTGAATAGAGATCCAGATCCAACATGTGATCTTGCACGTGCATCATCAGAATCACCACTAATGGTTGCAGTACCAGATCCATGATAATGATCTGTCTGTCTCTCATCAAGATTACCAGCAACATATATTGAACCAGAACCAATATTGTTAGGTGTGAATATAGTTCTAGCTTCACCACTGAAGGTAACAGTACCAGATCCAGAAAGAATAACTGTTCTTGCTTCAGAACCATTACCTGCAACTGTGTAAAGTAGAGTATCTTCTGGAGGATTTGTGGTAATTGATTCTGCGGAACCACTTGCTGTGAATAGGGATCCAGATCCAGTCCAATGTTTCGTAATCTGAATATCTGTAACCTGACCAGATATTGTTGCTGTACCAGAACCAATCCAACTTGGGATCCATCTGATAGATGCTTCTCCAGTGAAGGTAGCAGTACCAGTACCGATTTCTGGAGCTGGTGTAAAGCTTTCTGCTTTCGTACCAGAAATGGTAATAGAACCAGATCCGATAAATGGTCTTGTTCTGGATGGTGCACCATCGCCACTGATTGTAAATATTCCAGTGCTGATCTCGCTTGTGGAGATAGATTCTGCTGCACCAAGAGCTGTAAATAGAGATCCAGATCCTGTCTCTGCAAATGTTCTCTGAACATCGGAGACTGCACCAGATACAGTTGCAGATCCAGAACCAACCCAGTTCTCTGTATGCTTCTCTGTACCAGCACCTGTCCAAGTATAGAGAACTGTATTCTCTGGAGGATTTGTAGTTGTAGATTCTGCAGAACCACCAGCAGTAAATAGTGATCCAGATCCAACCCAATCGTCTGTCTGACTTTCGAGTGCTGATCCAGATATAGTAATAGAACCAGATCCAGACTCTGCAAATGTTCTTTGAATATCCGAAACTGCACCAGAGAATGTTGTGGATCCAGAACCGACCCATCTCTCTGTATGTTTCTCGATACCAGCACCAACATATGTGTATAGTACTGTGCTTTCTGGAGGATTTGTTCCGATAGATTCGGATGCTCCACTTGCTGTCCAAAGAGATCCAGAACCAACTTCTGATACTGTACTTCTTTGTGATCCAGAACCACTGATTTCGTATAGACCAATACCATCGATATTTGCAGAGAAACTTTCTGCAGCACCACCAACTGAGAAGAGTGAACCAGATGCAGTCCAGTGCTTCGTGATAAGTGGTTCTGGGATTTCTCCAGATGTGAAGTAAGAACCTTGACCAACCCAAGAAGGTGACCATTGATTCTCACTAATACCAGACCAAACAAATAGTGCAATATCCTCTGGAGGATTAGTACCAACTGCCTCTGCTGCACCACCAGCAGTAAAGACATTACCAGAACCAGTGAGGATGTAACGAACCTTGAATGTACATGCACCACCAACTGTGTAAGTACCACTACCAGTGATATGTGGAATGTAACGGGTACTAGCAGTTCCTGATAGAGTAACAGATCCAGATCCAATCTCTCGGTATACTGCTTTCTCAATTCTAGTACCACCAATCTGATGAAGAGAAGTACTCTCAGGTGGATTTGTTGTAACAGATTCAGCAGCACCAGAACCAGTAAATAATGTACCAGAACCAAAGTACCTAACACGGTAGATGAGATCTGCTTCACCAGTGATAGTTGCAGTACCAGATCCTTCAAATGCACCAGTGTAATTCTCAGAACCAGCACCAGATAGAGTGATAGATCCAGATCCAACTTCTGTTGCTGGAGTAAAGCTTTCTGCCTTAGTACCACCAACTGCGAATAGTGCAGTATCTTCTGGAGGATTGGTGGTTGTAGATTCAGCAGCACCACTAGATGTGTATAGTGAACCAGCACCAATATGTCTGAGAGAGAAGGTGTAATGTGTAGAACCAACAATAGTGAAGAGATATGTTGACTCATAATCAACAGTTGCACTCTCTGCGGCTCCACTAGTAGTAAAGAGACTACCAGATCCAATCTCAGGTGCTGGAGTAAAGCTTTCTGCCTTAGTACCAGATATAGTAATAGAACCAGATCCAATGTAAGGTGCTTTAGCAATGCTAACATTAGCTTCACCAGATACAGTTGCAGATCCAGAACCAATATATCTCTCTGTATGTTTCTCAATACCAGAACCACTGTAAGTCCAAAGACCAATTCCACCTTCAAGAACAGCAACCATTTCAACTGCTCCACCAGCAGTGAATAGTGAACCAGAACCATCAAAGTTAGCAAAGGACTTACTCTCTGCACCTGTACCAGATAAGGTAACAGTACCAGAACCAATCTCAGCATCTGTCTGCCTTTCAACTGCAGCACCAGATAGAGTGATAGATCCAGATCCAGACTCAGCAAATGTCTGACGTTCTGATATTCTAGTACCAGCAACTGTGTAGAGTAATGTATCCTCTGGTGGGTTAGTTGTGGTAGACTCAGCTGCACCTCCAGCACTGAATAGAGATCCAGACTGTACAAATCCGTGACCCCAAGTGAATGCATATGTGTTACCAACAAACTGAGGTGCAGTGTAAATGTATGCAGTACCTTCACCAGTTAGAGCTGTTGTAGGTCTTTCTATTCCTTCACCAGAAACTAGATATGTACCACCCTCACATCCTTCTCTCCAGACGAATGGAGTATTTGCAACACCACCAATTGTGTAAGTACCAGATGCAGCGAGACCAGGATGTGCAAGTGTGTTGTTGGAACCGTAGTCTTCTTCACCACCCCATTTAACACCAAGGTCACCGTAATCAGCAAATACTGTTGTAGCATCAACGATGTTACCTTCGTCATCAACAACAAGTACAGATGGTAATGTATCGCTATAATGCCATGTTCTAGATTCAGCAGCACCACCAAGAGAATTGATGTTACCAGATCCATAGTACTGCCAACTAAAGCTGTAGGTGTTACCAATAAACTGAGGTGCAGTGAAGATATCATATAGAGTTGTATCTTCGTAATCGTATGCAACAACCTCTGCTGCACCACCAGTAGCAAATAGTGATCCAGAAGCAATGTGTCCAAATGTTCTAGCAACACCAACGGTATCACTTATTAGACCAAGATGATAAGTTCCAGAAGCAGATACAGTATCACTAGATCTCCATAGTTGACTTCCTAGACCAATCCAAATAGATCCATAATCATATTCACCACCATCTTGAGGTGGATGAACTGTACCTTGATCATCAAACGTAGTAGCACTATCTGTTATTGAACCATTATCATCCTGATATGTTATAGCGGTGAGATTGATATCATAGTTGTAAGTTCTAGACTCAGCACCACCAACAACAGTAAAGATAGAACCAGTTCCAACCTCACTGAATGTCCTTGCAATAGAATGAGTACCACTTAGATCACCAAGTGATGTGTCCTCTCCAAATTCTGTCGTGGTAAAGGATTCTGCAGCACCAAGAGCAGTGAATAATGAACCTTCACCAAAGTGTGCATATGCTGGTTTGTAGATCTCGAATACTTCACCACCGAAGGTAAGAGTTCCATTTGCAGCAGCACCATTAGTAGCACCCAACCATACCTGACCATGATCCTCGGTGTCGTCACCAACATATCCAAAGTCACCATGATCATCAATTGTTGTAACAGTATCAGATATGAAACCATTATCCTCAGTACTAAATGCCTGACTTGCAGATTCGTTATAAGCATATGCTCTAGCTTCAACACATCCACCAACACTGAATAATCCACCTGTACCTGGAGGTGCATTCCATACAAAGCTGTATGTGTTACCAATAAACTGTGGAGCAGTAAAGATATCATATAGACAGGTATCATTCTCAGGTGAGTATGTTGAAGATTCAGCAGCTCCAGATGCAGTGAATAGTGATCCAGAACCAGTAAAGTTACCAAAGGTGAATGCAGTAGATACAGAACCATCAACAACGTAAGTACCTGTTACTGGTATTGCATCAGCACTGTAAAGTACAGATCCGTAATCATATTCACCACCAGACTGAATAGTATCAACACTACCCTGATCATCTGACGTTACTACACTGTCTACTACTAGACCATGATCAGTTGATGTGAATACAACGATAGCATTCTGATCATAATCATATGTCCTACACTCGGCAGCACCACCAGCTCTGAATATTGATCCAGATCCAATCTCAACAACAGTACTTGATTGTGAACCAGCACCGCCAAGATCTCCAAGTGATGTATCCTCACCAAACTCAGTAGTAGATACACATTCACCAGCACCACCTGTAGAGAATAGAGATCCAACACCAGTGTATAGACCCTTACTAAATGACTGAGTAACAGCACCACTATATGTGTAAGTACCAGCAGTAGCATCAACTGCCTGACTGTAGATTATAGATTCGTAATCTTCTTCACCATCACTGGTAGGATCAGATACAGATCCATAATTAATAACATCATTAATTGGATGTGTTGCATCAGTTACTAATCCATAATCAGCACTAGAGAAGGATACACTAGCAGAGTCATTGTAATCATAAGTTCTAGCTTCTACACATCCACCAATACCAAATAATCCACCCTCAACAAACGGTGCGTTCCAACAGAACCTATAGGTGTTACCAATAAACTGAGGTGCAGTAAAGATATCGTATAGTACAGTATCCTCAGTAGGTTGATAAACAGCAGACTCAGAAGCACCACCAATAGTAAAGATAGAACCACTACCTTCATGTGCGTAAGATGGTTCATACTTAATATCACCAGATTCTTCTTGTGTCTTCTCATCCCCTACTTGTGGGAACGTACCATATGGTTCAGTTAGATAATCTGGGTTGAGTGCATCAATTTCTTCCTGAGTCCATCTTGCTCTTGTTAGACTTAGAGTATATGTTCCAGAGTTGGATACAACATCAGATGTGTAAATTACAAATCCGTAATCTTCTGTATCTTCATCGAATAATCCAAAGTCACCATAACTTATTACATCATTAGTTGGATGTGTTAGATCTGTTACTGCACCCCAATCAATAGTACTGAATGGAATAACTGGACCAGGAGCATAGTTCCATGTAACACACTCAGCAGCATCAACTATACTGAATAATCCACCTGTACCTGGAGGTGCATTCCATACGAAGCTATAGGTGTTACCAATGTATGCAGGTGCTGTAAAGATATCAAAGAGACCTGTTGACTCCCAATCAACAGTTGCAGATTCAGCAGAACCACCAGCAGTGAATAGGGATCCAGAATCTGATACAAAGTTCCAGCAGAAGCTGTAAGTATTGTTAATAAACTGAGGTGCAGTAGTGAGAGTTACTAATCCAGTTACAGGATATACAGTCTCAGTGTAAATTATTGAACCGTGATCATCCTCACCTTCTTGAATATCAGCAACACCACCCTGATCAATATTGGTAGTAGCAGCATCTGTTATTAATCCATAATCATCACTTCCAACTGTGACGATAGAAGATTCGTTATAATCGAATGTTACAGACTCAGCAGCACCAAGAGCAGTAAATAGTGATCCAGATCCAACCCAATCCCTAGTTCTAATAGTATTACCAATACCACTTAGATCACCAAGTGATGTGTCTTCACCAAACTCAGTAGAAGTCTTACTCTCTACAGATCCACCAGCACTGAATAATGAACCACCAGTAGTAGGATCTCTGAATACAACAGAATCTGCACCAATACCTGATGTCTGAAGTGTTCCTGTTAGAGGATATACTGTAGATGTATGTACAGTTAAACCATAATCCTCTTCACCTTGTTGGATGTTAAGGTCGCCATACTCACCAAATACTGTTGCATTATCAACGATGTTACCTTCATCATCAACAGAGAATACATTAATGGAAGACTCGTTGTAATCGAAGGTTACCGATTCAGCAGCACCACCGATGGTAGGTAAGTTATAGTAACCAACATAACTCCATGCATATCTGTAAGTGTTACCGATATATGCAGGTGCAGTAAAGATATCAAATAGTGCAGTATCTTCAGTAGGTTGATAACCAACACACTCAGCAGCACCACCTATTGAGTATAGAGAACCTTCACCAATCTGACCCCAGATAGGAATGAATCTAACATCACCAGATTCTTCTTGTGTCTTCTCATCCCCTACCTGTGGGAATGTACCATAAGGTTTCGTCTCATAGGTGAGTGGTAATTCATCAATCTCTGCCTGAGTCCATCTTGCTCTTGTTAGACTTAGGTTAAGTGATCCGAATGGAGTAGCAGTAGATGTGAATATAATCTGTCCCTGATCATACTCTCCACCATACTGAGGTTCTGCTACAGAACCATAGTCATCAACTACAGTTACAGAATCAACTATTAATCCATTATCTTCTGTTCCATATGGAATAGTTGATGATTCGTTGTATGCCCATGATATAGATTCTGCAACTCCATTAAGAGTGAACAATCCACCTGTACCTGGAGGTGCATTCCATACAAAGCTATAGGTGTTACCAATGTATGCTGGTGCAGTGTAGATATCAAATAGTGTTGTAGCATCACCAAGTTCTGTCGTGCTAACACATTCACTAGCTCCACCAGCACTGAATAGTGATCCACCTTGTGTAGGATCTCTGAATACAGTAGCACTTGGAGAAGTACCAGATGTCTGGAGTGTTCCTGTAAGTGGGAGAACTGTGCTAGTCCAGAATACCCAACCATAATCCTCTTCACCACCAGACTGAGGTGCAGTAATATCTGTTCTATTATCAAAGACAGTAGCAGCATCTGTTATAAGACCACTATCATCAGTAGTGAATACAACGATAGAATTCTCATTGTAATCATATGTTATGGACTCAGCTGCACCACCGATAGTTGGTACTGACGCATAACCAGTGTAATTCCAGCAGAAGCTATAGGTGTTACCTATACTTGCAGGTGAAGTATAGATATCGAATAGTGTTGTAGAATCTCCAAGTTCTGTTGTAGATACACATTCTGCAGCACCACCCACAGTTGGTATACTACCACTACCAGCAGGTGCTCTCCATACAAATCTATATGTGTTACCAATCCATTCAGGTGCAGTGAATATATCAATAGATCCTGTAAGAGGATATACTGTCTCACCATAGATTACTGAACCATAATCATTCTCTGCTTCTTGTGGAAGTGCTACACTACCATCATCAAAATGATCAGTTAGATAATTTGTAGCATCTGTTACTAATCCTATATCCTCAGTAGTGAAGGTAACAATAGAAGACTCGTTATAATCGAATGTTACAGACTCGGCAGCTCCACCGACTCTGGACATAGCACCAGAACCAGATTCACTGAAGGTAGCAGTTGCAACCATGCTACCAGCATAGTATCTACCACCAACTATCTGGAATATACCAGTTGTATTTGGTTCTACAGTTACAGATTCAGAAGCACCACCAACTGAGAATAGAGATCCAGAACCAGTTTGACCCCAGACAGGAATGAATCGAAGATGACCTGCTTCTTCTTGTGTCTTCTCATCCCCTACCTGTGGGAATGTACCATATGGTTTGGTAGTATATTCTGGATTAAGTTCATCAATCTGTGCCTGAGTCCACAATTCTCTTGTGAGACTGAAGGTGAATGTTCCCTGTGCAGAATTAGCAGTAGAAGTGTAAGTAACTAAACCATAATTCTCTTCACCACCATACTGAACTTCTGTAACGTCACCAAGATCAACATCAGTAGTAGCAGCATCTATTACAAGACCACTATCTTCACTACTAAATGGTACAACTGTACTATCACTATAATCAAATACAACTTTCTCAACTCCACCACCAATTCTTGATATAGAACCAGATCCAATCTCTCTAAAGATAACATATTCAGTAGCAGCACCACTAAGATCTCCTAATGAAGTATCTTCACCAAGCTCAGTAGTACTCTTACTCTCTACAGCACCAAGAGCAGTGAATATGGATACAGGATCTGCAATGTATCTTCTCTGGAAGGAATAAGTCTCACCAAAGAACTGTAGATTGGTGATGCTATATGATCCAACTAGAGGATATGCAACAGAACTATAAAGAACAGAACCATAATCATCTTCACCCTCTTGTATATCAGCAACATTACCTTGATCAACTACTACTGCTGCATCTGTTATCAGACCATTATCATCTGTTGAGTATGGAACGATAGATGATTCATTGTAATCGAAGGTGACTTTTTCAGCTCCACCACCAATTCTGGATATAGCACCAGATCCAATCTCTCTAAATGTTGCTTGAAGGTTAGTATATGCACCAGACCAAGTAAACAGTGCAATATCTTCAACTGGTTGATATCCAACTGCCTCGGAAGCTCCTCCCATACTGAAGAGGTTACCACTCTGTACGAATCCATGACCCCAAGTGAATGAATAGGTATCAAAGTTATGACCTTCGGTATCAGAAAGACCTGGATTAGTTGGATCGAAATAATTCTCTGGAGTTGAATCATTAATAACTTTAGGATCAGTCCTGATAGTAAGTCCACCCATTGAGGTTGCAACACCCTCATGCCAGATGTACCACCAGTTCTCTGATAACCATCCTTCAGTAACAAGACCCCAATTCTCTGAGTCAACTGGACTATCTGTTATTGATCCCCAGTTCTGAGTACTGTATCCAATCGTAGCAGTTTCATCATATCCATATGTTCTTAGTATTGCTACACCACCAGTTACAGGTAGAGAACCAGATCCTGTCCAATGATATTGGAACTTAAGATTACTATATGCACCAGACCAATTGAATAGAGTGGTCTCTCCTCCAACTACACTATCAGTTCTACACTCAGCAGATCCACCAGCACTGAATAGAGATCCAGATGCAGTCCAATGTGGTGCATTGGTTGTAAAGTCTTGACCAGTGATATGGATAGATCCTTCACCTTCCCAGTACCTAGCGTAAGTACCATCTCCTTGAATATCATAGAGAGCAACGAACTCATAGGTTCCAGTATTCGCCTCTACGTTATTCCATATAATTCCACCATTATCATATTCACCAGCAGTAACTGGTTTGGTTGTTGTACCAAGATCTTCAGTCTCACTAAATCCATACCAAACTAATCCATTATCTTCTGTCTCTAATGTAAATCCTGACTCTTCATTAAACTCATGTACAAACTTCTCAATACCAGCACTTCCGAATGAAGCATCACCAGACATGATCTCACGACTTGTCTTGGAGTATGTCTCTCCACCAGTTAGACTGAATAATGTTGTCTTGTCTCCAAATTCTGTAGAGGTCTTAGTCTCTGAGAGACCACTTGCAGCGAATAGACCACCTGAACCTGTTCTGTCTGTAGTAAAGCTATAAGTATTAAATTCTGCCCAAGGTGCACTATTAAACTCACAATATGCTGTTGCACCTCTTACATCACCTATGTTGTATACAAATCCCCAAGATTCTTCTCCTCCATCTTTAGGATCTAGTATACCCCCAAAGTCCAAAAGACTTGGGACTGCATCGACAGCTCCCAAGTCTTCTGTGGTGAATGGTACGAATAAAAATTCGTTCCAATCTAATGTTGTTGTTACCTCACAAGTACCAGATACAGTAAGCCCACCAGAACCTAACCAGAACGCACTGCTGCGTTCCATACCACCGCCCATCTCAAATAGGGATCCAGTACCAACCCAGAACTTCCTGATGCCTTCTACGGCGGTAGAGGCGAGGTGAGCAGTTCCATCAGCAACAAAATTACCATGACTGAAGCTTACTCTTGATATTCCACCAGATATAGTTGCTGTTCCAAATGGGTAATGATCTGTTGATATGGAGATTTCTCCATAACTATCTTGACTTAAATTACTTTCTGCTTCTAAATTTGTCGGAGCATCACCTATCGATCCATAATCATCCGTTACGTTAAGGACAGTAACATCGCCGTAACTTTCGGTAGAGTATAGAGAAATCGTATTTGAATCGTAGGTGTATTTGTTCATACTTTACGAAAACAATAAGAAGGGGGTGGAATATCTCCAACCCCCATCCTAATATACTTAATAGTATTAATGATCAGTCGAGGCTGATGTTCAATGTAACCTTAATTTGGTCACCGTTGTTCTGAATTGGGTATGGACCATTTGTAAATCTTTCAGCGAACATTATGCTGCTGTAAAGAGTTAGGTTACCAGTTCCATCCAATGCAGGAGTTGTGGTGAAGGTTGATGTTGAAGGTGTACTAAAGATTGTGTATGTCTGCTCTGTAGTTGTAGTGTTTGAAGTACCACGTGCAATGTAAATAACATCGCCTGGTTGTAAACCGTGAGCTTGAGTAACAGTTACTGAAGTATAGTCAAGTGTGATACTTGGATCAGTAGCACCCTGAATGTTATCAGTTAGAGCAACAGCAGCGTTAGCAGCATCAACGAGATAGATACGTCTTTGAGCACGATCAATACCACCAATAACTGTAGCGGCTGGAACAGCAGTGTTACCACCAATAGTCATTCCGATTGTAATGTTGTCCATTACGGAAGCTACGTTAGGAAGTGTGATATAGTCGTTACCAATAACTCCAATACATACGTTTGAGTTATCACCCTTTGTTATAGTAGTAGCAGCAGCACCAACAGCAGCATCAGCAACACCTTGCACAGCAAGAGGCATATTGTTTGCTCTTACAATGTAGTAACCATATACGTTACCAGCAGCAGCATCAAATGTGAAAGTCTGTTCTGGGTAAGTAGCAGTTGTTACAACACCAGCAGTAGCATCTTGATTAATTTTCCACTGCCCACCATTTAGGAGAATACCATACTGTTCAGTATAATCGTAACGTGATTCAGTACGGTTGTTTACACATGTAGGATAACCTGTGTTTACAGTTTGACCATACTTGTTTGTATTACCATCTTGGTATGGTTCATAGTATGCTGTCGCACTAGGCACGTCTGCTTCAGCAGGGGTGGTGTCAGTAGTGTAAAGCTTAAGAATTAGATCCCTTGGTGCATTATCCTCTCTATCCAAAACGAAGTTGTTCTGGTTAACGAGATAACGAAGTGACTCAAGTTCGCCAATATTAGGTACTAGCAGTGCCATTTAATTTGTCTCCGAAAATCGTTTGTGTTGCTTACTTACGTTTATTTATAAAATAATCGCTCCTCGATTATTTATCAAAGGAAAACTTTAAGAGATAACATAAATCTCCTAATCTGGTTTACCTGGTCAACTCGGAACCGTAACATATCCCCAGCTATTAAATCTTTATCCCAATTAGTTAAAACATCACCAGATGCTTTCAAGTTTCCATTAATGGTTGGTTTATCACCACCAGTTATAGTTTGGAAGTTGGGAAAATCGTTGAATGTACATTTCTGTACGTCCATAATAAGAATACCAACTACATCTGAAGTTAGTGTCCACGACTGGATTCTTCCAGTTACATCTATCTGTAGTTCACCTTTCTCTCCAGTGTTCATATCTACAGAACCACTACCATAAACAAAATTAATTGTTCTAGTAAGATCTGCAGTTGTTGATTGAGCAACAGTGAAAAGCTTATCTCCAGCAGAAGGTGGAGTTGGGAATATTATCTTACTCCCACTAACAGTATAATCTACTCCTGGATGTTGAAGTAATCCATTAATAGAAACAATTAACTGTCCTTCATTTGTTGGAAAGTATGGAGTGCCTCCTTCTGTTAAATCAAATTCTGTTCTCGTTCCATCGAACTGAGCAGTGAAATCATCAAGAACCTCATTATTATTCTGCAAATACTTTGCAGGTATATCATAATTTACACCAACTGCAAATTTCTTCTTGGCCTCAGAAACTATATTATAGTTTTGAGATTGTACTGATACATTATAGGTAGGCATCAGGAAACTCCAGGTGTTACTTCTATTATTCCTTCAATAACTCTTGACTTAGTACCTGAAGGTGCAGTCAAAAGAATATCATAAACATACCTTCGAGCTTCTAAGGTAGTTGATGTAGCATTAGGAAGGGTTATTGATAATTGTCCGTTATATCTGTCTGGAAAATCAACTGTAAAGTCTGTTGATGTAGATGAAGTAAAACTTCGTTTCAATTTCGCTACAGCACTATAACCAGTTAAATTTAACGGTGTTGTATTCGCTTCATTCTGAATATTAAAGGTCGCACTAAAGTCGGTTCCTTTCTCACAAATTAAATTTATTGGTATAGCAGCCATCTGACATATAAAGAACCCCTCACTATTTAGCGAGGGGGAACTTTGTTATTCGGTTGGAGGTGTTTCTGGTGTTTCCGTTTCTGGTACTGGTAATGGTTCAGCATTAACTTCACCAGTCAAAATACCAAGGGTTTCTAGTCCACCCTGAAGCTTTGTACGATACTCTCTAAGACGAATAAGTTCTGTCTCTGCCTTAGAAATTTTATCGTTAGCATCAGAAAGTTGTTTAGTAAACTCTTCTCTCAACGCAGCTGGTTCCATAGGACCAGCATTTGGTGTTTGGGTCATAATAAGTGATCGATCTTACTTATTTATTATAGCACGAATCATCGATTTTAGCTCAGCAAGTTCGGATTTTACCATCTGTAATTCCATATCAGAATATTTTGATCGAGCTCTTGCTGCTCTAATCTGATCAAATGCTTTCTTATCCTTATTGATTATAGCACCAGTTTCCGAGTCTCTATAAAGACCGTCCTCACCTTCTACTTGGATATCCATTAGAAGGATGCTACTGCTCTTATATCTTGTAGTTTAGGTACGTATGCTGGATTATCAGAATTCATAACAACCTTAACTGCAAAGGAAGTAAACTCAGGTAAGTTAGAGATACTAAATGGAATCTCCTGATATGAATCTTGCTTCTCAAAGAGACCAGATATTTCATTCTCTGGAGTAGGAGCTAATTCAATATCAGCCTTACCATCTTCATTAAAGAACTTCCATTCAATATCATCAAAATTAACTTCGCTTGATTCTTCCTTAATCTTATAAAGAACTTTAATATCATCAATATTTCTTAAGTTAGTAGTAATCTTAACATCTATTGATGTACCTGGATTCTCTATAGCAATTTCCTTGGTAACATACTTAGCAATACCAGAAGTATTCTTAGAGGAATCTTCAGAAACATGTCCTACACCATTTTGCAATGTTGCAGTTTTTACTTCCCACCAAGTTTCAGTATTAGCTTCTTGACCAACAAAACTAAGTAGATCAGTAACCCTGAATATATCATTCTGTTGATCTGTTGGATCCTTCTTCCTTTCATAAGGTGAAAGTGCTGTTACTTTAGAAGTAAAGTCATCATTGATAGGTTGTTTATTATTAAACAATACTAGTTCTTGAGTCTTAGCATCCCATTCAACAACTGTACCACTAATCTTATCTAGATATAGATCATCAGTAGTATCTGAAGTTGTTGTTTGCTGTTCGTTATATCGATTAACAGTTGTACCTACAGTAAATGTAGGTGTTTTAAGACTGGATCCAGCATCTGTAATTGTAGTTACAGTATTCAAAGATGCATCAGCTCCAAATGTTAGAGTCTCTCTTGCTTTAAAGGATCCTTCATTAGTTATCTGAACAGTCATTGTACTTGTACCACTATCCCAACCTATAATAGTACCAGCACCACCAGCAATATCAGCAACCTCTGATGTAGCAGCTACAGTTGTACTATTGATAGACTGAGGAACTGTTATAGCAGCACCACTATGACCTGTTATAGCAAATGTAACAATTGGATAAAGCTTTATAATTTGATTCTGTCTACCATATCTACTCTCACTTCCAGTAGGATTCTCGATTCTATTAGATATAGTCTTAACAGAACTAGTTCTAAGATCGATAATAGGAGATAGTGTTGATTGAGTAGATGAAAGATCTAACTTATAAACTAAAGAATTTGCAATATCATTTCTTAATGCATTAATTCTAGAAGCTAACACCTTCTGGTTTATAAAGAAATGTTCTTGTTTAATAAATGTCTTCTCATAATCAGATTGAGAATAAGAAACATAATTAACAGGACCGCTATCTACAGGAACTATGTTAGTTGTTTTAACAGATGATTCTATTTTTGTTTGTGGGAATGAAAGATAACCAATATCAGCATACAATTTCTCAAATTTCTTATTGAGAGAAATTAATCCACCTGATCCACCACCAATAGCATTAGAGCTTGCATTAGTTGTAGATACAATATTAAATGAATCAATACCAGAGTTCTCAACTGTGAATAATGTAGTATTCATAGAAGATGCTGAGATACCACCAGTCTCTTTAAGACCCTTGAAGAATGCAAATGACTTACCACTATCTTCAAATCCGTGATCTCTATGTGTAACTTCAATATACTTATTATTTCCTCTAAATCTTTCTAGAGTTGCACTACTACTTGCTTCAGCACTTGTACGTATGGAATTATCATCCATAGTTTCATAACCTATGTTATCATTTGTTAACATAACACTAGCAGTCCTAGAGATATCAAACTCTGCTCTGTTAAGCTGGAACTTAATATCTTCCTTAAGGTTCTCTGTCCAAGAATCCACGTTCTGTGATCTGTAAACAGATCCCAATCCAGGTTGTACTGTAACAGTTCCTGAACCTGCAGGTTCTCCAACTTCAGAAGCCCAGACTTCATAATCAGTAGAATCGGTCTCGATAACAAAAGCATACTCTGTATCATTCTGCAAATATACAGGATAATCAAATTCAAATTCAGTTGGTACACTACCAGCAACATCAGTTACCAGATTAGTTGATACACCCATTCTTACAGCAGGTGTATCAATTTTTACAACTCCTTCTACAGCAGCACCAGCATTACCAGAACCAGTTCCAGCAATAACAATAGATGGAGCACTTGTATACCCAGAACCAGATATAGAAACTTCAGAATTAAATAACTTACCACCAGATATTCCTAATGTTCCAGTCGCAGTAGTACCACCTGGTAACTGTGGACTCTCAATAGTCATTGCTGCACTATCATAATTAGATCCAGCACTAATGACCTTAAGATCAACAACTGATCCAGAATCTTTAGCAATAGTAACAGATATTGAAGTGTTATTTGTATTATTAGCTAGAGTTATTGATGGAGCAATAAGTTGTTCCCCTGATTGGAAAGAATTACCATTGTTATTAGATAAAACTAATGTATATACTTGATCTGCTGATACAGGAATCTTATCTGCAGCTCCTGGTAATACTTCAATACCAGTTCTATCAAATATTTTAAATATAGGTCCAGTAGCACCTGATATTTGTCCAGTTACAATTTCACCAACCTCAAGAGATGTTTCTTGTGATACATAGAACTTCAACTTTGTTTCAGGTGAAATAGTCTTCTCTGTACCAGGAACAATATAACTTCCTGGCTTACCACTTACTGTATTGGTAATATAAGTTCTTACAGGAACCTTAGATGCCTTCTTATTAAAGAAAAGATATAAACTAGTAACAAATACACCACCCTCATATCCTTCTATCTTAAATGTTTGTGCTAATGGACTTGGTTTCTTCTGTGTACTTGTATCAAGATCAACAATCTGCTTACCTTCATTAGACTTGAGGTATGCAGGTAATGTTGAAACAATACTACCAGGATTAGAAGGTAGTATTCCAGTAGGATAGTATTTAACTTCAGTATATGTTTCTACAGTGTCTTTATTACTATCTGTAGAGCTCGAAGTAAATCTAATTGTTTTCTCACCAGTTGTGAATTGTAACTGTTCAGAAGTGGTATCGTAACTTGTATTGTAGATATAGTTATTCCAAGTAGTTCCTTGTGTTGGGGCATAACCATTAGGTATTATAATAAGACCACTAGCATTACCACCATCATCTGTGATAATATCAGATCCAAATGTTGATAATGAATTACCAGGAATTCCTGTAAATCTTAGATCGGGAGTAGTCCATCTACTAACACTCCTACCCTCTATGAAAGGATAGATCTTTGTATTAGGCTTCATCCTACGAACAGTAAACTTAACTGCTTTAGATCTAGCAAATTGTTGTAATGAAGTAGCAACAGCAGTTTCACCAACTAACTTTGTATTAATTCCTTTACCAGTCTCATTATTCTGTGGACTGATATTAGAAGAACTTGCTACATTAGCAATCTTAACTGTGGATGCTACTTGATCAGAATTGATATCAGAAAGAGGTCCAATATTAAAGAAGTTCTGATTTGATCCAACCCAGTTTACCGAATAAGAATTATACAAGCTTGAATATGCATCACGTACATTATTCTTAGCAAGGAATATAGTATAAAGTGATGTGTTGTTATCAGATATTAAAGGAGCATCTGTATTCTCATACCATGAATCTACAGGTGTATCGAGAGATGCATCACCAACATATTGAATAACAACAAATGGGTTTGGATTGATAGTCTTTGTAGCAAAGCTATTATCTAATAACGATAGATTAGAATATGGAAGAGTAATAACATCACTAGATCTCCTATATCCAGCAACTACTCTTTCATCTTCTTTTGTATTAACTTCGATTAAATCAAATGAATCTTCCTTAGACTGTGCTCTCAATACAGATTGTTTCGTATCAATTGAACACTTATAATCATTAGACTTAAGGTTACCTACCTTATGAGTCTCGAAGTTATCTACAACAAATCCACTCTTGAATCTTTCAAGTCCTACTTCATCCTTGATCTGCATATTTAATGCTTGCTGCTCAAGAACACTGAGGAGTGTATAGTACTCTAACCTTTCAACACGCTTCTCTAACTTACCAATATCACGCATTGTATAACGCTTGTTATCAACAGGGATAACACGAACATCATTACTTGTTGTGGTATATGCAGGTATGTAAAGATAAGTTAAAGGTATAGCATCATCGATACCCTCTGGTCTTGATGGGTTAAGTGAAGAGTTACCTTCCTTGACTATAAATTCACCTTTCTTAGTCAAGAAGATACCATCAATTCTATCAAGATATTGATTTTGATAGAATGATATAGTATAAGGAAGATTTGAATCTGATGCTGGACAACTAGAAACAACACCACCACTACCATTAAACTGGTTGAAAGAAGACTCTGTATAAATCGACTTATCTTGGAAACCAGTGATAGTAGATTCAGTATCAACTTTTGGTCTAAAGTCAATAACATCTCTGAGGTTTGTTATACCATATACAGATGAGTTAAATGTAGGAATATCATCAGCAGAAACACCTGCTTCATGTACATAAGAATCAACCACACAGAAATCACCCTGTGAATGATCGAAATAATCAAATGATGCTAATAACTGACCAGTAGGTAAATCAAAACCAGGTTTAATAACAATACGAGATACATCATATAAAGTATCACGTTGACCATCATCAAATGTGAATCTATTAGTTACATCAGTACCGCTAATTAAATTACCAGCAGTATCTACATTTGGAGGTGCAGTTGAAGAACCTTCATAAACATAATTGAGTTTAACAACATCAGAATATGATACTGCATTAATTTCAGTTGCATTAATATCCTGTCCTCTCAAAGGAAGAACTCTATCTCCTACAGGTTTAATAACAATCTGTTTGTTTTTAACAATAGTCTTCAACCTAGGTCTAGACTTAGTAATTTCTAATGTTGCTGTAAGCTTAAGAGTAGGGAAGACACCAGCACCTGTTACTTCACCAAAATAATTCGTAGGAAGTGTTATACTAACACTACCAGCAGTTAGTCCAGTAGCAGTATCAGTAGAAGTTGCAACATCTACAGCAGAAGCTGGAACGTATACAATATCTCCAGTTTCTACAGCAGTTGCATTTCCTTTCTTAAGAACAGTAAGAATAAAATTATTTTCTCTAAACTCTACAAATTTCTGTGTACCAAATTCCAACTGTGCCTTGAATGTTACTTTTCCACCAGTGGAAGATGAATCCAATACAAAATCTTTTCTTTGGTAGTACTTAATAGCAGTATCATCAACATTCTTAACTAGTGATTTAATCTGCTTACTACCAGTTGGGAATATTAGAGTAGATCTAGATCCATTTTCAATCTTTGGTCTTACTCTTAGTACAGTTGTACTACTTATAGTAGAAGGAAGTAAGGAATCTAAGTATATTCTTGATTTCTTAGTTCCTTGTGGTGAAGTTGCTTGCTGTACTATTGCCTGAATAAGGTTGTTGTTTGCATCACTAAACTGAACCAAATCTCCTTGTACAAGACTCTTCGATGCATCACCACCAAAACCTGTACACTCAATATACTGGTTGCCCTCTACACCACTAAAACTAAAGTCAGTTATAGTAGTACTAGTAACATACTTCTCTCTAAACAACTCAACATCACTAGTGAATAGATTAGGTGCTAAAGCTCCTTCAGGTGCTACACCAAACCTACACCACATAGATTTAACATTCTGTGGTGTGTATGTTTGTACAACATTCTTAAACAATACAGCACGTACTATTGCTTCATTACCAGCAACAAAACTAGTAGAAGTAGTTTTAACCACTACTGCTGGAGGTGATGAGTAGACATTAGATAATGCATCTCTATTTTTAATAGTCGCTGCAGCATAACCATCTGCAGAATCTATAGTGGAAGTTATAACAGATGTATCATATGATACACCATCTACAATTAAAGTCTCTAATGCACCATAGTTATTTCCTCTATGATCCACAACAAAATGAGATATAGTATTCTCTCTAGCAATTCTTAGAGAATTTCCTTTCTCATCAAATATAGTTTCTCCCTGAACAAACTCTCCATTAAGAACCTTACAATAGATTCTATTACCAGAAGATAGAAGACCGTTTGGTGATCCTTCTATTACTCCATAAGCACCACTCTTACTACCAGTAATATACGTACCAGCTTTGAATGGAGTGTTATCTGGTGAAGGAATAGGTATATCACTATCTACAGTTATCTTGGTTAAGAAAGTTGGATTGAAATACGACATCTTGAAAGTCGTATTATATTTGCTTGTTCCAGCAATTCTTCCTTTAGAAAGAATAGTATCAGAATCTGGATTAAATCCAACACCTCTTTCTTGTAAATGGAAATCCTTAGGCTTAGCAAGACCAATTGTAGGAACAATCATCTCACTATAAGAAACTATGTAACCAAATACATCAGTTGAAGTAGATTGTTCTGCTCCATTTTCTGAGAAATAAAGTCTAGTTCTATTATCAGTACCACTATCAACAGTAGTGAAATCTCTCAAATGTGTATCAACAATATCTCTTGGTCCGATAAAAGTGAATTCAACATAAGAAGCACTTCCTTTAAAAGAAGATGGGAAGTCTGCATTAGAACCACTAAATTTGGAATAAGCAAGAGTTGTAAGTTCTACTGCTTCATTAGCATTACCAGAACCACCTTTTCTTACCCAAAAACTTCCATGTGATGATTCCCATGAAGTTGGTTTAATTTCGCTAAATGTCGTACCAGCCGCAGTTGATGTAATATTAATAAGTACAGTTTTAATTGCTACATCAGCATCAGATGTAAATGCTCTTCTATTACGAGTTTGTTTATGTGAAGCTATTACCTTACCATCAGTTTTATCTTCTGTACTATTAAGACCTAATGATCCATCACCAAATGTACTATTGAGATATAGTGTTGGGTATGCTGTTAACTCAGCATCAAATGAATTTAAAGGAACTGAATTATAAGTATTAGTTAGATAGAAGCTTGCAAGACCACTATGCTTAAGAGTTATATTATCTCTCTCAAGTGATTCTCTTGATTTGTTAACAGTTAGATACTTACTCTCTTTATTAACAATCTCATATCCCTTAATGTATGCTTTACCAACTCCTACTGCTGCAATCATCTTTTGAGATGCTTCAGTGAGAGTTAAACCATTAACCGTTCCATCAACACCTACACCATAAAGACCTTTGTTACCGTCTTTCTGGTAATACTCTCTTAATTCTGTTGGGAATGATTCAACAACATAATCACCAGACTCATCATATGTTCTTCTAGCTAGAGTCTCTTCAATTACATTGTATTCTGCTTGTTTTACCTTCTTCTGTACAGATCCCTTCTTAACAGTTAGAAGTTGTATGAAATTGCTGTCTGTAGAAGCATTATAATCATACTTAGCTAATCCTAGAGTGATTGATAAACGATGAGCACCAGGAGCACTAAAGTTTGCAAATCCTCTTGCTTGATCATAGAGTGTTGAATCCTCTTCAGGAGTGATTAAAGACTCTGTGATTTTAAATCCAACCTTAGCAGATGGTATATCAATATATGGTTCTAGAATGATAAGATCAGAATCATTACGAACAAAATGACCATTAACAAAATAGATACCTTCTTCTACTTGTACAGCAGAAGCAAAACCCATTGCTGGACTGGTGATAGAAGTCTCTACATCAGTATCAGGATCCTTTAAAGTAATAGAAGTAGGTAGAACACTTCCATCAGTTCCAACTACCATAAGTGGAGTATTTACTCCATCAATAACTTCTAGAGTCTCACCTTGTCTAAAAGTAGACTCATTGTTAGAATTACCACTGCTAGTATAGTTCACATATAGTGTGTCTGCAGTTGTAGTGGTACTATATCTAGTGGATACAACTGTACCAGTAACGCCAGATGTGATGCCTTTTAACGTCTGACCTACTAGTTGCTTAATATCATATTTTTTGAAGACAATATTACCTCCCTCTGATACTGCAACTTCAGTAACAGAAGAAAGTTTAACGTAATCTAGTTTATTGTTTAATCCTACTTCACCAGGAATAACTAGATCACCTTGTTTAAATTGTTTACGTCCAATAGATTCAATCTGATTTTGGAGTACAGATTGAAGTTGAGTTAGTTCTCTCGCTTGTATTGAATATCCAGGTCGAAAAAGAAGTCGATAAAAATTCTTAGACGCACTGTAGTCATCATAGTATGGACTTACATTTAGATTCGTCTTTTGTGGCATCGTAAACCAAAGCTAACATGGAAGATTAGAATTCGATTACTAGCTTGATGTCCTCTATTTGGTCAGCAGCTCTAGTAATCAGTCTCCTGTTCTCTATGTATACGAGTTCTCCAGAGTTATTCTTGATCTCTGGATTCGCCAAACCACTTGCAAATGTTACGCCTTCGGTAGTTGATGAGTATGTGCTATCAGGGTTAACTGATACAGAAGTACCACCATCAACGATAGCAGAACTTGAATTGTTTTCAAATGCTCTTACTACTCCATTATCAGTATGTGCTTTAGGTGATTGGAAGTACTTAAGAATACCACCATTACCATTACCATCTGCAGTCCAAGAAACAACTGTTCCTTTAGCAGTTCCAGCACCACCATTTAAAGTTTGTGTGATTGTATTATCTTTTCCGAAAGAAGAACTAGTAAGACCAGTTCCATTAACTCTTACGGCGTATACACCAGAAAGGGTGTTTGCAGTAGCAAAGTTTGTTGATCCCCACTGCAGTGGATCTTTAATAAGTCCGATTCTACGGAAGTCATTATCAACTGGGAAGTCTCCAGATCCTTCTGCATAGGTCAAACGGACGTTAACCATAACACGCTTGCCGTTAAGCTCCTGTGCAAGATTAGCACCATGACCACCTGCAGGTGGAATGATAACTTCAAGAGCACCACGAGCAGTGGCATTAATGTTCTCAGCAGTACTTAAAGTATCATCAGAGAATAGACCATAAGCATTTCCACCAGCACCAGTACCTGTACCAGACTTAAGTGCAACACTACCATAAGTATAACCTGTACCTGGAGTCTGAACTTCAACAGCACTTACAGCACCAGTATTATCAGTGGTAACCTTAGCAACACCATCTGCTCCATCTCCTAAGATAGGAGCATATAGAGTAGCACCAGTAGGAAGAGCAGATCCAGCATCTGAAATTAAGATGGTATCAATAGCACCATCTACAGCAGCAGGTCCAGCATATGTGCCGATAGGCATGAAGTCACTGGATAGGAAATCCATGACCTGTTGTGTGGTCATTGTATAAAGATACTTCCAACGATAATCGTCAGTAGGACCAGTATATACACCAGAAGCATAGTTATTTGCTGTAGTAGGCATATCAGATGCTAAACCACCACCAGCAGTTATATCTTCCTTATTGTAAATACACTTGAATACTTCATAGTTATTGTTCATAACATAGAACTTAGAAGCTCCTAATGAAGTTGCTCCTGTAGCAGCAGCCTTTGCAGTACCACCTGAAGCAGGTGCAGCACTGTAGTCAGGCTTGTACATATCAAACTTAGGGTTGGTAACTGTGTTCCAGTTATAACGTGAAACTACAGAAACAACATTGGATGACTCTACCCTTTTAGCAGCAATGAGCTCGTCATAGATACTCTGCTTTTCTTCTTGGTTGTCTAAAGGAGCAGGTGCATTCGTTTCATCGGCAATACGATACACACCACCTTTAGCTTCAGCACCAGTATCAGAACCACCTGTATATCCCTTAATTACGTTACCAGCAGTCGGTGTACCAGCAGCAGGGGAAGGAGAATAAACAAGAATTGAATTAGGATTTACCTTGCGGATAGTTGCTTTCCATGTTGTAGATCCATATGCAGTAGCACCAGCAGCACCAGCATCATACACTTCTTCACCGACATTAAATGCAGTAGCATTAGGATCATAGATCTCTAGATACGAATCCCATTGATCCGAACGACCAACGAAGAAATACATTCGTGCACGATCCGCACTAGTATCGTTTGCACCTTCCGTAAGGGATTCTAGAAATTGTTGTGCATTAAAAATGCGAAACTTTTCTGATATGATTGCCGACATAATTGAAAATTGGGTAGTTTTGTACTACAGGATATCCGAGTTATTTATATTTATACTTGTCTAACTACAGTTCCTGCAGTTTCAGTTGTTAGACCTGAAGGTTGAATACTATCTGAACTACCGTAATCAACGATAAAACGATCAGATAATTTTGAACTATAAGCGATACGGAACTTACCGACTTGTATCACACCTGTTGCATCGAATGCAGCAGTAGTTGATACCATAACATTAGAGTCAGTCCAATCAAAATCACTGTCTAATATTGTTGCGGAAAGAACTGCCGTTGTTGAAGTACCCATACCGATAGTAGGAGCATTGGTAGGAGTTGTTAACCTAACTGCACCAGTCATTGATAATGTATTATCAAGCTCAATCTGTTTGATTGAATGGGTCAACGATGTAGTTGTTCCCATTGCAGACTGTGTAATAGAATGTGGTATAGTCAAATGTATTTCTGTTGCTCCAACAGAAACCTTATTATCCCGAATTAGTTGTTGAGTAACTTTAACTTGATCACTCTGAGAAGATGCTGCAGCAACACTATGAGTAAACTCATATGCTAACTGTGTTGCTTCCCCAACCAATGATGTAGTATTTAGATCACTAAGACCAGTTATAGTGTCTTCAAATTTACGGATGTATTTGGTATCGAACTGTCTAGTCTTCTTGATGATATCATAACCACGAGAGACGTTAACAATAGGAGCAGCAGTATATCCACTACCACCAGATTCTAAAATAACATCAATAACATTACCACCATCAACAATAACATGTGCTTTAGCACCACCACCATTTAGATCAACTGGTTCAAATGTTAATACTGGTGGTGTATCATAATTATGAGCTTGTGGATTAGAACCAAGAACAGTTTTATTCCAATTCAATGATGTTACAGTATCTCCTGTAATAACTGCTTTAATATCAAGACCTTCTCCTTTAGTATCACCATTATAATTGCTAACAGAGATAACACCTACGTTATCACCTATTTGCGTATCTTCAACATGACTCAATGATTTAGATTCTCTAGGAGTTAATTTGACTGTTCTATAATCAGTCTCACCATCGATCTTAATATGATCACCAGGTTCTAATGAGGTTATAGTAGGTTTGACCCTATCATACAACCAAGATACACTATCCTTCCTAAGAATTCTACCACCATCAACATCATTATATGTAACTGCTGTGGTAAGAGCAGATAAATCAACCTCAGTATAAGATGCAGTCTGAAGATCAGTATTTGCAGCAATTCTTAGAGGTTTGGTAAGATCAATCTTAGGATTCTGAGCAATGAGAGTAACATCCCATCCACTAGCAGTTTGGTTATACTTCCTAACCATACCAATAGTTGTATACACGTCAGGTGTTGGGAAAGAGTTATCTGTAAATTGATAAACTACTGCACCATCTCTTACAGCTGAAATGAAAGTAGCATATTCTGCAGAACCACCAGTAACTGTAATAGTTACTTCATTAAAGAAACGATCTGGTTCTACATTAAATGCATCTAATAACTGATCAATAGAAGTACCTGTTAATAGAACTATACCAACACTCTGACCTTTCTTTAAAGCTTGACTGAATGTAATACTAGACTCATTTATAGTATATGCAGTATTCCTCTTCTGTAATATCCCATCAATATAAACAAAAGCAAATCTATCATCATCAACAACTACTACATCACCAGTCTTTTCATCTCTCATAATGAATGGTCCAGTAATAGATCCATTAAAGTTATCTTCTTGTAAACTCATCCTCACATAACCACCAATATTATGTGCAAAGAACTTATCTACAGCAAGAGGTTCTTGAACAGTTAATGTATTCAGATTCTGTTTCCACTTAGGTGCTTCTGAAAATAGAATTCTATCAGGATCACTAGCACCAGCAGATCTCTTGATATAATAAGAATTCAATCTAGGGAACGTCTCATCATACTTAGCATTCTGGAAGATACCATTAATACCAACTATAAGATTATGCTCAACCTCAGTTTTTACTGGTGTATTATCAGTATAATATAACTCAAACTCTTTATTTTCATTGTTGAAATAATCTGGTAGAGACTTAACTACAGTACTACCATTTAATATAGACTCAACATTCAAGAACAGAGAATTTAAAGCAGATACCACAGTATCACACTCTGTGAATACATTATCCTTAGCAAGGATGTTTATATTAGTTAATGTTCTTAAAGTAGTCCAGTTACCAGTTCTTTGATTATTATCTTCAACCTTAGTGAATAAGTTTGGACCCTTATTAATAGTTTTAGTAACTATTTGAATGTAACTATTCAATGCAGATTCTACTTCAGCACAAGTTGTTACGTAAGGACCATTAGGATCAGCAAGGACAGTAGCATCTTCATAAGGAACAATAGTAGTATATGTGCCAGTTGGAAGATTGTTCTTCATTGCCTCAACCATAAGTTGAGTTGCTTTTGTGTAAGCAGCAATACTCTCTTCTTTCTGATCTACTATATGATTAAGTTTATTCTTGTAATAATATCTCTCGCCAAAATCAACAACATTCCAGTTACCACCATATCTTATATGGTATACCATTGCATCTATAAGATACTCAGTATCTCGTTGACACTTATCTTCATTAGGTATTACCAAGCTTGGATATGTTGCTTTTGTCCAACCAATAGTCTCTTCTGAAATATACTTCTTATTTCCTTCAATGAGCTTAGCAGCATCCATAAACTTACCATTATTAATTCTACTAAATGAGAAGGTCATCTCATCAATATTATTGATAGTGGAATAAACAGTTGTAGTTGCTCCAATGCCCACGTTTAGTACACCTGTACCAGTAACAGTAACAGGACCATAATTAGTGGTTCCACTATTATTAACAGTTGTACTAATATTCTGAGCTGGGTATGCAATGTTTGCTGCTTTGGAAACTTTAATCTGTGTAGAACTTAGTATCTCAGTAACTGTAGTACCTTCATCAAATTGATTACCACTACTTACATTCATTCCTACACATATACCTAAAGTAGAAGGAAGTGTAACAACATCCTGTCCTTGAGATACGGTACAGTTCTTAACTGATATATCCCAATTCCTTGCTGCAGCAATACACAAGTTCATAGTATATTTGTATATCTCAACAGCAGAAGCTTCTACAGTTGTCTCGTTGAAATACTCTGTTGCTGCATGATGAGAAGCACTATTACCACCAAATCTAAGATCGTGTTCGTAAGCATCTAAAATTAATCCAACATCTCTAACACACTTAGATTCTTTAGTATTCCAAGTTAAGTTAGGATACTTAGATTTACCATATCCAACTGCTTCTTCTTGGATGAAATTCCTATTAAAACGCAATTGATTAGCAGCATCAATCCATGTACCTTCTTTTTGGAAGATAGGTCTAATCTTTTTCAAATACTGAAGATTCTTGGAAGCTTCCTTAAATTGGAATAATCTTCCAATAAACTTAGTTGCTGAAATTGTATTATTACCTTCTTGTCTAGTACCAAATGGTGCTGCAGCAAAAGTAATCTTATCACCAGATACAGTATAAGCAGTCTCTGGCTCTTGTAATACTGCATCTAATGTTATGGTTAAAGCCATAGCATTATATGGAGTTATTGGATTGTTAGTAGCAGCATCAACAATAGTAAATTCTCTTGTACCAGAGATATTACCATACTGATCAAAAGTACCATCAAATGCTGGAGTGAGTTTAATCTCTTTAGCAATTAATCCAGATGTATCACTTGCTTTCTCTGTGAGAGATCCATTACCTCTTAATACATTAATATCCTTAGATAAGTTTACAATAGTTTGATGATATCTTTTACTATCAACAATACTTGCATTATTACTATCCTTATCCCAAAGCTTAAGTGTTGAAACTTGAGTAGTCTTAGAATTATTACTTACCTTTACATCTACCTTCGCATCTATATTAAGCTCACCAAACATCTTAAATCCAGCTGGATGAACTGAGTCCTTAATAAGATCTCTCCAGTCTTCTATTTGTGTCTTAGACTCGATAACATAAGAATAATCCTGATAGAATTTATTATCTGCTATCTTGTGAGTTCTTACACCAACTTTACCTTTATCAGAAGTATAAGTACCAAGATTATCATAATACGATCTTAGATCAGTAGAAAACTCTGCCTTCTGAACAGAAACTATTGTGCCAGTTGAATTACTGGCACTACCAGTAAGAGTTTGACCTACAATAAATTCACCTTTAGTTACAGATACCTTAAGAATATTAGATCCAATTCTCCATCCACCATTAGTAACATTACCCTCTGCAAGTCCAGAGGTTACCTTTTCTCCACTTAAGAAATCATCTGTTGTGTCTAAAATAATAACATCACTTGCCTTATGCTTTCTTAATATTGAAGTATCATTCCAAATTCCAGATCCATTAAATTCAAGTTGTACATTCTTTGGAGATCCTATAGAAGAACCCAAAGCAAATATTCTAATATCACCTTCAACAACCTTAAGCTCTGGTTTGTATGTGTAATTCTTTCCTTTGTTTGTTACAATAACATTTGCTATTCTGTTATCAGCAGTTTTTAAAACATCAAACCTTGCTTCGGATCCATCACCATCAACTACAACAACTTTTGGTTTAGAGTAATTGAATCCAGCTTTGTTGATTGTAACACCAACAATATTCTTTTCTACAGGATCCCATTGTGCAGTAACATCAGCAGTTCTACTGCTATCTAATTCTGCTCCTAATACACCAGGAACTTTTCTGTAACCAGAACCAAGATTAGATACCTCAACTTCAGCAATACCACCAGTTGCACCTTTAGATTTCGTAGTATACTTGATATTCCCAGTTCCATACCATTCAGGATTTTCTGTTAACTCATAGACAAACCTATCAGTTGTAACAAATGATACTTTAACTCCTGTACCAGTAGACTGGGTAGAAGATGTAAGTGCATCAGAAATTAATTTCTGCCCTTGTAATGGATCATTGATAAGCTCAATATAATTGTTATTATCAACAATACTTGTAGTTGGACCAATTCTTATTTGCTTAGTTCCATCTACCATTGTTCTCACTACAGACTTATAGTAATACCTTTGATAAGATCTAGGTACTCTCTTAGTCAATATACCATTAAGATCAACATCACCAATTCTAGGACCATATCCAAACTTCACATATGAGTAAGAACCTGCAGTACCAGGAGTACCAATATTAACAACTTCTGGTGCAATAATATTATCATTCTGACTAGGAGATATAATAAACTCAGATTCACCATTTGTGTAATGACTTAGATCAAATCTATATTGATAATACTCTTGTATCTTAAGGTTGGGTGATATTTCATATGGACCAGAAACAGATGAAGATATCTTTGTTACAATCTTATAATCTGTAACAATATCAATATCAATTAATTTCTTAGGTTCACTCTCATCAAACAGTGTAGCTTGATCTGTAATCTTATATGGAGTAAAGTCTCCATTCGCAAAGAATCCTTGATTGTGTTCTACAATCAGTTTGTTATTATCATATGAAATGATTGTAGGATCTAATGATGTACCTGTAACAGGAAGCAATTCACCAACAGTGAATCTATAATTAGATCCATATAATGTAACAACTTCATTGTCGAAATGATCTATATCACTAGTATTATTCTGTGCCCTTGTGACAGTTACTGATTTGGTAGACTCTGATATAGAGTTTACCTTAACAATCTCATCACCTATTGATAGAAGATCATTTTTTGATAACCCACTAATAGAATCTAATTTTAATACAGTCTCACCAGTAGCGAATCCAATATGATCGACTACTAAACGTAGACGTTGAGTATTAGTAGAAGCACCTGATCTGTTTAATGATGTATCCTCAACAGTAAGAATATCACCCTTTCTATAACTAGATCCTTTAGTTGTAATAACAACAGATTCTACATATCCCAATCCTGTGCTATCAACATTCTTCACAACTATAGTTGCTTTTGCATTATTGGAGTCGCCGACTTTCCCTAAATCAGTTCTAGCAGCATTCTGATCAACAAATATAAGCTCTACATCTTCATATGTGTTTGCTGCATAATCAGCACCAGAATTAACCAAATCAGATCTTCCCAATCCAGGATCATCAATCTGTGTTGATAATGTTAGTGATTTGATATCAATCTCTTGTGTTGCTCCTAATTGAACATAGTAAGTTGTTGTTGAGATAGAATCATCAGGATCTATTTCAACATATACAACATCTCCTACACCAAGTGCATGATCACCATCAGTTTCAACTAATGCAATATTTGTATTAACAATGAATGGTATTAAACCTGTACTTAAACTTGTAGTTGATAAGATCTCTGCACCAACTGTGTTTAGTAGATTGTTACTTCTAAGAAAGTATCCTGCCTGTTGTGCAAAAGTACCAGTCAACACTTTAAGCTTAACAGAATTTCTCTTATCAGTAGTTTCAATTACTTCACCTGTTGCTATTACAGAATCGGATTTGTTAACAGTACCATTAGTTAACTCTACAATCGCACCAGCAGTGAATGTAGCATTTGTATTGAGGATGATATTAATACTAAGTGTTGTGGAGTCAAATAAACCTGTTTGATCAAATGTTCCCGTAACATCTTCTAAAACTAAGATCTTACCATCAAGAACATCACCAACAACTTTACCAGATACTCCAGATGATGTTTGTGTTATGGTATCTCCACCAAAGACATAACAATTTTCCGTAATCTGAACTTTAGCTACTCTCTTTGCATCCGTAGCTTGTAGTTCTTCTACAGTATTTCCTTTAACTGCTGAAATGGTTCCAGCAGCATCTACACCACCAGTACCAGTATCATCTAGAACAATAGATGAACCAACTTTAAAATTATCAGATGAGCTGTATACCTGAAATGCGTCTAAACTACCAGAAGAAACGTCTTTAACAACTCCCCTAGTCTTACGACCATTATCAGGTGTATCGACCCCACGGAGGCGTACAGCGTCCAATGGGAGATCATTCTGTGTTTGATTCTGATCGTAGTTAGCAGCAAGAGGCAAAGAATAGAAATTCTCACCAATCAGATATGGAAATTCTGGATCACCTAGATTATCAAATGTCGCAAAATATGCGTATGTTCCATTCGGATATTCTGGTGTTACACAATATCTTCCGTTATTCCTATCTACAGTTCCGTATCTATCTGCGTAATAATAATCTTGTATGAATGATCCTAGCGGATATGTAACAAGAGATGGTCCATTTGGTCTAGTTCCATACTTCAAATATCCTGATTGCATCCTCACAACGCTACTAGAAGAATCTACAGGATCAGAATATCCGTAAGGACCGTATATAGGGTTACCATCATACGCAAATCCAATGATAGGAGAATGATTAGTTCCCGTATCATTTCCTCTAAGTGTTGGTGGATATGATACAGTACCATAATTTTGGAACCCTCTATCATTAAGATGAGAGATTCCCCATTCAGAATCTAATATCTCTTCTACAAATCTATTCTTAATCCACTCATATATTGAAGAACTTGCAAGTGCACCAGAACCACTTGGTATGACTTGGATTACAACATTTCCTTCACTATAGAAAGATCCACCATTTACTTTAGTGCATCCAGATATTTGTCCAGTAGCAGATACTTGAGCAGTATATTCTGCATATCTACCTCTTCCTAGAGCATCAACTATTCTAATAGTTGGAGGAGCAGAATAATATTCACCAGGATCAGTAACTACTAAGCTTGTTATTGCTCCTTGTGTGATAACAGGTGTTAATACCGCATTCCTACCAGATACTATTTCAACAATAGGAGCAGCAGTATACGAACCAGCATCATCTATTCTAACAGACTCAACTACAGTACCAGACAACACAGCAGTTGCCTTATATGGTTCACTATTAACAAGTACATAAGGAGGTCTGGAATAACCACTTCCTTGTGTAGTAACATCTATCTTGGTAAGACCACCATAAAACACGCCATCTTGATGCTTATGGGTATATACTAGAGATCCATCTACTAGAATACCAAAATCTTTTCTTGGAGTCTTGTATACCTCAGTAGTTGTGATAGCATTCTTTCTAATAGTTCTTAAGAAGGATTGCTCGACAACTGTCTTTGTAGCAGGTATTGTCTGATTAAAGAACATAGTCCTATTAACAGGTACACCACTAGTACAGATATAATAATTGTTATCATCACTAAAGATTCTCTGTATACCAGGTATAACATCATTTACAGATGCTTGTGTTCTGGGATCTCCTGATAGTGCAGTATAATTAGCAGCATCATTAGGTAACCATCTAACAGTACCATCAGTTTTCTTAATTTTAGGATCAACTGTATCAAATCCAGAATCTTCTACTACTAAAGGTTCACCCTCAATACCATATGGTGTTGAAGTAGTAGGTGATAAATTATAAACTACACCAAGTGCTATAAATTCAACATTATTTCCTTTAACTCTATTATCACTATAAACTGATGATCCTTTATTATGAGTTCTAGTTAATTTCCTATTCTTAATTTTAAATTGACGTATAGTTTTATTGGAATACTCAATAACCTCACCATCTATAAATATCCTCCCTTCTTTCTCCCATCCAAAAGTAGAATCAACATCTATAACATCTCCTGTTTGATCAGCAGAATCAATTGCTTTTTTAAGAGTAGTCTTGCTTGCTATAGTAAACTGATTGTTAATTGTAGATGGAGCAAGAATCAATTCCCATACAACAGCACCATCAACAGGTTCTAATTTCTTTATGTTATCTACTACTGCTGAAGCATAGTTATCTCCAGTCTCAGTAATAACCTTACCAATTAAATCTCTAGGATTACCACTTGTAACAACTACCTTTAAAGCATGGACATTAATCCAATCAGACTCTGATGATTTAAGTGTAGTATCCTTTGGAAAATAAACATCATTATCTTCACTACTTACAAGAGAATTGAAGATAAACTGAATAGAACGCTTAGTACCCTTTGATTTGTAGAAAGAAGAGATGTTCTTTATAAGGGTTCTCTTATCGATCTCACCACGCAAGTACTTCTCAGGTATACCAGCAAGATATTCTGACTCAAAGCTCTGTATAAGGGCATACAAGAACAGATTACTAAGGTTTTCTACCTTAACATCTGCTGCATGTGTACCTGCAGTAGTAGAAACGTATGTACTGAGCTTATAAAGATCTCCAAGTTCAGTATTACCACTTACACCCCTAGCAACACCATTAAACTGATTAGATGTCTTTGATGCATAGAAGAATATCTCATCATCAATTTTAGCAAGTCCACTATCAGGGAACCCTTCAGTCGATAGTACATTTATACTAGTATCTGAGATCCCAGTTATACCAACGGTTTTCGAGGACTGTGTTAGAACCTCTTTATCGTAATAATTAATATCACGATATTTTGTTAAATTTGTAATAATGTCTAAAACACCACCACTAAGCTCTTGTTGAGCATAGTAAGATTTGAGGAACTTAACGAAGTACTCATAGTCCTCTACGATGAATCCAGGTAACTGACTTTCAATCAGTGCCGAGATATTTTTAGACTTTACGTTCATTCTGGAACTGCACTAAAGTTGGATTTGGAAATATCAACATCAAGATATAGTTCTCGTACAGCATCTACATCTCTTGATGCAGGTTCTACACGGATTTCAATTTTATTATCATTAAAACTTCCCTTAATAATAGTAAGATCATATAATTTAATTTCACCATGAGTGTAATCAATATCACCTACACCTTTCTTAAGGTATACTTTCTCACCAGTAAGAGAATTCAGTCTATATAGGTCTATTTTACCGAAGGTATCATCCTCCAAATACACTGTGAAGGAAGGATACTCACTAACTACGAAACCAGTTGACTTCATTACTGATGCATCACAAGAATCTTTAAACTCATTTACAAAACAAAGTTCATAATAATAAGTAGAATTTAATATAGGATAGAAATCCTTTCTAAGGGTTACATTAGTAATGTTTGAATTAATGGAACCATCAGCACCATCTATAACTGATGCAAATCTACTATGACGGAATCTACCATTAAACTTTTCTGTCTCTGCAGAAGCAATGTAATCTTCAACTGCTTTAATAACTTTAGATTGAATTTCTACTTTACTTAAAGTGGTCTTGGAAGTTTTGAAACTTATTGTTGAATTAAGTTCGATATAAAGAATAGAAGGATCAACAATTACAGGTGTAACAGAAGCAACTGAATAATTCTTTAAAGCTTTAACTATTTCATTTTTAGTATATGATGAAATAGTACTAGCATTATCTGGTTTAATTGCGATCTTTACTTTTCCAAATTCAGGAGGATTATCTTCCTCTCCACCGAATGTAATGATATCTGATATAGAAGCATAAACCTTCTTAATAATAGAAACATAGTCATCTGCTGTAACTGCCCTGTCCTGAGTCGCAAAACTCTTTGGAGCCTGTTTCTTGATGGAAGAGACTGATTCTGGATTAGCACCTCCTGTAGAGGCATTTACGAGGGTTACAGAGGTTCCATATGGAAAGCTATTACTAGGATTGAGTTTATCATGTATCAAACCAGAAAAATTAAATGTCTTTGCTCCATTCGTAGTATCTGCAGATGTAGTAAGATAAGTTATCTCTACAAAACTTCCATTATCTAACTTTTTACCGAATACTCCATCACCAAAAAATATTTCATAATTCTCATCTTCTATTTCTTCTACGAAATAGACTTCCGATGTACCATCAAGGTTTAAAATGTTCTCTGCACTACTAAATGTTAAGAAAGATGTATCTCCTTGCTGTTTATACACCTTTACACGGATACTTGATACATCTGTACCAGTATTATTGATAATAAAACGCTGATTTTTAAGAGCAGTATTAATTGTGTAAGACTGAGTTAATAAAGTACCTTGATATATGTCGATTCCCTCATATGTTGCTGTATTATTAACAAGAGGAGCTTCCTGATCTTCAATTACGACATATTGATATAGAGTATCATCGTAATTAGTAACAAATCCTGTTCCTTGCTTTAGTACAAGTGTATCAGGAGTAACACCACTACCTTGATAATCAACTACAAAATCAACAGTTGCTTTTGGAGCAGTTGCTGATCTAGGTCTATACCCAATTTGCTTTGCTAAGCTTACAACATTGTCTCTTAGAGTAGCGGAATCAAGAAACATCTCATTTACCACCATATTGGTGTTAAATGCTGTATAATAAGTGTTGTATGCTAAAACATCTAAAAACGTAGTGATAGCAGACCCTTCAAAGTCATAGTCAGTAAAATCTGACTGTGCTCTCATGTAGTCTTTAAGTGCGGCCTTAATATCCGCAAAGTCTAAATTAGCAACTTGAGTATAAGGCATTATCGGGTACGATTAAGGAAGAACTCAATATCTTGAGGTGGAAGATCATCTCTACCTGTAATAGAGAAAGCTAGATGCACTTCAAATCCATTCTGATCAAAATCAGGCATTACACTAAGTTGTAGTATATTAATCCTAGGTTCATATTCGACTAAGCAATCTTCTACCGCAGTCTGAACAAGACCTGCTGTAGCATAGTCTAGTGGTTCAAACAAATAGCTACGGACATCAGATCCAAAGTTACTGTCATATAATCTTTCTCCCTTCTCTGTAAGAAGGATATTTATTACCGCTTGTTTAATAGCAGCATTCTCCTTCTTCACAAGTAGATCATTCGTGATCTTATTTCTTGTGAAAGAAAGAGAAAAGTCCTTAAACTTTGTAACGGTAGGCATCAAGCATAGTTTGAGTAATATATTATGTATATCACTTTATTGGTCTTAATACTTTCAATGGACCTGCTGCAGCACCTTCACATACATCAAATGCTATAGAAACACGAATACCATCCGTATCATGAGGAGGAACCCAATGTGGTATATCTGCAGAGAATATAATAAGATCTCCTTTCTTATTCTTTACATGTACATTCTCGAAAACCTTTGGCCTTACTTGGAAGTCGAACCATGTACCGTCTGTAGGACCACCACAATATAAGATACATGATGCCCATGATACAGGTGGACAATTAGGAGCACCAGCATCTCTATGACAATGTACACCGAGACCTTCACCTTTCCTAAAAGTATTTGCCCACATTCTTACATTTAATCCATCATGAAAAATTCTGCGGATAGCAGGCATCATAATATTATGAATAACTGTATCATCCAAATGATTATAAGCTCCTGATCTACCACCAAGAGCATCCGTCTTTTTATATTCTGAATACGCACCATTAGCAGCTCCTATATCAGGACCAAGTGATTTAACGTATTCTTCTGTCTCTATAACACGATTGTATAATACATCACATTCTGCATCACTTAACCAATTAGGAATAATAGTATGATCCATGTTACCAAGCCCATGATACTGCTGAGTAACGTCTTCCTTTCGTTACCTCATTAACACCATGAGGAAATAGGAATAGAGAAGGGAACATAACAATATCACCCTTACCTAGATTAATAGTATAATCATCCCAAAAATATAAATCAGCACCTTCATAGTCATCATTGAGATTTAATATAAAGCTCAATATTGGTATTCCTTTTTCTTTACCATCAAATAATGAATGGATATGATCATGATGTTGTCTCATGATTTGATCACTACTATAACGATTAAATCTTAATCCTGCAATCTTACTTAATATACTATTAGTTCTAATTGATGGATACGTATATTTCTTACTATACTCATTACCAGCATGTATTAAATGAGGTGTAAGTAACAAATGGAGATCTGATGTCGTATTTTGAACATCAATCTCCATTGTTTTTTCCGAGTTAAAAGAATCTAAATCACTATTGTACCAAGTATGAGGTTCCCAGTCTCTTGTTTCGGTATCTTTAACAACATAGTCACAGAGATTGGGAGGTATAATGCCTTTTTCTACATGGATAAAATCTTTTAGATGTGTATCAGGGTTGTTCACGTGGATATAGGTCTTCAGTTTTCGCTTTATTAATATCTCTCTTTTTTGTTTTCTTCAACCAGACATCAGCATCTGCTTCTGTGAGCAGAGTGCTGATTTCTTCTTCTGGTCTAGGATTCGTCTGATACAGGTCTGACATGATCTTCTAATGTTTTTTGTAATTGGTCTATCTTATCGTTTTGTTGTAAGATGATCTGTTCAAGAGCACCAAATCTATGGTACATATCAGCAGTCTTATCTAAGATCTTATCGAACATATCCTGAGTCATATCGGGTGGCTCATCTGGATATAGCATTAATGGATCGGGTAGACCGCTATCAGTATCCATTGCCCTTGCATGAGTACCATCAGGATATCTAATATTAGGATTATACGTCTCAGCAGCAGGAGTTCCTGCAGGAGGTACATATCCTTCGGGTATTCTATCTGGAGAAGAACTCACAGAGATATTATAGTCGGGATCATGTGGCGACCCCGTATTTTCAGTAGTCATAATAGTTTATATTCGGAGCTTTCGGCGATAGGCGATTACTCGCTTGCCTCTGGATTATACTTTTCACGTTCCTCGGTATCTACATTACCGTCCTTATCATCATCCCAGTCTTCCCTATACTGAAGGTTCCTAGGTTTTCCAACCACATAGTTGAATTCAGTCATTTTCTTCCTTGTCCTCGGTAGCGTTTCTTAGCTCCATTGCGAGAGCTGGCACTGTATTTAGTATGCTTCCCCATTCCCTGTCGAGATTTCTTGGGTATTGCTTCTACATATTCGCCAGCACTCAATGATCCTTTACTTCTCGCCATATTAATCTTGCAAAGTACTTATATTATAACACACCCGTCAACTAGTGATAACTCTGATTGCAGCTGCAGCACCTACACGAATGTTAGTACTAGCATTTAAAACATCTCCCATCTTAGCAAGTCTCTTACCATTAATTAATACCTTGGGTGAACCTGATGCAATAACTGTTCGGTCATTACTGCAAGGAGATGGATTAGACGTACAAGTCATTCCAGGACTGTTAGGCATTTTATCTCCATCCCTGATAGGTTGAAAACCATTAATCAGAACTTTCAGTTCAGGAGTGGTAGGAGTCATCGTGAACGGAGAGCCTGTGCATGGACAGGAAGCACCTGTATCGACTATTCCTTTATAAAGTGTTGGTGCAGACATCGGAATTATAGGGAGGGAGTGTTAATATCATCCAAGTATACCGTAGGTGTCCTCTTTGAAAGGGCACTAAGGCGAGCTTCGATATCTGTGAGACGTACTCCATGATTTGTCCGAGGGGCAGCATGGGAGTTTTCTTCAAGCTTACGAAGTCTTTCTTCTACACTATCTAGGTACTCTGCTACCTTTATATGTGTTTCCCCTTCAGGTGGTCTGTACATCAATGTAGGTGTCTCCAATGCTCTCACTCTTTGGAGTAGCTCTGAGACTTGGTTCTCTAGGCGTTTGGTCGGACTGAGTTGATTGGTATCTTGCTGATGCTGCATGGTCGAAGTAATCACAGAATTGGTCAAAGTTGTTGAGTGCCTCTTCATATGTCCAAGAGGATGGACTTTTTTCGGGATTTTTTGTCACGGAAATTTTTTTGGAATTTAGGGTTTTGAGATTTCAATTTTGTAAAAATATTTATATGTCGTTGGGATACTTTTGTAGGTTAGCTCTTTTGAATTTTCGCTCGGGCCATCGGGGCATACAAAAAAGGGGGCAAATCACTGCCCCCTGTGAAATCCTTATGCCTCCACGTCCATCCATCTGAACTGTGAAATCGTGCCGACCCTCCAAATTGTGATTGGTTCGCCGATCTCTTGTGACCAGTTGAATGCCATGTCGGACGCTGCTTCAAATCCAGTAGCGACAAACTCACAAATCATGTCGTTGAATTCGCCTGTGGATTTTGGTTGAATTGCCCAAGTGGTCATGCGTTGGATCCCTGTGTTGTTTACTCTATTATTATACATGGTCAGTCAGCAAATACAATGGTCGGTGACGAGTCCTTAACAAACTGTTGTACTTTGTCTTGTTGGATTTTGATCACGGTCTGACTGTTCTTATTTGCTTTGCTTAGTCCAAGCATTGCCTTGATGCCATTGTTGCTAGTCACCCTAAGACGCAGACCAATATCAATACCAGACCCAATGTCATTTATGCCTTTGCCTGGTGCTATGAATATAATCTTACGACTTGACTTGCCACGCCCTTGCACTAATACTGGTTTGTATTGTTGTTTTAATAATTTCACTAAAGGGGTGGCAGCATGGTCTATAATGTAAAGGGTGTCTGCCTCAGTGTCTGCCACTACCAGTTTGAATCCCGTTTGCTTATCGCATACCTGTTCCTGGAGAAACTTGGTAATTTGCGTTGACGTGATTTTCGATAGTGCTGCCTCACAGCATTTACTATACCAATCACGGACTTCAGAGATATCAGGGACAACGCTGTTTTCTCTAGCGTACTTAATGAATCTGAAGTAGTCCGTAAATACTGTTCTGTCGATGATGCCATCTGTGTTAGAGGTGTTGATCCAATCAAACGACCCATTGGCAAGACCTTTCTTTCTTTTGATAGAAATGGGAACATTGCCTGCCATTGCGTCTGCTTTATTCTTTGTCCCTCCAAGATGAGTGACAGGGCAATCGAAATAATTACGATTGTTGAGAAGTTCAATGACAGCATGTTCATTAGCAATGCCTTCGTAGTGGGTTGATCCGTTGGTTTTAAACATTTGATTATGCGTGATCGACACGCTGTAAGGTGAATAAAAAAAGTGACCTAGTGGCGGTCACTTATATTCCAATGACCCGTAGGGTGTGATTGGAATTCAAAATTTCTAGAGTGCATAGCGGTTAGTGCTGCCATGACTGCTTTGTCTTTAAGACATGATTCGGACATCAATACTTGATTGTCGAATGCTTTAATGAGTTTGTTGTTCATGTCTTAATTATAATGGGTGAGGTGTGCTAATGGTCAAAGCTTGTGACACTTAGTAAGGTTGCACCTCTGCCCTCATGCCGACCTCTAAAAATGTTTCAATAAAGTTCAGAGCATCGGCATATGATCTGAAGTTGACCAGGCGTGGGTGACGCTGATGCCCCACCCAATACCTGACAGTTGTTGTTGATGATGATCGCATTAATTGAAAATGGCGTTAGTTTGGACTTGAGAGACAAGAACGGATTCTTGTCTGAATTGTTTTTTGTATGCTGCTGCTATGCAGTTCATAGAGAGCATATGTTCATCAAGTTCAGAATCTGCGATCTCAATGTAAAAGATTTTAGTCTTTTCAAATTGACCTTTCCAGATGCCTTCACCGTCAATGAATGTGCCATACTCGAAATGTGGCATGATTTCACGTCTTATGAAATCGTTCATCATATGGTCAGTAACAGTGCCCTCGTTGGGGATGTCTCTGCCCATTGTGAGTTCAAGTCTAATCATGGAAACTTGTTGACTACTCCTTAATAATATCATGACCAAAGGATCTTTCAACCTTTGGTGGGACACTTGTTACATTGTCCACGAGCTCTTCCAATAACTCCTCATCAAATGTACATGATATATCATCACAAATTTCTTGCCGTGATGCGTATTCATTGAGGTCACGTTGGATCGTATCAAATACAAATCGCTCCATGTCCTTCCAGTCCATACCATCACAAATGATTTGGGTGTACTGCTCAATGAGTTCTTCCCATTGTTCAGTTGTTAGTTCAGGTGCTTTCATGGAAATAAAAAAGAAAAGTGTGGAGTCTTCAAAACTCTTATTTTTATAACGGATGAGTTACCGTGAGTACAAGAGGTCTCCAAACATAAAGAGCAGTTTTCCACAGCGTGTACCAAAGGACATCTGATTGTTGCTCACCCCTGCCTTGCGTCTCCACATTTATAATATAGCAATAAAAAACCCCCTTGAGGGGGTTGGGTGTTCACTTTGCAAACTGTCTCACATATGTGTTGAGTTTGGCGAAGTCCTGAAGTAGCATTGCTATTTCATAATTGTGAATTGCCCAACGTGCTTTAATGTCCTGGACATAGCGTGATGGGGTGATGAGTTTAGCAGATGAGGGACGGCGTGGTGCTGATACCTTGACTGCCTTCACTTTTCTCACTGTTGCAGTGACCTTCTTAGGGGTCTTGACTGGTGTTACCTTACGTGCTGCAACCTTACGGGTGCGAGTCTTGCGAGGTGTTGCAACGGTCATGCGTGTTATTCATTTGAACTCCCTTATTGTACATGATATTGGTATCATGTTACGAGAATCGTTACACATTGAAACAATACAAAAAAATCAGGCCGCCCGTGGTCAGTTGGGAGACTGTCCCGATGTCTGTTGTAATCCGTTACAATTGGATGATTTGGGGTCAAAATCGTGTATTATAAGGATATGAAATTCACCGATCAGTTTTCAGTTGCTCTCGACTCGCAAGAGTACGATCAACTTCAGGAGATGTTCTCCTTCTGTGCTCAGTTCGATTTCACCGAGCATCACGATTCTGAAATCTTTGACCGTCTCTGGGATAAGGTTTTAGACGCAGATCACAAAGTCCTTTCATCCGATTCTTAAAATGAGCACACATCCTCACACTCTTGAAAATCTTGCAGAGTCAATCTATGAAGAGATTGTCGCTGCTAACTTCAGAGACCTTGAGAGGTCAGATGAAGAACTGGTCTATGCTATCGCATGTGACCGTGCTCAGATCGAGTACAATGACCTAGTTCACGATTACATCAACGGATTATGAAATATCCTTTGCGTGAGATCGACCCACAATGGTCATTCGAGTACATGAAGTGCGACCCCACAGATTTCTTGGTCGCACTTTATGAGGATTACTGTTTACATCACGGTCTGCCTCTGGTATCTGCTGATGAACAGGACATCTACCACATGCCTCCAAAACAGAGAGCATGGATTCATTCATTTATTGTAATTTGGGATTCACTCCATGCCTGAGTACAACGACTGCACCTATGACCAATTGGTCGAAGACTATGCAGATATCGTCATTGACCGTATGGACTTCCAAGAACTCTATGAGTTTGCAAGGGAGACAGTCATTGACCGATTAGAAAACATGACTGAGAGGGGATTAATCGATCACATCAACGAGGTCGAATGTGATGAGACCGCAGATGAAATCATCTCCACTCATTACGGAATCAACCCACCAGACTGTTACATCACTGACTGATGAAAATTGAACTCACAGAGAATCAGGTCAGCTTGATTCTCTACTGTCTTGAGGGGTACGTTCAAGGCAATGACGATCACGATCTATGTGACGAGGTTGACGAGATCTTCGAGGTCTTAGAGAACATAGAGTTTTCCACAACCCCTGTGGAAAACTAATCCTGATACCCCACTTCGAGTGGGGTTTCTTCATGTTCGATTTCTATAGTGTCATACCCTATAGGTAGGATATCTCTATAGTACTTCAAAAGCTCTTCCGTCTGCTCCTTTAGCTCTAAATCGAAATCCATTAGACATCTCCAATAGGGTATTACTAATTATAACACGAAAGTGTTAAATTTACAATTATTAAAAAAACTGACTTTCTCAAATTAATGAAAAAGTCAGTTTTCTGCTTTTCTTAAACTTCTTCACAAAGAGAATAGAAGTATTCCTGTGGAAAACTCTTATTGTATGCTGTGGAAAAGTTGTTCAAATGTCTTGAAGTTGTCCTGGACCATTTCTTCTCTGTCTTGCAGTATCCTATCTCTGGGACATATGCTGCGACTGGTGTTTCATAAGAGAAGAAAACCTCTGTGCCATTCTTGTAGATGACTTTAGACTGGTTTGATCCGAGTTGGCGAAGTTGCATTGAATGAACGTGCTTTGTTGACTCTCTTAATATAGTCCATCCTGGGCACAATGGGTGACAACGTGTGCCACTAAAAAAAGTGACCATTGCTGATCACTTTCTTGTCTGGTGTATTGTAATATTATTGTTGTGAATAGTAATAATCTCCCTCATCCTTGAACTTTCGGTCTCGTTTCTTCTTAGATCGTGATTTGTTCTGTACTTTTAACCCATATTGCTCCTCTACTTGGTCGATGTCGGTGTAACTGTCTAGTTTATAGTTCTTGGTCATGAGTTCGTATTGACTACACTAATATTTATTGGTCGCCTTTGATCAATTCTAGGGTATTATCCCTAATTGATGTATTAATATAGCGTCCAATGCTTTTATTTGTATCAATTAGTACTTTTTGTACTGTTTTTGCAAATTCTTCGATGTTTTTGCAATTATATTCATATTCTTTGTCAATATTGCCGTTAAATGTTACAAATACACGCTTTTCTTCACATTTTATGCGAAATACAGCACTTGAATCGATGTTTTCAAAGACTATTGGGGTCATTTGCGTTAATGGTTAAAATGTGAAAGCTGAAAAACCCAAAATACTTAAAAAGTGAGTTTTTTGACTTTTTAAGAAATCACAAAAACTCAAAAAGACAGAAAAGTGCCTTTTATCACATTTTGGGTTTCTCAGACTCTCCATAATGTAATAATACACGATTTCCGAGGAATTTGGTGGGTCTGTGTGCCACTTTGAGAACTGGAACAACCTTGCTTGACTTTCGATCCCTTGCGGGCTTAGACAACAAGAACAGAGCACCTTACCTATATTTTTTTAATGATTTATAAAGTTTTCCACAATCCACAAATAACCTGTGGAAAACCCAGTCATACCAATGTGCGGAAGGTTACTGAAGGATACTATCCATTGTATACTTTATGCATACTATGTTCATGCCTTAAAATACTTGTCTAATACAGTTATTTGATCCTCATAACGTGCTATTTTATCAAGCTCTTGTGCTATTGCTCCTGTTATGTCTGAATGTTCACCTATACCTACAGATGCATTCAAATATACTTCAATATTAGCACGACACATCTCTATCTCACCATGTGCATGTACTGTTAGTGCTTTCATTAATACTGCTCTTTGTGATGCCATGATGATAACCTCTTATTGTTTATATTATACCATATCTATGATCATTTGTCTTTATTCTTTCGTTTTGTTAATTGATTGTTATGTGTTATTGGTATTCTATCTTTCTTTCTTAAGGGCGTACCAGGTTTCTTCAAATCTTTCTTGATTTGTTTGAGCTTCTTTAAATGCTCTTTGATTGCATGACTGTCCATTGTTATTATTCCAGTGTTTGATTACACCTGCAACAATAAAACAATTAGTAGTGAGATAAGAAATGAAAATAATACTACGTATGATAGTAATGTAGTTGTCGTAGGGTTTAGTCTTCTCATCAGAGTAACTGCCCAATGCATATTTCCAGACATTAAACAGTTTCGATATCATACTCTATTACTATCTTCTTACTTGACCTCTTGCTTGAGTTTAATGTCTCGTAATGTGTGTATTCTCCTTCCATTAATCTTTTCATTAATTTATGATCGAGCCCTGATAAGAACTCTGCGTTATTAATTGCTTTTATTACTGATTGTAATGCAGTTGGTTTTTCGTTTTCAAAACCAGCGAGATCATTGTTCTTTGCCTTTTCAAGTGCCTTATCAATGTCTATGCTAAATTCATCACTCATGATGGTTCTTGGTAATCATCTTCCATTTCACAAGCTCTACGATGTTGTTCCTTCTCGTATTCAAATTGTGACGCATGATCATGGTGTATAATAGTTTTAGCATCGAACTCACTGTTAGTAGCATTTGGATTGGCTTTGATTGTTAATCCCATGGCTGGTTCTTAAATTCTAATAGTTTGTTTCTTATGTGCATAGGGGCACATTGTATGAGTGTATCAATCTCTGCCTCAGTAAGCTTGAGATGATGCACCTTCAAAGGTACAGTTGGATGATGGTCGTCATCATCATTTAATATTGGTGTGCATACGGCACGACATGTCTCATCTTGTTCATCTTCACGACATACTTCAAGACATTCAAAATACCTTTCATGTTTATCTTCTGTCATTTCTTTCTCTCTCTACTGATTTCATGGCCAAATATTCAACAAGCAAGTATATCCATGCTGTTCCTAATACTATGATTAAGAACACACGAATAGAACTAGGGCTTGTATCAATCATTTCTGTTCATTGAACTGATCAGGTAGACTCTTGTTGAACCGATCTATGTCCCACTTCTCCCATGTTTTATATGGTACAATGAAACATTGTTTGACGAACCACTCTGCCCATAGGAAGGCAACAATGACTGCATCAAGTGGATCTTTCGGGTATTTCGGCATTTGTGATCTCTATCCTTATAGGTTCGTTTAATCGTTGAAATATGTTATTGACTGCGTATGCAGTGAATACCTGTGGAATAATGAATGCAACCATCGCTACTATCCAAAAGATATAGTAATAGTTCTCTTTATTCTGTGTCCTCATTAGTTAGCTCTTTCCAATGTGAATACATTTGTCCAAACATCATACCTTCATGTGATTTTAAATCATCACCGTCAAGTATTTCTATTTGACGTTTCGATAGTTTTCCCTTCTGGAGTTCTTTGTACTCTTGGGGGAATTGGGCGATTCGCTTTGCGATGTTGCTCATTCTTTAACTGTCTCTCCATCTCGTATTCAAGTGTGGTTAAATGATCATTCAAGAAATGCTCATACTCATTATCTTCAATAAGATCATGTAAATGTGCGATGTGCTCAAGTGCGAACGTGAGCTTGGTTTCCAGATTTAATGTCATCTAAGGTAAATAGCGATTTTAATTCAAGATCGTGGTCATGCCATAGAAATGGCTCGTAGTTCTTTCTATCTACTATGGTAACAACTCGCTCCACATTATATCCTAGTTCACGACACACATCAACTGCGAGTAATGCAGATGCACCTGTTGTGGTAACATCCTCTAATACTGCTATTTTCGCTCCCTTTGGGGGTAATGGTCCTTCGACCTGCGACTGTGTTCCGTGTCCTTTGGGTGTCTTGCGGATGATGAGAGCATCCAATGGTCTCCATGTCTGATAAGACATCATCGCAACTGCTGATACAAGTGGATCAGCACCTAGTGTGAGACCTGCTACTGCACTAATATCTTTATCAATGTGATCAAGTATTAATGTAGAACAATAGTATAAACCCTGACCTGATAAGGTGAGTGGTTTACAGTTTACATAGTATTTTGATTTCTCACCTGATGAGAGTGTGTAGTCTCCCTCCTTATAACATTTGTCTACAATGTATTTGAGTAACTCGTCTTCCATGCTATCGTGGTGTTCTCCAAGTATCTAGTTGGTCTACCAACCATTCTTTCTTGGGTACATCAGTGTGACAGTAACGGCACTGTAATGATGTCCATGATAAATGGTAGATTCTCATCTTAGTCTCACAGTGTGGACATTTGAGATCCTTACCATTCTTACCAGCACGTGTACGACCAGTAACCTGTTCAAAATGCTCTACGACCTTGCCGTTAACATCTAATTTCTTTTGGGACTGTAATGGGGTCATAATTTGGGCGGCGAGCTCCGAATACATGTACATTATATACAAGTATAGGGAGAAAGTCAACCCCTTGTGGGGTGGACAGTTAAGAAACTTACCCAAACTTAATATAACTGTACTAAATCTTTGGTATCTTACTGTAGTATTTTGATAGTTGTGGTATTAGATCGCTCTCGACCTTATCCACGATATCATCAACCACGTTAACATCCAAATCCATGAATGGTGGAATGATGCCAAGTATACGAAGAAGTCCATCAACAAATAATGCTAAACATGTAAATCCTAATATCATACTGATAATGGTAGCATCACGATTATGTTTAGCCATTGATAGGCGGTCAATTTCCTTTGCTTCATCAACGGCAGCCTTGATTAGTTGATCTACTTCTTTTTTAGTGTAGAATTGTCCTATTCCAGGTATGTCGTGTATGTTTGGAGTCATTTGCATTTACCAGTGTAATATGCATCGAAGTATGCTACTATACCAAATGAGACTACATTTCCTTTACTAATCCATTCATCGATACATTTGTATATATCGTCATTGTGTTCGGCTTTGGACCATTTGTCCTTAAGTATCTTGAAACAATAACGGCGAAGCTTTAACACTTCATCATTAGTAGAATCGTTGTCCATTGTAGTCTCTTCCAACCTCTATTTCAATGGTATTGAATAATCTATTTAAGGATTGAGCAAATGATCGGTAACCAGTACCAACATATAATTGGCCAAGTACAACTGATACTGTTGCTGCACCCCAAAAGATATAATAGAATCGTGATTTCACTTGATTACGTGCTTTGGTTACTTTATATTGTGGCCACTCAGGTTTAGGTGATACTGGTGGTTCTGGGTAGTTAGTTTCAGTCATAATTAGGCATAAATTCTTGTAACAATGTCCTCAAATCAGGACATAATATAATAAATAGTGGTAGAATTGGAGAACAAGATGTAACCAAACGGTATTCGTTATGTTATTCAAATTCGAGGGCAAACACATGCACAATATTCTATCAAGCAACCAGCTAGCAGAATGGAATCATTTTAATGATTTAAGCATCGAGTCACAAGACCATCTAGAAAAGATAAATGATTATTACGACTGTATGCTGGAATGTGAGATGGATCACACACCCAAATCAATCTGTAAGGTGATTCTGCAACCTGAGAATTCAGATTACTATTAGAACAATCTACAAACTATCACAAGACCTCTAAAAGGGGTCTTTTTTTATGTTATCTTGTAAATCTAGATCCTGAACCATGTCCAAGACCTTATCAGAGCTCTCTAGTTGATGCAATGACCATAGTATTTGGGATAACTCCTTAATAATGTATGGTCTCTCATTACGTGAAGCATGATGTAAGGCATTTCTAATCATGCCTTCTGCTTCGTTAATGTTTTCTTGGGTGACTTGACTAAGTGCCATAGTGTGTACTGTTCAGGTTTAAGTTTGAGTCTTTTGATTTGTTTACAGACATCATCATAGTCTCTAAACCATGATCGATTGAATGTATTCTTTTTAACTGGATGTAAGTACCAAGGCATTGTATTTGATATGTTACCATTACCATTGCCTAGTTCCCATTTAGCATCGGACTTGACTGTGGTATACTCTGGTAATTTATCACTCCTGGTCTTACGTGGTTTAGTGTTTAATGCTTTAACATTAGCATCAAACGCTCTTTGTGTCTTCGGCATGAGTGTGCTTTAGTTTACCAGACATTTCATAGGCTTCCTTGTTACCACCATGACCATGTGCTATACCTAGTTCATGCATCTTAGCATGTTCATCGATTGGATCACGTAAGTCTTTCTTACCTGCACCCAATGTAAGATATAGTCCATAACCAACTAATCCAAAGACAATAAGTCCTATGAATATAATAATACCAAGACCTGGTTCAACTAATGGTTGTTTCTCCCATGTACCAGGTAAATGGTATACTGATGGTTTTGCTAGAAAGATCATAACTTGCCTTCTGCTTTTAGTTCATCGATAGCAGCATTGTATGCATCAACATCAATCTCACTAACGAGATAGTTATAACCAATAAGCTTACGACCTTCATTAGTCTCAAGCTTATCTGTTATCTCCTTATCACTCAACTTTAGTTTTTGAATGCGTCTCATGCAAGCACTAGACTTATTAAGGAAATATCGTTTGTATGATGATAGTAACAGTAAGTTTGGTTCTTGTTGTTCTTCAACAACAGGCTCTGCTACTACATCAACAGTCTCTTCAACTTCAGTTGGAATGGATTGAACCTTCATAGTTTACACTCGGTACATAGTTTTAATAGTTCTTCAATTTCTGCTTTAAACTTTGCTTTATCTGCTTCAGAGTTAGACTGGACAAACTTAATAGTAAGTTCATCAAGCATCCTCTGCAGCTCTTCTGTAGACTTCTCTGAGGTCATCTTCCAAGTAAAAATGAGTAGACTCGTTTATATATGTTCTTGGATCCATCCACTCGAAGAACTCATCAGCGAAGCAAATAGCATCATCTGTTCTGTCTTCTTGGATTAGACACAAGAATCTCTCCTCAACCCAGTCACAAATGTCACTCCGTTGAGATGATATTCTAATCGTCATTTCTTCAGATTCCCCAGTGTCAGGATTCATACGTTAGTATGTTATTGAGGTGATCGTAAGTAACAAATGTCTTTGATTTTGGTAACAGTTTATTAACTGCTGCTGCAAAGTCATTAGGATACTTACCAAACAATCTCCAATAACGATCAACCTGATCATCATCTAAATCAGCACGTGGTACAACTGGTGTACGATACGTACCCTTTTCATTTACTGTTGGTACATCAATAAGTTCCAACAGTTCGTCACGAATTAGATTCATAGTTAAGAGATGGTTATACAGTAATTTAGCACAGAAATGGACAAGCGTCAACCCCTATCTAAGATAGAGGTATCCACCTGCCCAGTCTGCTCTTGCTATGCACTCACCATATGATACTTCATCTAATAGATTGTAACGTACAATCTTTGCTGGTCCTCTCCATGATGCTGGTTTGAATACATCACCAGTCTTCTTATCAATGAATGCATGTACACTCTCTTGATTGTTGATCATCATGATCTTCCAATACTTACGACCTTCAACAACATCAAATACTGTATCAAGACATGCATTTCCACCATATCTTCTATCGAAATTCTTTTGTAGTGCTTGACCGAGTATAATAACTCTGTCTGCTACTTTCATTGTGTCTGGGTAGAATGCTGTTTTGGTCATGACTTCTGGGTGTCCTTTGATTGGTATGTACCTAGTATAAGGGTAATTTGTTCCCAATGGTAGAAATACGGTCAGTTTGTAAACTGGCATACTCCTTGTGGAGCTCACACCCATAGTATGATCTATTATTCTTCTTGGATACCATCGCAGTAGTACCTGATCCCATAAAGGGATCGATTACAATATCACCCTCCTCAGAACCTGCTAGAATGCATGGTTCAATCAAATCAGGTGGGTAGCAAGCGAAATGAGCACCCTTATAAGGTTTG